ACAGGGCCGACTGGGATGACGGGGGCGACTGGGATGACTGGGGCGACTGGGATGACTGGGGCGACTGGTAATACGGGGGCGACTGGTATAACCGGCCCTACAGGAGATAAAGGATCTACTGGGATGACTGGAGCGACTGGGATGACTGGGGCGACTGGTAATACGGGGGCGACTGGTAATACGGGGTCGACTGGGATGACTGGGGCGACTGGTAATACGGGGCCGACTGGTAATACGGGGGCGACTGGGATGACTGGAGCGACTGGTAAGACGGGGGCGACTGGGATGACGGGGGCGACTGGTAATACGGGGTCGACTGGGATGACTGGGGCGACTGGTAATACGGGGGCGACTGGTATAACCGGCCCTACAGGAGATACAGGATCTACTGGGATGACTGGAGCGACTGGGATGACTGGACCGACTGGGATGACTGGAGCGACTGGTAATACGGGGCTGACTGGGATGACTGGAGCGACTGGGATGACTGCAGCGACTGGTAATACGGGGGCGACTGGTATGACAGGGCCGACTGGGATGACAGGACCGACTGGTAATATGGGGGCGACTGGTAATACGGGGGCGACTGGTATGACAGGGCCGACTGGGATGACTGGGGCGACTGGGATGACTGCAGCGACTGGTAATACGGGGGCGACTGGTAAGACGGGGCCGACTGGGATGACGGGAGCGACTGGTAATATGGGGGCGACTGGTAATACGGGACCAGGCGGCTTAATACACGTACAGAACTTCAAAGTTCCAGCACAAGCTGGAATGAATACTACTGAACCCACAGTGACAGATATGTCTGTTGCAGCAAATGCAAATACATTTATGAGTTTTACAAAGGATACGTCGTCAGGCTCAACATCTGCAGCCGAGGTGCTATACGCTGCAACTCCTACTCCATCATTTACTTATACATCAGCTAGTGGTAATTCTAAAGCTCTTGTTTCATTGGGGCTTTCTCTTACGAACAACGCGCCATTTTCTATGAGATATATTTTGAGTAGGGTTGTTGTCTACAGTAATGATATGGTATCCATGCTCGCGGGGAGCGGGAATGGCGCGTTTGCCGACAACACCGGCACAGCCGCTTCGTTCAACTGGCCTCGCGGCGTGGCCGTGGACCGCGACGGCAACTTCATTGTCGCGGACGAGGGCAACCACCGCATCCGCAAAGTCACAACGGACGGTGTGGTGACCACGCTCGCTGGGAGCGGGTCGCCCACGCTTGCCGACAACACCCTAGGCACAGCCGCTTCGTTCAGGAGCCCTTCCGGCGTGGCCGTGGACCGCAGCGGCAACATCATTGTCGCGGACAGGGAAAACCACTGCATCCGCAAAGTCACACCGGGCGGTGTGGTGACCACGCTCGCTGGGACGATCATGGCCGGGAATGTCAACGCCACCGGCGCGAGTGCGCGGTTCAACTGGCCTTATGGCGTAGCGGTAGACAGCAACAACAACATCATTGTCGCGGACTGGAACAACCATTGCATCCGCAAAATAAGTTTGCCGATAGGGAAAACAAGTTGGAATGACGTACAGATAACTACAGGTGATAGTAACTCAGGCGGTGTGGTGACCACGCTCGCTGGAAGCGGGTCGGCCACGTTTGCCGACGGCACCGGCGCAGGCGCTTCGTTCAACTACCCTCAAGGCGTGGCCGTGGACAGCAACAACAACGTCATTGTCGCGGACCGGTTCAACCATCGCATCCGCAAAGTCACACCGGGCGGTGTGGTGACCACGCTTGCTGGGAGCGGGTCGCTGGCGTTTGCCGACGGCACCGGCGCAGGCGCTTCGTTCAACTACCCGTGGGGCGTAGCGGTAGACAGCAACAACAACATCATTGTCGCGGACAACTTCAACCATCGCATCCGCAAAATAAGTTTGCCGATAGGGAAAACAAGTTGGAATGACGTACAGATGACTACAGGTGTTAGTAACTCAGGCGGTGTGGTGACCACGCTCGCTGGGAACGGGTTGGCCACGTTTGCCGACGGCATCAGCGCAGCCGCTTCGTTCAACTTACCAGCCGGCGTGGCCGTGGACAGCGGCGACAACATCATTGTCGCGGACACGTACAACAACCGCATCCGCAAAATCTCCAATACTGGTATTGTATTCACCCCCAGCTCAACTTACTCTTCAACGACCGTACCGCCGTTCGTCCTTAACACAACAGTGCCATTGTCATTGAATAACAGAGGTAAGTTCGGAATACAAGTGTGGGGTTCAAGTGTTACTACCACATCATTGGCAGGCTCAATGCTCTTAGAAAAGACTTCTATTTTAGACGGAGGGGATAGACGTATTTTCGCAGTCCCTCCTATTCCCAAACTACGCAAACGCTCATCTATAAAAATCCGCAAGAGTTCTAAAATCAACACAAAACGGGCATCGAAAAAGTGAGAGCACACGTCGTCAAATAATAGTGTCTATTTTCTTAATGTATTTCAGATGTCAAGTGTTTCTCATGAAACTAAGGATGATATCTTGGAAGATATAATTTCCAAGATTTCATCGAAAATAAATAAATTAAAATCACAAAAGGGTTCAAAGGCCTATTTAAAGATACGCGAAATTCTAAAGGGCCTACATCTCATTTTAGAGGGCATCGATAAATCACATCCCGGTTACGAAAAATTACAGAATTTACGTGAAATTGCAGAAAAAATTGAATTTACAAATCTAGACGACGAAGAGGCATTATTTTACAACCAAAGAAAGAAATGTGAAGACACCGATAATGTTTCCGTACTTCTTTGGCTACTTTTACCCGAAAATGTGAAGACACGGGCAATACATATGTTTCATACATCGATAGATGCACAGAAAGAATATGAGACCTCTATTTCATCAATATTACAGCGCATTTTGAATAAAACGAGGGCTACATCTCAGAATAAAAAGCAGGCGGAAGAAATTATTCTGAAGAATCTTTCTAGTGCAGCCACCTCTCAGAAAATTTCCAAAGTTGCCAAGAGTGTTACAAATGAAATCAAAGCCTCTGGATACAACGATTTTGTTTCCGACGTAGGGCTGTATTTGAACAGTTTGAAAAGAAAACATTTAGAAAAAAGAGGGCGTGTAAAATCACTTGAATTAAAAAGGGGGAGAAAGAACTTGAGCGGTGGCGGAATTTTTGATACGATTATTTCATTTTTCACAGGTAAATCTAATACAGCCCCGCCCGCCGCCCCGCCCGCCGCCGCCACCGCCCCGCCGCCGCCGCCGCCGACGCTGCTGCCACCGCCGCCGCCGACACCGACGCCATCGCCCCCGACGCCGACGCCGCCGCCCCCGGCGCCGCCGCCGATAACGACGCCGCCGATAACGACGCCGCCGCCTGCTCTACTGCCGCCGCCGCCTGCTCTACTGCCGCCGCCGCCTGCTCTACTGCCGCTGCTGCCACCCTCCTTCACGGGAGCAAATAGTAATACGAGTTTATCTGGAATCATCGGCTATACAGGCTATACGGGTCAAAGGGGTGAACCCGGTCAAACGGGAAATACAGGAGCAACGGGTTCAACAGGAGAAACCGGTCCAAAGGGTGATATGGGTGAAACTGGTCCAAAAGGTGATATAGGTTTATCAGGACTCATCGGCTATACAGGCTATACAGGTCCAAAGGGTGATATAGGTGAAACCGGTCCAAAAGGTGATATAGGTTTATCAGGACTCATCGGCTATACAGGTCCGCAGGGTACTATAGGTTTATCTGGACCAACTGGGCAAATAGGGTTTACAGGAGCAACCGGTGACACAGGTTCTACAGGCCAATTTGCTCCTGTAAACTACACCTGGAATAACTTAGTAAATATACAACAAATATCAGGAGATGTTATTCAACCAGTAAATCTTCTACCAGGAATAAGAAGTTCCGGTATAACAAGACAAAGTTTCAATTTTCCCTTTTCGGCTGCGTTTGGGCTCGATGGTGATATACCAACAAATAGTAATGACTCTATAAGTGATATTTTGAAATTTTCTATGACAGACCTGAATACACCAGCAAGAGAATATTCTATGTCGATTGATTCTACAGGTCAAAATATTAATATTAAAGAAACTGTAAATGGCTCTGAAGTAATAGTCTTTAGAAATACACCAAGTTCTGCAATTAGTAAAGGTACGCTTTTTATTATAGAGGCGGATGCAAAAGGAAATATGAAATATTATATTGGCTACGGCTACGGCACTATTATTAATTTGTTGTACTCACAACTAACAAATGCAATTCCTATGTCAACCCGTATGTTTTTAAAGGTAGAATACGATATTAGTTGTCAAAATAGACTACCCACATCTATATTATTTGTACAGGCAACAGCTGGCCCCACTGGCTCTATTGGAGATTCAGGTCCAACAGGAGGGAAAGGAGATTCAGGGCCTACAGGCAATACGGGACCTAGCGGTATAATAGGCCCTACAGGATATACAGGTTCGACAGGAGATACAGGCTCTAGCGGTGTAACAGGTCCGATAGGATATACAGGCTCTACAGGTCTAATAGGTCCGACAGGTGATACGGGCTCTACAGGTGTAACAGGTCCGATAGGATATACAGGCTCTACAGGATATACAGGCTCTACAGGTATAACAGGCCCTACAGGAGATACAGGTCCTACAGGAAATACAGGGCCTACAGGTGTAACAGGTCCCACAGGTGTAACAGGCCCCACAGGAGATACAGGCCCCACAGGAGATACAGGCCCCACAGGAGATACAGGCCCTACAGGAGATACGGGTTCTACAGGTGTAACAGGTCCTACAGGAGATACAGGCCCCACAGGAGATACAGGCCTCACAGGAGATACAGGCCTCACAGGAGATACGGGTCCCACAGGAGATACAGGCCCCACAGGAGATACAGGCCCCACAGGAGATACAGGCCCCACAGGAGATACAGGCCCTACAGGACATACGGGTTCGACAGGTGAAATGGGTTTTACGGGAAATACGGGGCCTACAGGCAGAACAGGGCCTACAGGTATGACGGGGCCTACAGGCAGGACGGGGCCTACAGGCAGGACGGGAACGACAGGAGGTACAGGAGATACAGGTCCTACAGGAAATACAGGGCCTACAGGAGATACGGGTTCGACAGGAGATACAGGGCCTACAGGAGATACGGGTTCGATAGGTGAAAGGGGTTTTACGGGAAATACGGGGCCTACAGGCAGAACAGGGCCTATAGGCAGAATGGGACAGACTGGTAATACAGGCTTCACAGGAGACACTGGGGCAACAGGTCCTACGGGCTGGACTGGTTGGACGGGCTCAACAGGTGTCACAGGAGACACTGGGGCAACAGGTCCTACGGGCTGGACGGGCTGGACGGGCTCCACGGGTGTCACAGGAAACACTGGGGCAACAGGTCCTACGGGCTGGACGGGATGGACAGGCTGGACGGGCCCCACGGGTGTCACAGGAAACACTGGGACAACAGGTTATACGGGATGGACAGGCTGGACGGGCCCCACGGGTGTCACAGGAAACACTGGGACAACAGGTTATACGGGATGGACAGGCTGGACGGGCCCCACGGGTGCAACAGGTGTCACAGGAAACACTGGAGGCACAGGCCCATACCAAGGAATATTCACATGGGACATGTCAAGTGCATCAAGTATAACATCAAATGGAAATTTATTGACAATAATCCCTCCTTCGCCCGGAAATTGGGCGCGCATTTTTACCAATGATGTGTATGCAAACAATATAAATTACGTTGCTACCGTGCGTTTAAATACAACAAATATTACGGGCGCTACTATATATTTTGGCGTAGTTAAACCCTCGCTTAGAACAAGTTTGTCCCCTCCTAATACCAGTGGTTTCTATAGTATCGCTGTAACAAATGGTGTAGCGACCGTGCGAGAGGGTTCAAATACATATAGTTCATCTAATACTGGAACAGGTACATGGAGAACGCCTCCCACGGTGTCGTCTACATCTCTACTCACCGTTATGTATGATGGAGCTGGTAATTTTATGTACATGATAGATGGAGATGTATTTTTTCGAAATAGTTCACCGATTTCATCTGTTCCTCCGCTTGGATTTGCCCTGTATGTAGACAGCGGTATTCCCGTCAATTCATCTCTCTTGGGTACATTCTCTATTGGACAGCAAGGAGCCACAGGACCTATTGGCCCATCAATCTATTCTATCAAACCTGTAAATAATAATGCATACAATTCCTCGGGAAATGTGAATATTGTTTCGAATATTGTGTATTTATTTTCCTCCACGTTAAATACGGCCGGCACTCACCCGGATACTGGTGGTGACTGGGTATTTATAACAACTCCGATCGTTTCTGCGTGTACCGTGAATTTCGTCGTGAATTATCCAAACGGCTATACGTCAAGTAGTCAAAAATGCGTTGAAATGGGGCTTCGTCGTATACGTAACACAGTAGGTGGCACACCTGGCTCCGATATTACTCAGGAAGTTCCGACAAAACCAGCAACGGATGCATCCTCTGATTTCTCAGATTCAGTCATCGACTATTCCATTTACATGGTGAATCAGACGTATATGGTTCGTGCGGCTCCTCTTGCTAAAACTACAAGTAGTGTGTTCTCTGTATCCACTGTGAATAATAATACTGCAAGCCCCTTTTATGGAAGAGTCTCAACACCTGGTGTAAGCGGGGCGTACATCGATGCAAGCTCACCCGATCTCGTGAATTCCAGCACGTGGAATTCTGCTACATCGGTTACGGCTCCTACAACTGTCACGTTCAGTCTTATTTATACGGGTTCAACTGTATCCTTTATGGTAAATGGCATGCCGATTACAACGAAACTTGGTAATTCCTTACCCTTTATAACATCTGCTCCAGTCTATGCCGCAATTCGTATACGTGGTCTAGAACAACTTGATACAGTGACACTAAGTGTTTTGCCAACACAGGGTCCTACGGGCGCTTCTTCAAATACAAACCTTTCTCTCATTTCAAAAGCCGCTACGAATGCAGTGATATTGAAGAATGCTACGACTGTTTCCGTAATAAAACCTGCAGCAGTGAATCTTGATATGGTAGACACACCATTTGTCGTTTCTGCAAATGCTTTCACGAATCCTTTTGTTCTGAATTTCCTTTTCAACACGAATACAGGGGCGTCAACAGTACCAACAGATAATGGTACAGCCTCAACAACATCTTCCGCTATTGAGTTTGCAGTGGGTCTTGTTACGAGTGTAGCAAACCGTGATGCGTTCGACGGGGGTCTTACAACACCTATGCAGTATGGACTAATGATAAATACGCCTACGGCGGGCGGGCCGACCACTGTGTATTATAAAACAGATTCCACGAGCTTTCTCACCAGTCTTACCAGTATAGCATCTCCAACAATTTCGCCTGTAAATACCGCCAAGCTCACAAATACGGCATCACAGACGATAGCGTTTGGTGGGAATCATTCACTTCAAATAAAGTTTGACGGAACATTTTTCTTCTTTTATGTCGATGGGTTACTGATAGTACCGAGCACATCCACTGTTACCAATCAGACTTATACATTTGCACCAACAAATAAAGGACCGTATTACCTTGTGATGAGTTTTGCAAATAGCAATCAATATTCGTCGATTCCCTCAGCTCAAACGGCAGCTCCAACAAATTTTGACCTAGAGCTAACGATGAATGACCTATTTGCAGCACCAAACATGATTAGTTCGGCCGTACAAATACGGCAGTACAATATTGTGCAACCAGCGTCGATTCCTAGTTCGACACCCGCGGCAGTGAATACACCGGCTCTCACTTGGAGTATTGACCAACCAAACTCGAGCACGACATCAGAAATATCATACGCTGCAGGCGTTTTCACCTATAGGGCGAATGATAATGTAAGTAAGGCAATGGTGAATTTGATTATAAATATTAGTAGTAATACCAGTTTTCAAATGAGATATGTGGTGTTTCCTGGACAGCCTGCGACAACCACTACACCGGGGCCAAGAATAGTAGGTCCATCGATAGTATCAAGTTCAAACACTCTTAGCATGAAAGATTCCTTCCTCATGAATCATCTTGACTCGTTTATACTACAGCTTTGGGGTACTAATGGTAATTTTTCTGGGACACTTGTTGTAGAAAAAATGCCCGTTGCGTCCGGTGGTGCACAGGATGGGGGCAGTTTGTATAAAAGTATTAAAGTGTATGCTATTCCAAAACGCCATCCTTCAAGAAAGTCATCCCTTCGTATTTGTAGAACTTCAACAAAAAAAGGCCATAGAAAGTAGAGGGCATGAAAGGAGGTGACTGTGGTTGCTCAGGCGGAAAACTTTTTGGGGGGGCAAAAAAAACGGGGCGCAGAGCGCGTGTTTCTCTACGCCAGCGACCTCGTAATCTTACGCGCAAAAAATCTATGCTGCTAAGGTAAATCGCCACCCAATGAATGTCGATGTATGGAACTCCTTTTTCGTAGAGAATGATACCGATCAGCCGTGTCGCACTCGATGTGGATATGCGCCTAATGAGGCCTTACGATCTTTACAGAAGACACTTGGTGAATCCGGTTCTGCATCTACTGCGCGTGCTATTCATCTTGCAGCCGATATTGTTTGTAGTGGCGGCTTAGAGGCTCTCTTTCGGCTTGTATGGGAGTATGCGCTTACGCATATTGGCCTCGCATCTCCTCGCATTTTCGTCTATCTGTCCCAGCGTATTAAAGAGGTTGACGGAATGCTAAAGACGCTCCCCGACGAAATGGCCTATTCCAACGAAACCTTTCAGATTCGTATAGGAGAAATGATAATCGTGCTGAGAGATGCGCCGACGCAAACGATTCTTTCTTGGCCGAAAGTGGCACAGGAAACACATGCGGAAACTTGGATTCGAGCAGTGGCAGTTGACCCTGTAACAGAAACGGCTGTGCTCAGACGGGTATGGCAGTCCGGCGCAGATAATAATATTCTTCGTATTGCGGGTGGGAATCTCTGTAAGGCCGTCATAGACGGCTCTACAGAGAAATCGTTGTTCTGGGTCAAGTGGCTTTTGGACCATGAAGCACTCGTAAATCGGGTGCACCATGGCGCAAGCTTAAGCACGTTGGAGCGTGGTCCCGCAACTCTTGCGGCACGACAAAGAAAACACGTCTCCTATTTTATTCTGCAGCTGTTCGGGGAAATGTATAAGGAATTCGCTGCAAAACAGATGATTCGTATGAACGAGGAAACATCGACCCTCGTTTCTCTTTGGACTACGCCCCCAAAAGGGCTGGGAGCAACAGCCAGGCGCCAAATTCTCACCATACTCACTCAGATTCTCACGGAAGTTCCGAAGTGGAAAATTCCGGCCGCCCCGGCCCTCATCAAAGACCCTCTGTATTTGACAAATGCTGTGAAGGCTGTTCCAAAATTTTTCCAAGAGGTTCTGGCCTACGACCCGCCCAAAAAGGCGGCGGAAATTCAGAAGGCGCTGAAATCGAAGACGCCGCCGAAACCGAAAGTAAAGCCCGTGACGACAACAGGCGCAATGACACAAATGGAGGCATATGAGAGGGCGATGGAGGCCTATTTGACGGGGTCGGGCAAGAAATAGTCCCCCTTTTGTACCGTCACCTGGGTCTTATATGTAACTCCAGGAAGGGTCGCGTGCTTGGACGTATCGAGGATAACCGGGTTATCTGGTTTGACGGTGCTTAGAAGAGAGTCCATAGATGCTATCATTGGTGCGGCCATTTCCCGATGTCCGAGAAGTTCACAGATGTATTGACCTGTGATTTGTGCAAGAAGGGATTGTGACGTCATACATTGTATAATATGTGCCCCACCCTCACGCAACGACTTCTCACCGTTTTCAGAAGGCTGTGAACGAGTGACCCAGAGACGATGGACTGTGCGCCTACGCCCTGTAGGGATTCGGGTGAGTATTCGAGCACAGCAGTCGAGGAATTGCGAAACTTCCCGCTGATTCGTGAGAATCTTCCACTTTTCTTGGAGAAGAAACACGGTCACGCCGGACGCCGTCTCCACTTCCAACATGTGGTCCACACCGTTTAAGGACTGCTCTCCAAACCGATCACGAATTTCCTGTTCGGTCAAGAGTGCAAATTTCCATCCGAGTTGTTTCATCGGCTCTGCAAGTTTCTTTAGAGTCGTACCCACCAATTCTTCAAAAAGAAAGCCGATTTCTCCGGTCCCCTTAATGCCGGTTTCACGCTGCATTCAACCTAATCAAGCACGGTAAACTCAAAAATGAGATTGAACTCATGTCCGCCGAGGTCAATCAGCCGATAAAATTCGTCCCGGATGCTTATTGTCAGTGCTGATATACGCGAGATGGGAGCAGGCGCCGAATAATATATCGGTGTATAAAGTTCCCGATTGAGATTATGGAATCCGTCGCGAATCTCTGGAAGATAAATAATATGGAAACAGTCATGGCGCCCAGCACCCATTTCAATCCGAGTAAGTTCCTTGGACGAGTCCGCATTGATGTAGAGGTAGATACGCTTGATGCAGTAGTCTGTGTCGACACGATTGGGAGAGGAGAGGACTGTTGTTGCTTCATTTATTATGCTTGTGTAATCATAGAAGTCGAACCCGAGTAATTTTGCCGGACATAGAATATTTTCTACGACACCAGATCTTCGATGAATTGTGTCCACATACGGAAGGCCCGTTTGGAAAAAGAGGGTGAAATTAGTCGTTGTTGAGCCTGTTATAGTGAGGCGTTTCGTCGTTGGGCTGTAGTTGACGGTGTATGAATTGGTCACCCCAATCTCATTCAACTTGGTCTCAAGCTCGGCCGCAATCTCGTTGGCCGTATATTGGCCCGGTGTAAGAGTCACTTTGATTTTGGCATCAGTCCCTTCCGCAAACATGAAATTATTCCAATCTGGCGTTATATTGTAGAGGTCTGCAGGAATGGACCCAGACACGAGTTCAATTGCCACAACGTCTTTGAGAGGTCGACGGAAATTCCAGCGAAAATTGTTGCTATAGAAAGACTGTGTGCGACTCCTGTCTTGGCTATTCACTTCTACTGTGATTTTGCGCTCACGTCTAGTCTTCCGATTTGATTCAGGCAATAAAATTTCTTGCCCAGATGTTGTTGCGATTTCCATTTATTAAAGGTGCTTATAATAATGCCTAAAAGTTTTTCGCGCAGAGAAATATAGTGTAACATGGACAACTACTTTTTTGAACGCCTTGAAAATGCTATTAAGAAATTCATGGCAACTCCTGCAGATGAGGAGGCGCATGCAATCGCTATGCAAGCCATACGCCGCTGTAAAGCCATTGTAGCAAAAGATTATAAAGTTCTATGGGAAGAAGTCGAGGGGATTTTATTGGACGTTCGCGGAGATTTAGACCGGATGCAGAGTGACTTGGATAAGGAGAGGATTTTGGTGCGTGAAATTATAGGAGCCTTGAGCAGCACATCTCGGTAGACCAACGAATACTTCAGAATATTCTGTGCTCTAAAATATGTATACTTATAAAAGGATGAGTACTGACCTTAGTATTCATATGAGTACCAGTGTACTCGTTATTCTTTGGTGGGTGTCCGTGTGGGCTATGATAGAAGAGGGTATACTTTTTGTGTCCGGCAACCGGAAACATATAAAGATGATTGTATGTGCTATTATCAGTGTGGGAGTTATTATAACATGTTCGATATTTCCGCATCATATAGGGAGATTTTAGACCAATGAATATTTGAAACCGGCATCTCCCGATAAAAGGAAAAAATACCGGTTTCAAATGTTCGGCGGTAATTCGTACCGGCATGTGCCATTAAATCGTAGAAAGAACTGCCTATTTTTTCGGGAGGTTGTGCCGAATATGCAGCCACTCCTCAAAAATGGACGTCTTCGCCTGGAACGTCCATTTCGCCCACATCAACTGTTTCGTGTCGTCCTGTCCACTCTCCAGCCATTTCGTATACACTCCCTCATTCTGTGTATACCAAGCTGCTTGTACTCGCTCATGTTCATTCGTTTTCTTATCAAATCCTTCGATCCCGTGCCAAGAAAAAAAGCAGCGAACGCCCATGATGAATGCCTCAATATCCATGGACTCCGCAAAACTCTCTTCTAAGCCCCTAACATAACGCATAAACTCGTCGGCGATATTTCCCTCTTTGAACCCTCGTAAAAGTGTACGAATTGCGTCGGCCTGAAATCCACTCATCTATTTAGATTGCTGAACATTTTGAAATGTTTGTTGGTTTACCGTGATGTGCTGAAGTTAAGTAGCGCTGTATCCACTCTATACCTCCCAGGGAGAGTCTTCCCTAGTCGGATGTGACTTCCCGAAGTAAGAATAGTAACTCGTATTCAGATTTGCTCCGGGCGCACCAGTGAGCCCAGCCGCTGCAGAGCAACTTGACCTACGCATCCGAACTAGAGGTGGAGGACCAGTTGATGCATCATCCGACACGTTTGTCACCTTTTTAGGTGTGCTATAGGAGCATCCGGAACGAGTGTAGGACCCTGACGAATCCTGCAAACTTTGCTGACCAGTAGCAGCCATCTTCTTTGCATCATTGACATTCATCATTACAGGCCAATGGCGAATAGCGCTGCGAATTGAGTCACACACATTATCGAAGGCCTCAGAGAAATCGGAGGCGCGCAAGAGCACGGAGGGAGTTGTGGGAAGAAGAATCTGGACGGAGGCGTACGGGTCTGCGTCCCACGCAATCAGTTCCTTCAGAGTGCGAAGTTTCTCAAAGAGAAAGAACTCATCCTTTAAAATACAGACGTTGGCTGTTTGTTTAGACTCATATAGGTAGCGCCACATAAACCCAGGCTTTCCGTCCACCATATGCGGTGTGATACGAATAATCTCATCCTCCTGCGGAGTGGTGGGGGCGTGCTTGATAAAGCGGAGTTCAATAGGGCAAGACACAGAAGACATCCTCTTTACTTGAATATCGGTGGGGGCGGCCTGCCGCTCAATTTTATTTTTCTGACCGTAATTCAGGATGCGTATCACGTCATATAACGTGGTATTGCTCGTATCGGTCGTCATAATATGTGTGGTTCTAGTAGAACTCTACAGTGGCGAGTATTCTGTCAAACAGCCGATAGAACTGTACGATTTCCCGCACCATATTCCTCGGCGGTCTAAGCAGGAAGAGGAAGTCAGGAACGGTGTCCCTCTCGTCATATACCAGTCGTGGAAGTCGCACGAGGTCCCGAAAGAGATGCGGGACAATATCTTGCGGCTTCTAGAGACCAATCCAGAATTTGATTATTACCTCTATTCGGATGAGGAGTGTGCGGCTTTTATTGCGGACAACTACGACAAGGACGTTCTGGCTGCATTTCATGCTTTAAAACCTGGAGCATTCAAGTCTGACCTTTGGCGCTATTGTATTCTCTATAAACTCGGGGGAGTCTACCTCGACATAAAGTACTATTCTACTGTACCGCTTATTGGCGTGATAGATGAGAATCCGACCGTCTTCGTGAAGGATAGTACTGCGTGGAGAGTAACATATGATATATTTGGAGCAGGAAGTATTTATAACGGGTTTATGATTTCCCCTCCTAAAAATGAGGTCTTTAAACTATGTATTGATGAAATCGTAGAATCCTGTAAACATCGTCTTTATCGGAAAAATGTTTTGGATATTACAGGCCCGAGTTTATTAGGCAGGATATTAAAGAATAAATATTCATCCGAATACATACAGAGTCTGCAGTTTAGTTACTATGAACATTTGATAACTACAACACGATATGCTTATATAACGTATAAGAATAAACATATTCTAAAACAGTACGAGGTTTACAGAAACGAGCAAGACGGTATGTTTAAAAAAGACAGCAGTAAGCATTATTTTATACTATACGCAAAAGGGGATGTTTATCAATAAACTTCCTACAGAATAGGTATGAAACGTATATATATTCTTTTATTGGTCGCCGTAGCTTTACCGGTGGCCGCATGGTTCCTATATAAATACAATAGGGACCAGGAAGAGAAAAAGCCCATACAACTCTATAATTTCCCCCACCACATTCCTCGCAGAGCAAAGCAGGAGGAACAAGTTAGAAACGGCGTCCCACTTGTCATATATGAATCGTGGAAGTCACACGAACTCCCGAAAGGGATGCGAGATAATATTTTACGGCTTCTAGAGACGAACCCGGAATTCGATTATTATTTATATTCGGACGAAGAGTGTGCAGCCTTCATCGCTGACAATTTTGACAAGGATGTTTTAGAGGCCTTCCACACGCTGAAACCCGGTGCCTACAAGTCCGACCTCTGGCGCTACTGTATCCTCTATAAACTCGGGGGAGTCTACTTAGACATAAAATACTATTCGACCGTGCCGCTAATCCGCATTATTGATGAGAACCCGACGGTGTTTGTAAAAGACCTCGGAAAGTACTGTATATACAACGCGTTCTTGATTTCGCCGCCAAAAAATGAAATTTTTAGATTGTGTATTAACAATATCGTTGAATCGTGTAAACATAAACTTTACAGGGAAAATCCGTTGGATATAACTGGACCATGCCTTTTAGGGAGAATTCTTCAGGGACAGAACGGCTCTAAATACATAAGTAGTCTTCCGTTAACACACAAAGTTTCACTTTTTATGGACCGCTCTATTACTTATAAGGGAAGAACCATTTTAAAGGAATATGATGAATACAGATTGGAGCATGTGCAAAGTCGTATTGGAAAGCATTATAGTGAAATGTATTGGAAGAGGGACGTTTACAATACACGCTGAGCATCTAAAATCCTGACACGATAACCATACATGACGCAGAGTCCCCCATCCCTCCAGAAAATCGTAGACTTGCTGGAACGTGCTTCTAGAGCGTACTACAATGGTGGACCGCTCTTGATGGACGACGAGTCGTTTGATGCGCTTCTTGCGCAACTACAGGGGCTGGAGCCGAACCACCCCTTCTTGTCCACCGTTGGCGCTCCTCCACCCGCCGAGGGCGCAGTAGAACTCCCCCATTTTATGCCGTCCTTAGATAAAATCAAACCCGGCCAGGGCGTCCTAACACGCTTTCTATTGCGTTATGCAAACACGGTCATATCTGAGAAGCTGGACGGGCTGAGTGCGCTCTGGTGTCCTTCAAAGAGGGCACTCTATCTACGTGGGGATGGACGTGTAGGCCAGACCGTCTCGCATCTTGCGGGCCACATTCAGGGACTCGTGGCCTCTGCGGATAACTGGGCGATTCGTGGCGAGCTCATTTTGCCGAGGGCCAAAGGCGCAAGAGCCACCGTGAACGGCCTTCTTCATCAGAAGACCCCTCCAAAAGAGGAGTTGGCCAAGGTCCGTTTTATTGCGTACGAAGTGGTCTTGCCGGCCGAGATGGGGCGTGAGTCCCAAATGAAATGGTTGGCCGCTCGTGGCTTTGAGACGCCGTGGTGGAAGGCGACGACGGCTCTCACCGAAGAGGCGTGTTGCGAGGCTTTCCGAGAGCGGCGTGAGTGCTCGCCATACGAGACCGACGGCATTGTCGTTGGCGCAAATGCACCCCCTCTAAAGGCTACGACCCTACAGAATCCGAAAGACTGTGTGGCGTTCAAGATGCCCGCGGCGGACCAGTCGGCTCTAACAACAGTGCGGGAGGTCCTTTGGACACCCTCTGCACAGGGCTATCTCATTCCTCGTCTCCGATTTGACCCCGTGAAAATCGGGGGCGCATCCATAGAATTCTGTACGGCCCATAATGCGAGAACTGTCATTGACAAGGCTCTCGGTCCCGGTGCGCGTGTGAAAATCCGTAGGAGCGGAGACGTGATTCCAACACTGGACTCTGTACTATTTCCTGCAGAGACCCCTGCGCTACCTGCGGATCCTGCGTCGTGGGCCTGGGCGGCACAAGACCCCACTACCGCCACCCATATTGTTTCCAAAAAGGCGAGTGCAGAACAGACCACTTCGCAACTTCTACACTTCGCAAAGACCCACGACATCGCTGGGCTAGGCCCGGCGAATTGTAAGCTCCTTGTCAAGGCTTCCATAGACGGCCCCGCTGCGCTTTGGAAGGCGACGGCGCGCACGCTTGGAGCCCTTTTGGGCCCCAAAACGGGCGAGAGTGTCTATGCGACTCTAAGGGGTCGCATGTCCGCCGCCTCAGAGTTGGATTTCCTCTTGAGCAGTAGTGTTCTTCCAAGAGGAGTCGGTGAATCGAAACTAAAGGCCGTCTTTGGAATGTACCCGGATCCGAGAAACTGGGCTGCCGCTACGGAAGTCCCTACAGGATGGACACTGGACTCGTTCCGTGAATTCCAGCGCGAATATCCTAATTACGAACGCTGGCGAGCGGCTGAAATATTCTGGATTCCCTATCCGATTCTTACGGCAGAGGCGGCCGTACCCAAGCAATGCAAAGGCCGCCTATGTTTTACCGGTTTTCGTGATAAAGAACTTGAACAGAGCGTACAACAGCGGGGCTTTGAAATTGTACCCACCGTTACGCAAAACCTCAACGTCCTTGTGACTCCCGATGGAGTTTGGTCAGACTCGGAAAAGGTGAAAAAGGCGGTCAAATACGGCTCTGTGGAAATTCTCAGCTGTTCTGAATTTATAAATAAGTATATAACCAATCACTAGATAGTAATGGGTATATTTGATTCAGTTTTGAATAAAATTTCTTCTGCTGCAAGTGGTGCAAAAGATGCAATTGATAATAAAGCCGAAAGAACCGCTATAAATATAGCTTTTTTAGGTATGGCCCCTGAATGGTTACTTGATGACATACAGCATATGAATCGGTCTATCGGAATTCCTTTACCAGATTCATTCGAACCGACAGGTATGGCCCAACTTGCCGCAGAAACTGCAACATTTGGGTATATTGTTGCTCAAATTATATTTGGGATACTTGCATGTTTGTATTATCTATGGAATAAATTTAAAGTCCTTAGTTTGGCGCTTATTATTATTGCTGTAGGACTCCGCTTTTTCTATACAAAAAATATGAGCCTGTTAAATGACTTTTTATTGAGTACATCAATTATTTCATTGTGTATATTGTGTTTCGTGATTATATGGGTCTTTCTTTTATATTATGTTTTTGATCTGAAACGATCTACTATTAAAAATGGTGTGCTCTACACAGCTCCGCTTGTAAATGTATATGCCAATTTTTTCTCTTCTGATATGAGAAATAAAATAAACAATATTAAAAGTGATAAAGGACTAGGAAAAATGAACGTTGCTTTGTTGGAGGTGGGTTGGACTGCGCTATTTTTTTGTATAATATCGAGCGTTCTGTACTTTACACGCTCTGAATGGGAACCATTTATTGATAAAATTCGAGAGAGTTTTATGAGCAAACAGGACACCAAAAATACTACAGGTGACGCTGGTGGGCCAAGTTACGAGGAGAGTGACGTTGAGCCTTTCATCGACAAAAGTGCAGTTGAAGAGTCGACAGATCCGGCTGAACATGTGACTATAGTTAATATACAACCAGTTTCTATTAAGCAGATTGGATACATTGGACCAACAGAAAGAGGGGGGAGTTTTGAAATAGAAACTGCAATCATTGAGGCCACACGAGCTGGCATACGCTTCTTCGTACTGCAAATCGACTATTTGGATAAGACGCTTGGAAATGGCTTTGAAGAAAAGAAGGAGCCAACCCTTGTATATCGGGATGATAATGGAAATCTGATAAGCACAAATGGGGCTTCTATTACAGATTTAGCGCAGAAAATTTCAACCTATGGATTCAATGCAGATTTCCCAGCGTCCACACAGCCACTCATTCTCTATCTTCATTTTGTCCGCACTCCAAATACTCTCACAAATCCAGAAAAATATTTTAAATTTTTAAAGAAAGTTGCAAAGGCACTTGCTCCTATTCAACCATTCATTTTAAATAAAATTGACACAACAGATTTTACTCGGCAGAAGAATGAACGTGCACTATTATATTCGCAGACAAGTATTTTTGATGGAAAAATTCTTGTCTGGACAAATGCGGATACAACCATCTTTCGAAATACGGCAAAGCTCTCATTGACTGCTGCACCCTTAGAGGAAGACCTAGATTACATGGCCTGTATGAGAGTTTATTTGGATGATGAAAATGATTCGTTCGGTATAACAAGTATGGCACATGGAAAGACAGCGCACGCTGTAATTGCACCTTACGCGCGATTAAATGCAATGAGGGGTATATGGAACAAACCTAATAGTGAGCGTGATGATTTTTCCGTGAAAGGGAAAACACGTTTTGTAATCGCAATGCCTGGACAAACAGAAGAAATAAATGAGCGGGATGTTTACCAGGTTATGAAAGTCCTCGGTGTGAATACGGTGCCTATGAATATCTTTGCTAAGACAAATGTAGAAATACTTTCGCAGATAAAATTGTGGAAGGGAGAGCCATTTCTCAAAATGAAACAGCCAATACTACAGTCATCGAACACAGCTGTTGCAGGTTACACCCCTCCTCCAAACGTTTTAAACTAACTTACTAATAGGTATCTTCTGAATGGAAGAAGATTTGAAATATTTAAAGGAGAGTCCAATCATTGTCCGTGTGAAACGTCGTCTTACTGCGGCAGTTGAAAAGGCTTCTGAGCGTCAAAAGTACGAGTCTGCGCACAATCCAGAACTCATAAAGGCTCTCAAAGTCGTTGAGCACTTCTTAAAGGTAAAAAAACGTGTATGTTATGGTGGAACTGCTATGAACGCAATTCTACCCCCATCAAAACAATTCTACAATCCAGAATTGGACCTACCCGACTACGATTTTTTCACACCCGAAATGGAGGAGGATATTGAAGACCTCGTTGCCCTCTTACGCAAGTCCGGTTTCACCGAAATTTATCATAAGGTGGGAATTCACGAGGGAACTAAGAAAATTCTCGTAAATTTCACGCCAATTGCTGACATAACATATATATCTAAGCCAATATTTAACGTCCTATTAAAAAGGTCTATTGTTCGAAAGGGTGTACATCATACCGACCCGGAAATTCTGCGGATGATGATGTATTTGGAGTTGAGTCGCCCAAAGGGTCAAGTAGCACGCTGGGAAAAAGTCTATGAGCGTCTGAAACTTATCAATACAGTATTCCCTCCCCGAAAATCACTTGGACATACACGGAAACAAACGGGGCGTGTGAACTATGCGGTCTTACCGGCGGATATGAAGGCTGCTGTGTTTGACTACTGTATTGAGAAGCAGCGCAGCATTTTTACAGGAAATCTCGATTCCTTTTATAAACGGGTTATAGAGGCAAAATCCAATACCCCAGTATTTGATATAAGGGACTTCAAGGGACCTTTAGGGTTTATTACCTCGGACGTAAGGGGAGATACGAAGGCCATTCAGGAATTGCTTGGTGGTAGTAGTATTGCGAACGTCCTTTTACATCCTGCAAAGGGGGAAATTGTTCCAACTTACGTGGAAATTTCCTATAACGGTCTTCCGGCATTTTTATTGTTGGAAGAAACTGCATGCCATTCCTATTTGAGTTTTCCTGTAGTTGGTGGCCGTAGTATTTCTATATGCAGTCTTGACACCTTAATAACAATCTATTACTCGTTAGCCATTTTTACTGGAACAGCCCGGCGCTATATATCCAATATAGAGAGTCGTATAAATAAACTGGTAGAACTCACAGAGCGCAATCGTCTTTATAAGAACCCGAATATCCCCTCCTTTCCCATCAGTTGTCATGGCTATCAAAAAGGATTTTCAACACTCTTGCGTGAAAAGATTGGGCGAATCGCGAAAGAAAAGGCGGGTGGAATAGAATGAGTAGTTTCTATACTTGTCCGAGCAACAGTTATCTTCCAAATACTGGTATTCGTCGCGCCTGTAATTGCGCGACCAATGACACTCAGCCTGCAGAGCCGCTAGAGCAGCCACCCTGTTGTGCGAAGGAATTCTCTCGGCGAATAAATACGACAGACTGCTGTGCTGTCAGACCCACAAACGAAGTGATATTCGTTTGTGGGACCGATGGAGTCGTTTCTGAAACACTTACTGTGACACAAGTCCAATCTGGACTCATATCGATAGGTATGATATTCACGTTCAATCAAATATCCAACGCAATAATTGGGCTTGGAACGGGCTCAGGGGGCACAGGGACGTATACGATTCAGTCACAGGCAATCCCCAACGGTAGCATAATTACTTCTACAAATAATCGGGGAGTCCCACTTTTGAATAGTGTGTGGGAGGCCTACAGGACTGACACGCGTTTTTGGGGGACTCTCGCATTTCCTGGAGCGACGAATGTGAAAAAACGCGACCCGTTATATCCGACCTCTGAATCGGCGCGAATTGCGAAAAAACTGGCTACATACAAGCGAACGGAGGTCGGAGGTACATGTGGATATTATACAAATGGTATACCGTTTATCCCCCCCGGATGCGCACCTACACCTACAGAAATTTTGAATGCAAGTCTTCCGAAACCGTCTACAAGAGAGGCGTGTCCTCCTGCGCGATTTGAAGGTATACGAAGTGATTGTGACCAATATTTTTGGTAGTCTAGAGTAGAATGCCACCTGCGAATCGTGATGCTTCGGAACTTACTCGCCGCCGTAATGCAATGTCTTTGAATGCCTGGAAAACGGATGTGGATGTCGCCAATACAAGCGCGTCTATTGTTCGGAGAGAGCAGCCAACAGCGCAGGTACTCACTGTGGTTACACAGCGAAATATGGGGGGATGCTACTGCGGACAGCCGAACGCAGGTATGAACGATTTCAACGGCTGTGGTTCATGCAGAGGAACTGGTTAATTGGGTTTTCATTCTATGTACTGTATAGAACGTAATCTTTTTGTTCTAGCCATAAGAGTCAAGTAATTAGACCTCATCACTTGGCTGCGCAAAGCCCCTATCAAATTAAGTACTTAGCGGTAATCCCCCATTCGGGAGAAACGTCCTCAAATTTCCCAGCCCTTTCGGGGCACATTGCGAGCGCAAGCAATTCCTGCTTTACCCTAGAAACGCGATACCATACACGAAACGGCGAAGTCATTTTATACTTTCGCCATTTACGTTGTATTTGCCGCGCAGCGGCCATATAATTCTCCCCGATGAGTTGTGAATGGGCGATGAGACAATTTCGCGAGTTTGGAATTTCTAGGAGCAAATTATTCTGAATTGTGTACCGAAGGTTTGTGAAGAGTTGGAGCCAATTCGGAATTTCCATAATTCTGTTATCTCCAATGTGGAGTAATTCCAGGTTCGGAGGAAATTTTTCACGCGCACAAAATTCCTGTAAAAAATTCCGAGAGAGGTTGAGAAATTTCAGAGAGTCTGGTAAATTTCGTGGAAATTTGCGCAATCGTACATTGTGTAATTCAAGAACCTCTAGAGAATTTCCAAAGTATGAGGGAATTCCCTGTAGGTGACGAGCATGTGTCACGTTCAATTTTACAAGCGTATCTGGACACTTAGAGGGAATTTGTTGGAGGGGCGTTGAAATTGCTGTAAAGACTTTTAGATTTGGAGGAAAGTCTAGTACACATGTAACTTCCGAGAAGGATATATCAACTTCCTCCAGACTACGTGAAAAATTTCGGAAACTTAGAGTGTGCGCAATGTGATTGGATGATAGATTGAGAACACGGAGTGCACTTGGCCATCGCGCAACAAAACCGATATCCATTATACGGTTATTGCATAGATTCAAAATTTGTATAGTATTCGGCCAAACGGGTAAGAGTCCATCCGATGTCAAGTAATTTCCCTCTAAATTCAACTCCTGAATTTCTCGCGGCAACTCCTCGTCCCATAGAACACGTATTTTATTCCAGGAAGCATTGACTGTTTTGTAGGATGTGTGGTGTATTTGAGGGAAGGTTGTTAATGATGTACTTGAAATATTCAATACTTCCATCTATATTTTATGAGTTGTGTTACTTTAGACTTGCTATAAAAAAATATAGCGCTTAATTACTAGACGGTAGAATTATATCAGCGCTATCGCCGCCAAGTACTTAACTTTAGTACTAGACGTTATGGGAATTGTCGTCGACCCCATTCACTTTGCGCCAGCCTTTTTCACGAGCTGCTTCTTGACGGTCGTGAGCTTCTTCGGTACGGCTGCAGGAGAAACCACCTCTGGCACACCATCCTCCTCGTCCTCCTCGGGCGGTGCGGGCTTAGAAGCCTTTACAGGGGGAGAGAGAGCCTCCTCATCATTCACGTCCTCCTCATCGTCGTCGTCCGCAAGAGCCTCAAACTGATTGCGAGCCGGCGTGATGTGCGCACCCCCAGATTCATCAGGAAGGAAGGCCGGGCCGCGGATGGTTGTAGGGACCTTGTCGGCACGAATCTGCTCAGCCTTCCAACTCAGGCCGAACTTGCCGCCAGCAAACCAGACACCAGTACACTTCATCAAGACCGTCAACTGTGCGCGCTTGACCAGAATGTCCTCAATGGGAGTACCCTTCATGGAGTTCAGAGATGCGTCGTAGACATCGACATCAAACTTGCCGTCGCGCTTACGCAACTGAATCTTCAGCGTCGGAGGATACGGTTTCCGAACACCATTTAGGTCCTTAGCGAAGCGGAGTGACGGTGTGTAGAGTGCGCTGACCACGTCGCGACTCATCTCACTCTTGAACCACTGACGACTGTTCTTGACACCCTGCTCTACCATGAACTCATCCAGACGCGTCAGAGCATCATAGATGGCTACGACACTTGGATTGTTTGCGGGGTCATCGTAGCCACGTAGATTGAGCTCGACGGAATACTTAGGAGGGTTGACCTTGTCGTATACTGACATCCCAAAGGGAGTTTCTAGAGAGCCTACCTGCATCAACAGGGGGCCGCTATTGTAGTTCACATACGCCTGCTTGCCACCAGACTCCAGCATCTTTACGGCAGAGAAGGTTAGGTTACTCGTCTTGAAAGCAGAAGGCGCTACAGGGCTGGACATTTTCTCCGGTCTAATGGTATAGGGGGACGCATAGCCTCTCAATTTTATTTTTCGGAGGATCGTGTAGAGAAATGTTTGTTGGAATGTCACAAAGTGAACGTTTGGCCCGCCTAATGGATGAGAACCCAAAATATGTGTCGAGGTCTAAGGTGCGGGATTCGAGCGAACTGACAGGTATTCGTAAAGCACAGGCATCCAGAGTTCAGGATCCGCAACTCGTCATTAACGCTGACGGAATATCTACATTTGCCGTGAGTCAAGGCAAAGGGACAAATAAGGAATACCTCAACGTGCTACAGAGAGCGCAAGGGTGTGCTATGTGTGCGGACAATGTGGGTACCGACGTCCTGCCTGGAATCTACGTTTCTACATTTACTACATATGACCGTACTAAATATCCGTTCTCACCCTACAGTGTTTTATCCACCACGGGATACAAAGAAGAGTGTGCAGTTACTGACCCCGTGAAGTATTTCCCCCCCTTTCTAGAGCGGGGCGACACGAATGTCTATAGGGGACAGGGTATACATAATACAGGTGATACGCCGACGACGATTGCGTACCAGCATTTACCGTATCCCTCTTGATGATTAGGCTGCTTCACTGAACCACGGAAACACTTCCGCAGCCTTCTCATTGATGGTGACAAAACCGATAACACAATACATCGCACCGAGTTTGTTACTTTCTCTACTTTGAGAGCGAGTAAGAAGCGCTTCCATAATCCCCAGATTCATTTTTTCCCACCAGGATTTTGACCGTGCCCGCCGTATCTTCAAAGCTTCTGGTGAATAACGAAACAGAACCGTATCTGGGCTCTTATAGCCAGGAACAATTGCCTCACGTTGTTCGTGGCTGAGTCCCAGAGTGACAAACCATATCATATATAATTTTTGGTAAAATTCCTGATGGTCTTCAATGCTCATCGACGTATACCAATCACACGAAACATAATATCCGAACGATTCTATTTTCATACAGACGTCCAGGATTCTTTGACGCCATATTTGCTCCACTGTCATTTCAATTCCTGTGGGGTGCAACACGGAATACTTGCGATTACGAAGCCACGTAAGACGATAAATTACATCGTCCATGAACCGCTTTTGAAAAGGTTCACGAGTATACGGATTATGTTTGAGTTCGCCGATAGATAATAGTTGCCCCAATGAACGAATGTCAAAAATCCAGAGATTTTCTTTGGAATCAATGTAGCTGAAAAAAAACAATTTTGGAATCTGCTCCACTGGGTCGAAACTGTATATCTCTTCGCGATTACAACTACGTTCCTTTAAAATAATTCCCGGCCCATGATATTTTAATATCGTGCGCAGGAGTCGGATTCTCCAGAATTTTTGTATTGTATTCGCGGCCCTACAGAAATTCTGAGTCTTATACGAGGTCGTAGTTGTGACTACAATATATGGTGTAGGATGCTTCCAATGGCGGTTACAGAAGTCACCATGTGTTGCGCTCAATTTACATTGAATATCCGGTGATTTACGACTCTTTATATTGGAACAGGTACGAATCAACCTTTCCGGTACACTGGGATTATTCATTCGTCCTATTGATTGGCCGGAAATATGGTATTTCATATAAAAGTATAAATATTCAATCTAGAATAAAATCATATCATCTACTCTATCGGGTTTTGATACTTTTCAAAAAAAAAGGAGAGAATTGTAAAAATAGGAACAGTTCTGTTTTGTTTTTCGAACTCTATAAAAAAAATTTGACGTCCGGCATGACTATAAATCCGTTAGAACGCGTAAAATGTCCGCTAAGAGTTCCTCCGTATCTGGTATAATGCCTGCTGCTCCCTCCTCCTCCAAGCCCGCTGCTCCTGCAAAGGTTGCGAAGAAGGCCGCTGCGGCGGCGCCCGCAGCGGCTCCTGCTGCACCCGTGGTCACCAGCGAGACGAAGTCAAAGAAGGCGTCTAAGGCGGCGCCTGCTGCGGCGCCTGTGGTGGTGTCCACGACCCCCGTAGAGCAGGTGGCGGCTGCAGCGCCTGTAACCCCTGCAACGACGCTGGAGGCTGACCTGAAGTCTCTAGCGGCGCGCCTGAATTCTCTGCGTGAGCTGGCGGCTGGCCTAGTGTCCGATGTGAAGAAGCTCGACAAGCGTGTACACAAGGAGATTAAGGAGGCCCGTAAGCGTCGCCGCCGGTCCAAGACTGAGGAGGGCGTGGAGGGTGTCGACGCGAAGCCTCGTGTGCCTTCTATCTTTGAGCGCCCTGTGCAGGTGACCGATGAGCTGTGCTCTTTTCTAAGCAAGCCTAAGGGGACTCTGATGAGCCGCTCGGAGGTGACGAAGGGTGTGAATTGCTACGTGAAGGAGAAGAATCTGAAGAACAAGCATGACATCACCCCCGACGCCGCGCTGAAGAAGCTGCTGCAGATTCCGGAGGGTGATTCACTGACTTACTTCAATCTCCAGCGCTACCTGAATCGTCACTACGTCAAGGCGGTTGTGCCTAATGCAAGCGCCTAAGCAAATAGAGTGGGTGGGGTGACTTGGCCGAAAATAAGGTTGGGGGCAACAAAAAACAAACACCAAAAAGAAAATGAGGGGGGAAAAGGAGGGATTTAAAGTTTAGAAAACGACTTTGTGGTCTAGTGGTAAAGACGTCGGACTTTGAATCCGGAAACCCGAGTCCGATTCTCGGCAGAGTCATTCGTGGGGATGTCCTTGCTGTTCTTAAACATCAAGAAAATATTCCCTTAGCGGGGATGTCCGAGTACGGTTCAAGGAGAGGGACTTAAGATCCCTTGGAGAAATCCGCGTGGGTTCAAATCCCACTCCCCGCATTTGGTCCTCTAGCTCAGCGGTAGAGCGTCCGACTGTTAATCGGAAGGTCGCAGGTTCAACACCTGCGAGGGCCGCAATTTTTTAGGCATTTTAAATTCCTAAAAAATTGTAATGCTGGCCTAAGCAAATAGAGTGGGTAGGGTGACTTGGTAGAAAATGAGTTTGGAGCAACAAAAAACAAACACAAAAAAGAAAATGAGGGGGGGAGGAGGGATTTACACCATTGAAGATTTAGACCCTTGGTCATTTCAAACCGGCATCTCCCGATAAAAATTGATTTAATAAAATCTTGTAGATATGTAGTAATAGATGGATAGAGTAAAAGATGTTATATGGACTGGATTTAAGAATACAGGTGTTGCTATGACTTTTGGTGCTTACCACCTCTATGTAATGGATGAAAAATGGAAACTCCAACAGGAAATTCATAGACTACAAGATGAGAAAACAAAAGCGATGTTAGAAGAAATGAAAGAACTTTCTAAGCGAAAATGGTGGTAAGAACTGCCGGATTCAAATGTTCACTGGTCTAAAATGGAACAAAACTAACAAATATTCGATTTTTCTAAAAATGGCAAATATATCAATAAGTAACTCGCATAATAAATCATAATAGAATTAACACTCCAACACCACATACTCCATACTGTGTGGTCATTATTGTAATTTATAAACGTAATTATTAACGTAAAAATAGCAAATATAATTCCAAACCAATGTTTTTCATAAATAAAACTGAATAAAAAGAAAAATAACCATATTAACAAAATAATTGGATTACTTTCAAAAAATTTCCATCTTAAGTGACCACTTTCACCTATTACTGAATGAATATTTTTATTAGAAAATTTATATATTGAATATGGTGTTGCAAATAATAAATATGATGTTAATAATAAATTACGCAACTCTACATTTTGTAAAATCATAATACTGGCAATTGGTTGTAATAATAATAAAAGCATCGCCATAATAGAAAACATATTGTTGTAAAATTTGTTATTGATATTTCTCCAAATAAAAAATTCTATGAGTTGCATAAATATAAAAGATGCGAAGAATAGATAATGAAAAGTATTGTTCAGTTCTTGAATTTTATATTTGGTAAATAAATTGTTATAAATAATAAGTAATAATACAAAACTACTAAACAAAAAGGTATTTAAGGAAATATGCTCATTCCAACACATGACTATATATTATGATTTTATATTTTTATAGTAGTCTTGTCCCATTTTAGACCGCCGAACATTTCAAACCGGCACTTCGGGAAAAGAATTCGGGAGAAAAAAATTCTAAAAGTGCCCGTTTCAAATGTTCATTGGTCTAAATCTTCAATAGTGTAAAGTTTAGAAAATGACTTTGTGGTCTACCGTGATGTGCAGATAATCTCAGACCTTTTAGCATTTTGTCGAATCAATAATATACGTATGTGGACTACATATATGGACTCTTGTGCTTGCCTGTAACATTTTAATTCGTGCTTTACGCGCCTCAAGTTCTGCGACTGCGTCCCCTTTTGCAGCATCAATCACATCCGAATTTTCTGTTAGTCCAAAATACTTTAGTCTATCTAAAAACGCTCTACGCGCGTATGGACCGGATATTTTAGAAGAATATGGACAAACGCAGTTGAGTCCAGAACCTGTACTTGTTCCCGCAAGTTGAGTCCCATATGAACCGCTTCCAATCGTATCATACACTGCATAACAATCCGGATCACATGAATTGAGTACACTTGGCGCAATACAATTACAGTTACCCAATTCTGTCAATTCGCAATTCGCGGGACAGTCCTCCAAGATAGGTAGCGCCTCTGTCAAATATGGCGATGTGTCCATATCACCCGTAGAGTTGTCCTTTGACCGTATAGGAAATCCATCTTGTGCCATCGGCTGACACTGTTTCAAATCTGGACACCAGCCGCATCCGGGCGCATTTGCACATTTACTACACGACTTAAATCCGCCACATGGATTGGAAGCATACGAAAATCCATCTAATGAAATTTTAAGAGTTAAAAATAAGCATGCAAAAAGCGCAAATATAAATATTTGCCTGAGCATCCCCTATTAAGATCCATCCAATTCCTTCGTGGTGAACCGTGAACTGTTTCCCACCGTACTCGTCACCCCATTTCCCAAATCAAATCCCAAACGCGTATACACTTCTGCGCGTCCGTTTAAATATCTCCACGCATAGTCCCGTTGATTTCGAACAGAATGTGCTCTCATTGCACGTTGATTTGTATTTCGAATCCAGATTTTCTGCGCATTCCAAAGACTCGCAGCCTTTTCACGATTTCCGCCTGAGCGAAATGCAATGAGAAGGAGTTCCGCCCATGTTTCGGTAGTGGCTTCCAAAATCGGCACAGGTGTTGTTGCAGGATCCGGATCCAAACATGCAGCGTGAAATAGTTCGTGAATGAGAACGCGCGTAGCCTCTTCTATGCGATAGATGAAAATACCTTCAGAAGAGCAGCGAGTGGTGTAGCCGCCGTTCACATGCTCAGGGCCCATTGGCAAGCCATTTTTTGGAAATTCACGTTTAACATATGAGCCGAACCAATACACAATCCACTTTTCTCCATTTTTAGGCTTGCCGAACCATTTAAAAATAAGCCCCCAATCATCTAAAGGTATTTTCGTCTCTGAATCTAAAAGCGCAACCACACGACCGTATTCGCACTCCTTTCCAATACATTTATAATGTCCCTGTTTATATTTGGTCCACACCATATTTTTTAACGCGCCTTTATCAAAAGTATTATTCGCAAGAGAATTTTCCTCCATTTTTTTCATATCTTTCGTATTCGGCCTATAATTTCTCCAGATGGGTTTCGTTTCTTTAGTAAGAGCCTCAACTTCTTCTACAAGTGTATCCAATAGAACCGGCATCCTTATAAGTATCTAAGGAAATATTTATTCTATCATTCAATGGATAGTTTGAATATATGTTGGAGAGGAATGCCTGGAACAGGAAAGCGTAAACTTCTTCAGACAGAACTAAAAAAACTCGCCGATGTGCGTAATATTTATTATACGATACAAATGAAAAATATTAATGGTTCCGATGAGACAGAAGAGGAAACAGATGAATCTGGGCAAATTCAATATGAATCTTCGCTTGTCCACATTGGCTTTGACGTTGCGCGAATGTCCATGCAGGATAAACAATTTTTAAGACCCATTTTCTCAAGCCTAGGAAAGGGTAGTCATGTTCTAGTTGGTGAGAACGGTCGTAGTGCAAGGATACTAGTTTTATATCACGCACATCTGCTTAGTTCCGAATCCGTTATTCTTTTACAATCATGTTTAGAGCAGAATGAACAGGATATTTCTGTGTGGATGACATCGGAGTTTCCTGTAGCACAGCGGGTGCGAGATTGGTTTATAGAAATTCCGGTTTCAGGAACGGATTTTGCCTGTGAGAAATATATTTCGAAGTCGGGTGATGCAACAGCAGACTGGTACAAAATCTTCGAAACTCTTTTTCAGCGTTGGATAAATAGTGCGCCCCCCACAATCGCGGACGTTAAATTCATTAAGAACTTTATCTATGAACTTCTGATGCGTAACTATAGGTGGATAGAGGCGGTGCATTGTATTATGGATGTTATTATTTCACACCCAGGTTTTACCGATTTACAGCGTATGAAATGTTTGAATATTTTAGCAAAGTGTGAAGCGACTGCTGCGGGCTACACGATTCCGAGTTATAGAATTCCGATTATTTGGGAATCATTATTTATACAACTGCGCAATGTGCTATTTACGCCGCTGAAGACTTAGACAACTAAAGTTATCGTGACGTGCTTAAGTTAAGTACTCCCCATAGAAAAAGCCACAAAGTGGGCTTATGATACCGGTACTCGGTGGTATATGCATTCGCCCATTTTCACTATTTGTAGGTCTAAGGCTATAAATACTAGCTATATACATATGGAGTGGTTAATACCTACTCAAACATTACAGGTGGATAACATACAATTCGGCACGCTCATTCAGACATCTAAGCCACTCGTTCCTCTCGCATATAAAGATAATGATATTCGTTTTTCGTCACTATCACTTTTACTTCCAATATTAACTATCAAAAGCTATGATAAAATGACCGGACAACTAATTCTTTTTTTGGGAAACTCGCAGCACACTCTAACAAAACTCGCATTGATACAAGAAATGTTTATTTCCGCAGTAGAACTTCATCACAATACGTGGTTTCCATCAAGAAGGGCTAATGTCAATATAAAATCAGGATTTCAACAAATGATTCGTGGTTCGGAAATACATTTATATTGTCCCACACAGAGTGAAATTATGCAGTCCGTGCCTTTTTTTCATAACGATATGTGGAGTACTACAGGAATTCAAAAGGAGTTATTGGTGGCTGGGAAACAAGTTCGCATTGCCGTTCGTATACAGGGTATTTCTTTTCTTCTCCAACAAAATTCCGATATATGGAGTGGAAAATATCGTATTCAGCATAAAATTCTTAGTATTCTTTTGAAATAATATGCATATAGTGGTGATCTAGGCTTAAAATAAGTTCCCCCTAAAGGAGTACTTAACTTCGGAACATCACGGTAGACGTTACAAACAGTTAGTCTGAATTTGAATCACGCAGTGTCGATATAGTAATTGCAAGAAGTGAGCAAAAAAACGATGTTACTGTAAAGAACATAAGATAATTCAAAACCTGATCAGGGTGTCTACGAATATTAAGAAATGTTATAAGTAGAAATGCTATAAAGATTCCCGTTGTAGTTAATATTGAATTTAAAATAGAGTCATGTAATGCCGGCTTAGTGTCATGCATTCCTACAGCGGCAAGATTAATCTGTAAAAAAGGGATTGCAATTACTATTATAATAAGAAGAAATGACAACATAAGAATAAAGTTATTATTAAAACTACCACCATATGCTACAAAAGCTGCAATAATTACAAGAACAACTATAATTCCTAATATAACAATGTTGCCCGTTGTTGCTAAATTAACCATTCTATAGTAAATGGAGAAAAGATTATAAAGACAAAACTCCATATATGCCGTATATTACCACGAATGCAGTCATTGCGTTTTGTATGTTGTATGTATCTGTCATATCAATAGATTTTATTATATCATCTTGGTTAAGATTATTTAGCTTATTATGATATAAAATAATTAAAACTAAAAGTGCAAAATATAATATAAGTGCAGATACTAATATATAGAAATAAGAATCTATTGCTACTGTATTATTTTTTCTTATAAAAAATAAAAAAATTACTGAACAAATAAATAATGCCCACGATAATGCAACTGCAATATCTACACCCGCTCTTGCATCTTTTTTGTTCTTATTTGTTACTTTAGTTTGGAGTACATATATTATAGCTCCTAAAGCAGCTATAGTAACAAATAAATATAAAAGTGGATTAGACATACTTGGATCGAACATGGAATTATCCAAATAGAGTGAACGCTCTCTCTTTTGTAAAGGAGTATTACTACCCGATAACATATAAATCAAATTATATCCAATTATAAATCCTATAGTAAATATAACAATAGATATAGTAATAAGATAAGGAAGCAAAGTTTCTGTAATTTTATTAAAATCTATAGAAGAACCACTCATTAAACTAGATTGATTTTTAATCGAAGATGTGATGATATTGCCCATTAATAATACAATAGAAATAAAATATCCTAGAAAATAAGAGGATGGTTAATAGTCGGAACAATAAAAATTTTCCAATGCCGGGTCCTCAACAATGTCATCCTCGGGTTGGTGATGTTCGGCCTGAGTGGGGATGTCTTCCAGTGGAAACGTTAAAAAAAGTTGCTAAAATGTACGGCATAAATTCTGAAAAAAATCCGTCAACGCTTCGCTCGGATATTGAAAAGCATGTAAAAATGGAGGAAGGAGTACATGAGTACTCATTTCTTATGAAACTTCGTCTTTCACGTGAAGAAAAGGATTCACTTTTCAGACAATATTTGCGCCCGATGTACCCAAATGCTTGGAAATGGGATAATGACAAGTGGCTTGATAGTAATGATATTGAACGTGTCATGAAACAATATGAGGAGGCTTTTCCAAATTTTGACTTTATGGGACCATTTCCGATAGATTTTGCAGCTCCGAAACCCAATACACCTCCAGGTACAGCTCCGAAGTGTTTAATGGATGAAATATGTGAATATCGTGTACAATCTGCAGCGAAAAATAAGAAGGATATGTTGGGAGTTATTTATAATCTGGATCCGCATTATAAATCTGGAAGTCATTGGGTCGCCACCTTCGTCGATTTGAAAAAAAATCGGTGTATGTATTTTGATTCATATGGTCTGAAGCCTCCGAAACAGATTCTTACATTTATGTCTTGGGTATCTAACCAAGATGCGGCTCGTAAAATGCCTCTTATGTACAGCTCCCGCCGAGTTCAATATAAGAACACAGAGTGTGGGGTCTATTGTCTTTATTTTATTATACGTATGTTGATGGGTGACGAGTTTGTGACGTTTACGAGGGCAACGCCGAATGATGCGGGAATGTTAGAACTACGCACTTGGATTTTTGCGGATTGAACAACAAGAAACTTATCCTAATAGTGTATAGAGTCATATGGCAGATATTAGGCTAAATGGAAAAAATGCGTTCCTCGGAAAAAAGAATGAGGCTTTGCTGCAAAAGTTACTTACGGACGACTTCCAGCGTCGTTTAGGGACAGCCTTGTCTTTAAAAGAAACTACACGTCTCAACAATACTATTACATTTTATATGAAACGAGTGTACGAGAAGACAGATTCAGACAAGTCGCTCCAGGATATGAATACGGAGGTTCTAAAAGCGGTTGTACCAGATTTTCAGAGTTATATTCGGAGGCAACAGACATCCTCGGTCGCAGCGAATTCCTCTGTGGCGGATCCGTTGCGCGCAGATGTAAATGCGCAGTTTGACAGGTTACAGGTCGCGCGTCAAGAGTCACAGTCAAAAATCCCCGCCGCACCTGTATTCCAGCTCAGTTTAGAGGACAAAGATGCGATTCCCTCTATACAGCGCTATGAACAGTTGAAGAAGCAGCGGGAATTGGAGGCTAGGCGTTTAGAGGAGGCACAGGCCACTCTGGCACCCACTGACGTCGCTATGGTGAGCCGCAATGATTCCAATGAAATAATGGAAATGATTCAGTCGGATGATATGTTCCGTGCGGGTCAGCGCGAGGCGGCTCTAAGAGATACCGCAACTCTGAATGCGCGCGAGGCGGAGCGCGCAGCAGCGCGTCTAGCGGCGGGACAAATTATGCGGGACGTGCCTCCGGATCCGAGAATGCTGTACTTATCCGACAAGGGGAATCAGGCCATGTTGCCCATGGCTATTCCAAACGCAAATCCAACAATAGCCTTGCCGAACTCGTTTCAGACTCGTCCTCCTCTTCCTCAGGATGTTATCAAGTCACAGGGGGATCTCATTGCGTATAAAGAGAATGAGTATAACTTGATAATTTACAGCGGTGACCGTGATTGGGTAAATAACACCATAGAGAATCGTTACAACTTCAGTGTGAATTTTGACCCGGCCAATAATCGACAGGGTTTTGGTCTGTCCCCGTCAACCTACATTAAATTTAAAAATATTACGCGCATTGAACTCGTGAAGGCCATTATGGCCACAGAGGGCCTGGAGACGGTGTCTCTGAAGACGGGAGCCACGGCCTATGACACCTCTAAAATAATCAACGTCCTCTCATTCCCGTATCTCCAGGTGCGCATAGACGAACTCAATACGAACAACTATGGCACGAATGACGGCGTCAATAACTCGTTTGGTGTTATCAACTACGATGCGTATTGGACGTCCGATACCCTACTGAAAAACAAGGGATTCACGTGCCTCATTCCTAAATTCTTGAAGTGCCAGAAGGTGTATGCGCCGACTCCGCTGAGCACGCTGAACAAGCTCTCTATTCAGATCCAGCGGCCGGATGGGACTCTCGTGACGACGGACAACGATGCGCTGGACATTAGTGGTGTGGTCTTGTCTTCTATGTTGACGGGGGCTACTGGATTCGCTTGGGGTGGGACAGTCACAGCCGGAATTGTTACGAATTCTCTTTATAATGATGCATCCAGCAAAACGACGGGCGAGTATATCTGGATCCAGACGAAGAAGTGGTTTAATCAATTCAGCGTGACACAGGGTGACCGTATTGTTCTAAAGAATCTCGCCTACAAGGCAGTATTTACAGCAAGTATTACAGGGACGACTATGACACTCAGCGCAATTGCATCAGGAACCATCTTCGTTGGAATGTCTTTGGATACGCCAGCGGGAGGAACGATTGTATCACTTCTTTCAGGGTCTGGTGCTACAGCCGTGTACCAAGTTTCTACGTCACAGGTCGTCACCTCTACGACGATTACGGCCACAACAGTTTCAGGAACAACGCCAGTGGTTACCGACTTTTTGGCTTACCTCCAGAGAGACACTGGGCACGTTGTGGTGGACGTTGGACAATCCACGCAGCCTGTTGCCGTGTTTGTCGGTAGTATATCTAACGGCTCTGGCAGTGCTGGCACGATACTCACGGTCGCTTCCATGATTTCAGGGACGATTTCTGTAGGTACTACTACAGGTATGGGGATGACTTCTGGAGCCACTGGCACGATTACTGCACAAACCGCAGGAACTCCTGGTGGAGTTGGGACGTATACAGTCTCATCCCAGCTCGTCGCATTCGGAACAAGGATTACTGCGAGTTTGGACGCAACATACACCAGTTTCCAGGACGGGACCAACGGCTCCAATAAACTCGGCTACAGCAATTTCATCATTATACGCAACAACTTTAGCGACTCCGATCTGAAAGACAAGGGTCTATCCACTCCTGTTGCGCTCAATACAGCTCTAGGCGATTTTATTTCGGTCACTCCTGGTGTAAGTACAGGCCGTCTTCTGAATACGAGCCACCAAGTACAACTCGTGTTTCGTGTCATTACAAGAGACCTTGATTCTACGACAAAGATTCGACCCGATAACATGTAACGCTTATGACAGCGGTCAGCCCCAGAATAAGCAGCGTAACAGCGATAGAATTATCTCCATTCCTTCCCAGAAGTTCTAGGTGAGAATGCGGATAGATATCTAAATACATGTATGCTCTAAAAGAGCATCACAACTGTATTCAAATTTTTAGACGCGAATCAAAAATCGGTGGAAATACATAATGAGCTCGTGTGTTATGTATGAGTGTCTGGAATATGAGTTCGTGACACAGAGGTTCGCGAAACGGCAAAATTGTTTTAACGATTTTTTTCACGTAAGAAAGACGAAGGGCAATGGCTCTAGAACTCATAGGGCTTGTAGGGTCGTGTTCACAAATTTCAGAGTCGGCAAAATAAGATGCATCCTCTTTTAGAATATTCGGATAGTACGCAAGAGAAATGCAGTCCCAAGTCATTCCTACAAGATTTTTTAAACGTCCATGAAAATCCCTTCTCGGAATTGTTTTTGCATCCAACACTATAATGATTGCATCGTCGCGCAAATCAAGTTCCGCTGCACTTTGTAGAATGGTCGTAAAACTACATATCTGAATAAGGTCGTCTAGAGGCAGATGCGTTCCCTTACAGTTAAGTAGAGGCAGTTTTCCTCTCGGTAAAAAAGGGTCGTAAATATTAAATATAGAAGATGATTTAAGTTCGTCGTGGCGCATAAACGGTACACAGATAACGTCGTCCTTTTGAAATCCCGCAGAAAGTAGCGCCGGGAGTAATGTGTAGAATTCAGACTCCCCGCGCTTTAAATCACCTTGAATATATATTTTGGCGATTCCGCTCATACCTATAGGGAAATGTATGTGGGTGTTTAGACCAATACCGACGTATGCCAAACTTCGGAATCGTGATGTGCGCATTAAATAAGTACCCCCTAAAGGGTACTTAACTTTGGTACTTGGCGGTATTTTGCACCATACCTTCACAAAAACTCCACAGGCTTTCCAGGCTTCTCTTTCCCAAATTCCGTCGGCAATCTAACTCCCGTGCGTCCAAGTAATTTCTTGAAACCCGCATCATCTATTGCGTAGATTTCAAAGCCAGTCGCGACGGCTGTGGGCTCAGGACGAACGTATTTGAAAATGTAGGGTTTCCCCTTGTATTCCTGTTTAATGTATGTGACCGCAGGTTTTACCACGGAAGCCGCAGTTGCAGCAACAGCAGGAGCCGCCTCCGCGGGCGGCGCCGCCTGAAATTTGGATGCCGACTCACGAATATCATCCTCCAAATTTGGGTGATACATGAAATCCCCGATTTTTCCCCGCAAAGGAAGACACTTAAATGAGCCGTCCTTATTCTCTTTGATATTCAACTCACAGTCCACGGCGGCGGCTTTCATTACTGATTCCAATGAATTCAAAATGAGTTTTTTTCGCTCAGAAATCATGTAGAGTCGCTCATCTGTAGTGAAAATGTATTCTGTCGCACGTTCCCCTATAGGTAATCCGAGCGCCAAAGCCTCCTTTCGCTCTATCCTATCAAATTGCCGAATGTTCGGAACAATGCGCGCTTCTCCTGCAGTTGCCATTTGAGCCTCAGGCGAGAATACGCTGAGATAGGTGTATATTACGACATTCCGCTGCGATTCCTCCAACTCTAAATGCGAGCCAATACGGATTGCACGCCCCTTTACCTGTTTCAGACGCACATCATTCCAATAGGGTTCCATAATATGGACGGCGCGCACGTTTTTTAGAGAAATGCCTTCTGCTCCCGCAGAGGTTATACAGAATACGCGGCAAAGTTGCCCGCTCTTATTATCGGTGTATTTCATTTCGTCGACAAGAAGAGACTTGATGTCGGTTGGAAGTTCGTTAAAATTTGCGTTGAAAATGTCCAAACATATACGACGCACATCGTCCTCCTCACCACCGGAAAAGGTTATATAACGTGGTTGGCCACCTGAACCCTTGCGAAGAGATTCCTCTGTACGCGCAGAGAATTTTACACCTGCCGAGGTTTTGATAATTTCAATTGGCGCATAACCGTTCACGTCCATCGCAATTTTGAAAATTCCGATCCCCTCCATATCCAAGAATTGCGAATACACGAGACTACTTCCGCGCTCTGCAGCAATTTCTCCAATTTTCGTCAACATCATTGCGAATTTCGGAGAGTAGATAGAAAGTCCCTCAGACCCCAATTTCATTTTATCACGCGCAAGTGTTTCCAGACACTCTTTCGCGCGTTGTGTCGCATCTTGATACTTTTCGCCGGGCTGTTGCCCCGTTTCACACTTTGTCTTAAATTCTGCGGATTTCTTGGCCATCAAATCGGCAAGTCCTGGTCTTTTAAGCACGAATTTCTTTACAGGTGCTGCAGTAGGTTCCACTTCCAAATTGTCTGGCCTCCCTCCATTGAAATCATCTAGTTCTTCGTCACCTCCACTCAGCGCTGGCATATCCTCATTTCCCCTATTCTCCTCTCGCACATCCATCCAAATTTTTCCAATATGGTTTTCACCCTTTTCATCAGGACCATTTCCCCAAAATGCGTCCGAAGAAGCATATACAAGTGGGGCATTCCTGCTAGATGCGAGCAGACTCTTTATGTCGATGGAATGTTTTTTTGAATAAAAGGTTTCTATAGCATATTTCATAATGAACAGCGTTTCTGCGTCTGAATCTTTACGTCCTCTTTGCTTACTCAATTCCACAGCCTCTTCTGCAGTTGCGGCGTTACGAATCTCCTTTTCCAAATCTGGATCAGTTTCCCTGTACTTTACAGATTCGTAGAAATGTATTAATGTTTTGTATTGATGCACTTGAATATGCTTTTGGTTTTCCGAACTTTTGTATATAGGGTACTCTATCTCAATCATCTCTTTAAAATAGGGGTCCAGAATTTTGTATTCGTTCTCTGTATTCACTGAAAAAGGAATGGGAGTAAGCGCAGGAGCCGCCGCAGGAGCCGCCGCAGGAGCCGCCGCAGGAGCCGCCGCAGGAGCCGCCGCAGGAGCCGCCGCAGGAGCCGCCGCCTCCGCCGCAGCTCTTGCGGCTTTTATTGCGGGTCCGGCCACTGTAGTTTCCTCCTCGGCAGCATCTGCATCTTTAAAAATGCCTTCACGAATTGCATCATCCTCCTCCGCTACAGCCGCTGCCTCAGCATCCTCCGCAATTCCTTCTGCTTCCAATTCTGGAAATTCCTTTGCGCCCTTCGCCTCTGTCGTATCGGGTGCAGTGTCCAAAATATCCCCCGTTTTATTGCCGCGCTTTGCTTCTGCTGTCTGTTCCTTTTTGTTTGGCTTGGGTCGCGCAACATCGGAAGGAAATGTGAAATTACATGCTTGACGAGAGGCCATCTTATAATTACTCGTCTGGCTCTCTCCACCGACCTCATAGACCTCTCCCCATACACCCCCAAGTCCACCCGTCGTTTTCTTTTTTGCCTCCTTGGAAATCTCTCCCTCACGCTCTTTCATGTACATGTGTTGACTATACGCGCTCATGGGCACACGAACAACTTCATCACTTTCTACCCGAGGCATGAGTTGCTCGTTGCTGCCCTTGTAGTAAGAAATCAACCCTGTTAATCGCTTTACAAGAACAATTTTTGTTGTTTCGTTCAAACCTGACCCGTCCGCCTTTAAAAAACTCTTAAAGAAGTCTTGGCCGAACGGAGGAAGAAGTGACTGTGCCTTCATTATGGGAACGCCCGCAATTTGTAGGCCAGCCGCTGTAAAAGCTCCTTTGAGTTCTTCAAGAATCTGCGCAAGTTTAGGAACGTCCTCCTCTTCAGGAATACGCTCTACGCCACTACCATCCTCTAATTTCCGAATTCCCTGTGGAAGTAGTGTAATCATCACTTTTGTTCCCAAACCGCGCGGATCGTGTTTTACCTCCACGTAGTCCGAGTAGAGGAAGCGCAGAGAAACATCCTGTGCCTTTTTTTGAGAGACATTGCCTGTTTCCGTAATTGTGAATTCAATTGTTGGAATATATCCGTGTAGAACGTTTGCAAGAATTCCCAATTCTTCTGGGAAATTTATAAGCGGTGTCCCGCTCAAACCAACAATTTTGGAATTCTGCGCAGCTAAAAGGAGTCGGTAAAACATATACCCTCTCATATAGGTCTTCGTACCTTCGACACAGAGTTTCGGACTCCAGTGTTCAGGTGTAATTTCCTCTATGGGAATAAGCCGACGCAATCCGGGTACTTTAATAAGATAGGGGTCTATTGTTCCCTGCATGAGTCGAATTAAGTTGTGTATTTCATCTATGATAATAACTGAATCATCAAAAAATTCGCAAAATGGTTTATGACAGGCCATCGCCTGAAGCCGCTTTGCAGAAATTCCGTTGTAGTTTATGAAGCGAATTCTTCCGTGAGGGTTCTTTTTTTCATCCCAGACAAGAATGGAGAGAATCTGTTTTCGAATTTCGGTCTGCTGGTCAGCCGTAAGAGTTGCATAATTCGCCTCCTCCCCACTCTTTCGGAAGTCCGGAACCCATATGTTTTTTACACTCCGTAAATACGATTCTGGAATTCCAAGCACGCTTGTCGCAAAGGGTGTAACAATGGGGTCAGATATTGCATAGGAAACCCAATAGTTTTTCAGGCGAAAGTGGCGAAATCCACAGGAACTCACTTCCTTTAGGAAATTTTTACGGAGTGAAAATGGCGTCATGACAATAATCTTCTTATTCGCCGTTGCGTATAGGGCCTCTGCAGTTGCAATTGCAGTGCATGTTTTGCCCGAGCCGAGTCCATGATATGTCAATATACCCCTGTACGGACTATCATTTCGCATATACTCACGCACGAATTTCTGATAGGGATACTTATCTCCTGGCGCAGTTTTTATATCCGGTGAGAGCATAAATCTGTCGTAATTCTCCTTGATGAATTCCGAAAAGGCCCGCCGCGTTTGAGGAATATAGCCCTTTGGTCCATCGGGATTTTCATACGGGTTTTTTTTCTCTTCTGCGCGAATCAAGTCACCCATTTCTTTCAACTCTCCAGTAAAGTCTGTGGTCGGAATTTCTTCCAGCGCAAGTTCTTTTACTAGTTTTGCAACGGAAGGAGGTGCCGGCGGCTCTAATTCTGAAAGGGGTTCTTGCAGCGCAACGTCAGTCGCCTTTACCTCTATTGGAACTACCTTCTTAGTTTTACTAGACGCAGACGCCTTGAACGTATGGGTAGCCCCCATTCCAGGTATATTAAACATAGAAGCAACTCTTTCTGCCTTCACGTCCGCCTGCTTGCGCTCTTCTACTCGCAATTCTGCAGGTAGAACTTCAACAGGTCGCCGATTCCCTTTGAATGCTACTCCCCTTTTCGGCGGAACGCGTACATTTTTTTTAACAGGAATATCTAATTCCGACATCTATATACAGATTCGGTATATATTTGATAGCACAAATCTAGCGCCAAGGCAGTAAATAGAAAAGTGTATGAGATGATGAGCAAGATTTTTTATTTTCTTATAGCGGCATGTGGCAAAATTACTTACACCCCGAGGGTGTACGTAACTTTGGCACATGCCGGTACAAGTTAGAAATGGCCTCTATCGTCTAATACGCTTTGATCGTCTAATACGCTTTGTTTGTAAACCCCGTTTTGCCTTTGAAGAGCGTGTATGCTCCTTTAATGATAACATACTTAAAAGTGCTCTATACAACCCCCCCCCTCTTTTGTTCAGCCCTCTATAGGCAGTTCTCAAATGCATTTTTTGTGAATTTAATATATCATTTTTGGGATTTGGAGTTATCAAATTAGAAGGAATCTCGTTTTCTTTAATACTTGCCAATACCCTTTTTGGATTTGTTAATGAGGCGAGTTCTTCTGCGTCATCGGAAAGTATGGGTGTGTTATTATCATTTAATAAAGTTCCCGGATTATCTGAAGTTATAATTAATCTCATTATAGTAGGATTTCTTGAGTCTGGGTACTCTGGTTTCCCTTTGAATTTCATAGGTACATTATTTTCTCCTAAAAAAAGTACGGTAGGATATCCGGAAACATTTTTAGGAATTTCGGGTGGGGTTCTTTCTAACTGGTCATAATGAATGCTGGCCATACCTGCTTTGCGCCCCCTTTCTTTGAGAAGTTTGTTCCATACCTGCTCCTTGTATGTATGACAATGTCCGCAATAATTCGCCCAAATGAGAACAACAATAAGTTTATTTTTATTTTTTTCCAAAAGCTCTACTAATTGAGGTATGTGTTCGGCACTTGTTACATCAACACTGTTGCTTGTTTTTTTTAATTTGCTCGTTTTCGCTCCCTTTTTAGCAACCATTCTTCTTTGTACGCAGATTATATTGTATAAAGATAGATGGTGTCATTAACAACTACAATGTCAACATTAATTACAATAGCAATAATACTATATCTGTTCTTCTATTTTAATAATCAATACTATCTCTATGAATATTTCCAACCAGGTATTGATGAGCGTGAATGTGCTGCAAGAGGCGGCTCGTACAGAAATGGAACCTGCTTGATACCTCGAGATGAAGATAAACGTATCTGTGAGAGTTCTGCTGGCGGCGTATGGGAAAATGGAAGGTGCTCTATTCCATCTGTTCAATGTAAGCTGATGGGTGGAAACTATATTAATGGAAATTGTGTATCTAGTGATACAAACATACAGGCTCGTCTCAATTGTGAAATGGGTGGCGGTGAGTATTCTCCCTCTACGGGTGTGTGTAAACAGGACTCGTCACAAGCCAACCGGTTCGGATTCAATATGACAGAAAACAATAACATAGAGAAACCAATGTTTCCTGGTGCCGGAGAAGTGGAAATGACCGTATTCAGTCCTCCATATGAACAACAGTCCATACAGAATTTGGACGATTACGAATACAACCTAATTTATACCAATGAAGCCGACAGAGTTTTAAAGAAGGAATTAAGAGATAAACTAATGTCCCAGTATCCGATGCATTGGACAACATACCCTCCATCGTCATCCCAATTTCAAGCAGGCTATCGCGAATCTTTCCAGAATGCGAAACAGGATGTGCCGGATGATGCAAAACCATATGAAAATATTAGTGGTTCCATGATGCAGCCCCCCGACATGGGTGAAATTGAGAAAGAGGAGCGAAAAATTCTTCAGACCTATCGACCTGAATTTCCTCCGAAGGCACAAATGTACGATGACCGCGATGCAAATACCTTAATTAAGAAAATATATGACGCGAAAGGTCTGATACCTGTTGTAAAACACAAGGACGGTACAAACGTATATGAGATTGTTGGGACAAGACGGAAGAACGAGAAAATCGTATATGAGGATGAGGAGGGTGTGGCTCTACAGGGGGCCAATACAAGCACGGGCGAAGGTGTTGTTCCCGTTGTTTCCGGTGTGAATGAACTCACCACGTCCTCTAGGGACCAGTTTTACGGGGGTGGTCAAGGCTCGGCGAACTCATGGCAGTATACAGCTTGGACACCTGGTCTAGAACGCGTGTTTGCGCCAACGAAGCCAAAACAGAACTGGTATTGACCGTCTAAACCGGATAGAATATTCTTAATAGGGATGTGGGTATGTGATATGCGAGAGCGTGATTTAATTCCACTTTTAGAAAATATTACCACAAGGAATCTTCCTGTTGGTGATATTTGGATAGGGCTTTCAGGAGAGGATATTTTACCAGGTGGGCTTATTATAGAGCGAAAGACGGTAGCAGATTTAGAGGCGTCTATCAAAGATGGGCGCTATAGAGAGCAGCGTTTGCGGCTTTTAACACATTGTCAAGAAACGGGCGCAAGACCCTTGTATATTATTGAAGGTTCTGTAGACCGACCATTTCAGTTGCATTTTCAAGGAAATACTCTGCGAAAATTTCTCCATCGCCTACAAATACGATATGGTGTTCCTGTGGTTCAAACAGAGAGACTAGAGGCTACGGCGAATGTCTGTGCAGTCCTTTTGGAGCAGTGGATTAATGACAGAGACGTATTCAAGGCGGAAGACGGTGCAAAGAAGGACTATGCTGCGTCAGTCACCGTTCACAAGCGAGGGAACAAGGAGGACCCCCGAGTGTTTGCTTCAATGGTACTTCAGCAATGTCCCGGCGTAAGCGCAGCCATTGCGAAGGCACTACTAGATAAGACTGGTCGCAATAATCTTGAAGGTATCTGGATTCTTTCGGAGAGGGATATAGCAGCTGTACAAATCACGGAGAAGAGACGGGTTGGGCCGGTGTTAGCGAAGCGGCTTTGGACGCTTCTTCACTGTGACTCGCAGCAAGAGCAATCAGAGCCGCACCCAGAAGACTCATAAGTCCAGGCCGTTCACCGAGGAATAGAAAGCCGAACAGAAATGACGAAAATACGCCAATGAATGATAGAAGCCCGAAGGTTTCCGTGTTTACTTTTGGTATACTGTAAAAACGAAGACTGTATCCTATGAAGCCTACAATCAAATTGAATAAGACAATCTTGGTCCAGACGGACGCTGTATACTGTATTTTTACTAGGCCGAAAACGATGAGAGGGATGATACAGACGAGCGCACCACCGTACATCTCCAGAGTAGAACTCCAGGGGTTCTGTTGTTCGTTTGTCCGTACGGCAAAATACATGGCTGATTCTGTGAGGGCAGCGACGAGGGCTGCGGCAACACCAATTAGTGCGCCGTACCGATTTTGGACGAGGCCACGAATATCGTCGTTTATACCTTTTGTGCTAACAAGAAATGTTCCGAAAATGCCGAGAAGGACGTACGCATAACTCTTGGTCTGTATATTTTCTCCGAAAAAGGCCGAAGCACCGAGAAGATTCCACATAGGATATGTATAAAATAGGGACATTGCGACCCCTGCAGAAAGGCTAGAGAAGGCGATGTACGATACGAAAATATGAGCCAGAGTTATTGCTCCAATTCCGAGCGAACGACCGGCCGAAATTGATGAACCCCATGTAGATATCCAGTCGTCTTTTGACGCAACAGCGGTTGCGGCACCCACAAATGTAACGAGTCGGGAGAACACCTGTGTAGACAGATTTGTAGACACGAGTTTTATTAGAATGGGGTAAAGTGATAGGATAAATTCACTCCCAATCACAATATATTCAGCGAGAGAGAACATTCTTGCTAAATAATACAAATACGAAAATTACGCTTGATTCTAGATTTAAAACGATGTAATGAATGAATAAATTTCCATCTGTAGAGGAAGTCATTGTTGTCTTGACCTCTTCGCATTAAACACCTTTCTAGGTCTACAAGCTCCCCTCCCCGTCCCAAACCCCATTTTTTACGAAAATTCTGTATTTTCGAGGAATACAGTTGTATCTGTTTTGTACAGTCTTTGTATTCCTGTAATTTTATAATTTCTTTGAATTTTTCTTTAGACTTAATTTTTATAAAGTCTTTAATATCGCGCATTTGTGTACGAAAAAGTTTCAAATGATGAGCGCGCACTTTGTTTAATGTTTGATATGTTTTAACTAAGGTCTTCCAGTAATTCCTTAATTCTTGAATTTCAACATTAAAGCTGGGCTGTGTGTCGAGTAAATTCTCTATAATATCCGTATCATTTATCCATACTTCTTCCTGTTGTCTAAGATTTCCATGTGGAAAAACAAACTCTTCACATACATTACATCGAACATTATTTATTTGTATCAAACCAAGTCGTCCTAACATACATTGGGTGTGATATGTGTGATTACACAGAAGTGTCATCTTTGCGTGGTCGTCGTTGATTTCTGTATTACATACGGGACATTCCATTCTTTTATACAAAATTAGAAATGCCTTAAGCATACCGCAATATGCATGTTTCGGTATTATTAATAATAGCGATATCCACCTTCTAAAGCATTTCTTACTTCCTTTAGTTGTGGATTAGTATATGTTATTTGCCCTGTGGCTGTATTCTCTGTATCTCTAGGGCCTGTAGGGCCTGTAGGGCCTGTAGGGCCTGTAGGGCCTGTAGGGCCTGTAGGGCCTGTAGTACCTGTAGTACCTGTCGGACCAGTTTCTTCCGTAGAAGACAAAGTTTTAGGAGCTTTAGTGGGAGCTGCAAACGTAGAGCCTGTTGCAGCCTTTCTAAAGGCTGCTTTCCATATGATTCCAAGCAGTTCAAGTAATTTTTCGCGATAACATGATTTTCGTGGATCACTATATCCGTATAAATTAGTGTATTTATTTATTGTGTCTTCTGGCATAACTACTTCTTCTTCTGTAGGCTCTACTGCAGTTGGTTGTTCCGCAGCTACTGGTAGAGCAGTTTCTTCCTCTTCTTCCCCTTTCCCTTCTTCCTCTTCCCCTTCCCCTTTTTTCCCTTCTTCCTCTTCCCCTTCTTCCCCTTCCCCTTCTTCCCCTTTTTTCCCTTCTTTCCCTTCCCCTTTTTTCCCTTCTTCCTCTTGTAGACTTGTATAATCACCCTCAAATTGCTTGTTATAATTTCCCCCTCGCATCTGCCCCCTGTGCTCCTCGGCCCGCCCCCCTTCTCCTTCCTCTTCCTCTTCCTCTTCCTCTTCTCCTTCCTCTTCCTCTTCCTCTTGCTCATTGGAAGTGGGAAGCTCTGTTGCGGGAGCTGAAGCGTTTCTATTTTTCCACTTTGTTCCTGCGTTCATTGCCCCTTCCTTTATTTCACCTTTGTATTTTATCGCATCGCTTTCTGCATCTCTATTACCATTTTTACATGAGTTATCTATTCTATTTGGGTCATTATTATTGGGTAACGTAGTTGTATAAATAAAGGGACTTACACCCAGAGCTAAAGCAGCTAGACCCAAGGCTCCCATGGCTAGATTTCCCAAACCACCAGGTGCCTGTGGAATAGGCCTATTGTTATTTGGAGGTGTAGGGTTGTTTCTTTGAATATCCTCCTTTAATTTCTGTAGCTGTTTAATTGAACGAATTGCATTTTCTAGTGCAATTATTTGCGCATTTAAGCTAGCTAGTTCTGCTGTTAGAGTAATGAGAGCATTCATATTGATAGTTTGATTTGACTTTTCTGCCTGAATTTGAGCAAGAATACTCGCCTTGTTTGCTTCTGTCAATTCAAGTTTTAATTGAGCATTTTTTAATTCGGTATGTGTATTAATGTTATCTAGATTTTCTAATAAAATATTGATACGGTTCTGAAGATCCTCTACTTTTCTAATATCAGAATCTGTATCATCCTTTAAACTTTCGTAGCTTTGTTGCAAATATTTTAAAAGGCGGATAGTATTCATCTGCTCATCTGTGAGAGGGCTAGTCGCGGCAATTCCCTCGGCAATAGCAGCATTGGCAGCCATCTCCGCCGCCACCGCCGCGTACGCTGCAGAATCTCCCTTTAATTTTGCAATATCAATATTTCGCAGTAAAATATTCACATCTAATCGATTTGCACTCTCAAGTAATTTCTCTAACTCAGCCATTCTTGCTCGAGCAGTATCCAATACATCCGCTTCATATTGCAGTTCTGCTAATTGCTCCATTAGTCGCATTTTTGCTTCTTGCATAGTTTCGTATGTTGTTCCCATATTTCTAAAAAACTGCTCTAATTCAGCCTTTCCATTAATAACAGAAGGGTCGTTCATCATTTCTTCATAAATTTTAATAATTGTATTTTCTGTTATTTTTTCGGTTGGTTGGATTAGATTTACCTCTTTTAGATTTTGTATTTGAGATAGATTTGGAAAATTCGGATTATCATCCAGATTGTTGAGAGCAGCCGCAGCTTCGTTTGCTTTTTGCGCCTTTTGCTTTGCTTCTACTAAAAGCGCTTGAAGACGATTTTTCTCTGACTCAATATGACTGCGATACAAAAGATGTGTTTTCATATCACCGAGATTTTCAATTGTACTTTCGACTATTTTCAGATTTTGTTCTGCTGTATTCAAAGTGGAAACTGCATCAACTAATTTGATTGTTGCGGCATTCATTTCTATAGCCATTTTATTCATTGTATTTGTTACATCGGCTAATGAAGTATCGAGTTCAGAAATCTTTTTTGCTAAATCTAGATTAGCCTGTATTATGTCTGGATTCTCAGCTTGATTATTTAAAGCATTTAATCTTCTTAGGCAATCTTCGGTGTATCTCTGTATTTCTTGTATGTTATCTGTATTTGGCATATACAGATTTGTTTCATTTATCATATCGTCAATAAGGAATTTTTGGTTTTCCTTTTTTAAAAGATAGATTTTCAAATCGGACACAGAAGTGCTAAATATATGCAGTGATTGTGGAAATAGTTTACGAGTTATTAAAATAATAAATGCATTGTTATTTAAATTAGAGGCTGTTGCTATTTCAGTATTTAAATTTGGTAAAACGTTGGTTTGAATATCTGTTATGTTAACAGTTACACTATGTAGTGATTGCCCAAATGTTTGCATTATTGTGTATAGTGAATTCATTTCGGTATTTGCTGCGGTAGCTGTATCAATTATAAGCGAAAGAGTCGTTATTCCAGAGCTGACATCTCCTTCGGCATTTTGTACGGCCGTTTCAGCCATTTCAGTAATCATTTGCGCATAAATAATATTAAGACGAATTCCTCCTCCAAGTGCAGCAAGAGGAATATTTGTGTTTGCACATCTTATTTTGCATATCAGAATTACTTTTGCCAGTTTCTCTTGTTCTAAGCTTGTGTTCACCGCGCCCATTTCTTGATTTAACGCAATGACAATCTGAAAATCTACAGGAGAAGGACTCGACAAATCAAGATTAATAAGAGTATTATTACGGGCTGTAAGCACGCTTACAAACCCCATATATTTTCCCAGGTTTCTTTCCGCTACTGTTGACGTATAGAAGTATAAGTTAACGAAATTATTCGCATCCGTTGCTTCCAATACAGCTAAAACTAACGTGGTATTTCCTGTACCAATATCACTTTCTGCCGTTTGTTTTACTAATGCATCCGTTGCAACCGCTGCTTCAGCTAATAATTTTTTGGCTAAGATGCCTGCCGCATCTTGGGAAAGTGTCAAATCAGATACGGTTTGTGCTATTTCTGCGGTTATCTCAACAAGAGTTACCTGCGCCTCCCCATATCCTTCCCTCACCGCGCCCATTTCTTGATTTAACGCAATGACAATCTGAAAATCTACAGGAGAAGGACTCGACAAATCAAGATTAATAAGAGTATTATTACGGGCTGTAACCACGCTTATAAACCCCATATATTTTCCCAGGTTTCTTTCCGCTACTGTTGACGTATAGAAATATAAGTTAACGAAATTATTCGCATCCGTTGCTTCCAATACAGCTAAAACTAACGTGGTATTTCCTGTACCAATATCACTTTCTGCCGTTTGTTTCGCTAATGCATCAATCGTTGTAACAGTATCCATAGCAAGCTCCATCAATCTCCTTTTTTCTGCCGCAACTCCTGCAAGTTTAAGATTTTCTATTTGATTTCTTATCTCTGTACTAATTTGTTGTAAAGAATTTTGTAAAACACTGAGTTCTCCTTCTGTGATTGCAACATCTCTTATAGAAGTATTTACTTGATCTAGACTCGGAGAAAAGGGACTCGAAAAATCAAGATTTGATAACCCCTCTAGTTGATTGATAATTTGTCTATATGTTGTAACGTTTGTTATTTTGGTAATTCTTAAAGTTTTTGCAGTTAAAGTTAGAACATTCATTAAACTATTCACTCTAAGATTTTCCATTAATTCTATATTTCTCTTTAAGGAACTGTATTCACTATTTGCTGTTTCTAGTTGTGCACTACTAGGATACGCTACAAAAGCAGAAGTCAATGCAGTATTTAAATCATTTAAGTATAAAAATAATGAGTCAAGTGTATTCGGGGGGCGACTTTGTAATTGTGCTAATTCTTGAATTATTTCAGAAATGTATTGCTGTTTTAAAGTTAAATTGTATAATTCTGATATGGGTATATTTGTTTGATAGAAATTTTTATCAGAAACAAATAAAGAAGTTTCGTGAACCAATCTATACATAACTTGGTACGGTACAAGAAGTGTTTGCCCAAGTTCAAGCTGTGTATCATTCACCCCCGGTGCTATTAAATCTGGAAGAACGGGTGTGTCTATAGTATAGTTCGGTGGAACAGGTGTTTCATCTAATGTATTTTTATGTTCTTGCATTGCGCCCAACGCAAAATAATATTGTATGTTAGCACTATTTTGATTGTCTATTGCTCCACCATCTTCATTTAACGCGTTAAGCAAGTCTGTTTGAACTTGCTCAAGATATCTCTTCTGAATATCTCTCGACGCTTGAATTTCTACAGTCGAAGGAAATACATTGCTCAAATAGCTTTGTAAATTAAAAATGGCCTCTTGCATTATTAACACCTGAGAATCAGTATAGCTCTTTAGCGCAACATAATTAGTATATTCAGGATCCAATAAAAATTTTGAAGTATTTAACCTTTCCTCTACTAGTCTTAATGAATTATTCAGACCATCTATATCTGTATTTATAGTTGTGATTGCTTGAAATATATTTACGCTTGTATTATATAGAAATCTCTGTAATTCAATAAGATTTGAACCATCATTTATCATCATTTGTAAAGTTTCTAACAATGTATTTATTTCTAGGGTTTTTTGGGTAATACTGTCCTGAAGAATAGAGACGTCACCTCTTAATATAAAAATAGCATTTATTAGATTGTACACATCTGAATTTACTATTTGTTGGATTGAAGTGAGTTCATTTGTTGCCTTTTGAGCTTCATCCAATTCTGATACTGACATACTTTGATAATTTGTATCGCGAATATGGTAAATTTCACTCAGTGTTTTATCTAATTCTCTTCCAATGAAGAGATTTGCTGCAATTGTCTTTGCATATGTTGTTTTGAATTGTATTAATTGCGCTAAAGTCAACTGTTTTGTAAGGGCTTGCAATGCAACTTGTGTCCTTAATTGAATAATTGCCTGTATTTGAATACTCTGTACTACTTGCATTTGGCTCTTTGCCCCTTCAACCAATTTTTCCATTTCTCGCTTTATTCTTATAATTTCTTCATCGCTATTGGAATTTAGAAGGGTGGTTGGATCGAAATTTATTGTATAATCGTCCAGGATTCCTTTTGAGAGTTCTCTACCGATTCGTATTTTATCACTCAATTTATGTATTAAAATTTCAAATAATCTATTATTTCTTTGTGGATTGATCGGATCTATTTCTTTCTCTCCCGTTCTAATAGCCGGTTTCATCAATGGGTTCACTCCTTTTCGTAAAGCATTTAAAAGGGAATTTTGCCTTTTTGCTTGTAAATTCAGTCGATATGTTCTTGCTAATAAGTTTATAGACCTAGACAAATTCCCACCTTTCATTCTACTACGCCCCTTTGAGGTTATCGCTCGACCCATCCCTATATGCTAACGTTAAAAATAAAGTTAAACAAACAGCGGTACCGGTATGTGCCAAAGTTACCGCGATATTTCAAAGATAGGTACACCCCCAAATGTGTACCTAACTTTGAAATATGCCTTTAGTAGTGATGTAGGCTTAAGTTAAGTACCCCCTTTAGGGGGGTACTTAACTTAAGCCTACATCACGGTGTGTACACCACGGTAATTTACCCCCGCGTTCTCCAATACTCTCCACAAACATTGCATATATACAAATACTTCAGATTCTCAGAGTCATACTTAATATAAATGACGTCCTTTTCTGAACCGCCACCATTAGATTTACAATCTTCGCGAGGACACTTCATTGTCTTTAAATGTGGTAACGTGGAATCTTGCCGGGTAAATTCATTTAAGAGAATCTTATATCCTTCACTCGTACGCTCCTTTACAAGAGTTTCAGAAACGAGACTCCCTTTCTCTTCATTCTCTTTATGTCCACAATTACGGCAAAGACGAGTACATGCTTTCGCCTCTGTATCAATATCTAAATACAGATAGAATTTGCAAACTGGGCAAAATTTCATCCTATTCTATATATAACAGGAGTTTAAAGTCGTCAAATTTTAATTGAGTACCTTCACGGGCATAAAAAGTATCTCTTAAAGGGGTACTTTTTTTATGCCTAGATGTCGGTACTTTAATTAAGTTCTTGGTAGTAGCTTTGCCCAATGAATTGTTCCTTGCATTCCGTAGAGAATATTTGTACAATGGTTTGGCTCATCTAGGGCCTTTAATTTCAAGCGATTTTGAATTTTTTCTAGATGGTTCGGCCAAAACTGTTCAAATGTATCCGAAAAATGTGACCATAGAGTGTTTTTACCGTCCCTGTATTTTTCATACTCTTTCAATGTATGTTTCACTAGATGAAATTCGACAAAATCTGCATAGGCCTTTGCAGCTGGATGTTTTTCATTATAGGATTCCCATCCTGGCTCATTTACAATTGGATTATTATCCAATAACGATATAATACTTTTGAATACACTCCCAATATTCATAGATGATACCCAAGACGGTCCTGGATATGTTCCCAGAATGGACAAACAGACTTTGCCTTCAATATACAAATTTGGATGAAAACGAGTGTGACCATCGGATGTCAATATTCGCACAATAGGGGGAGAAATTGGGTAGTCTAGAGGATACTCAACTGAAAATAACAGGGGGCAATTTGCATATCTGGAATCCTCTGGTCCAAAAATGAGCGTAAAGCCTCGTCGCATATCCGATTCATCAACGGCATAGTAAATTCCAAGTGAGGCCATTTCATCACATAGCATTGTTTTTATATCCTTTTCTAGGCGCCGATTCATTATAAATATGGTCTGTATACGCGCCTTAGACCGAATGCGCCCCGCTCTCAAAAATTTACCCCGCCGCCGCCGTTCCTCTAAACACAGAATAGGATGAGTGACCGTCTATTTCATGAACACGAACTTTCGCGGTTTCTTGAGCAAAATAAGACACATGACAGTACAAATACAACAATGACTGGTATGGGAACAACCTTGGGAAAATGGAAGATAAGCGATGATAAATATCCGACCTTTCTAGACCTCTTACATGACTACTTGTTTGTAAAACGAGGTACTCCTCAAAACTTCGTAGAGAAGCCTCGGAAGAATGAGCCGAAACCATTGCTGATTGATTTGGACTTCCATTATCCGGAGCACCATAGTCTTACAAGGGTGTTTAATCTTGACATGATAGAGCAATTCATCCACAAAATCACGGACGCACTCAACTATTTCTTCGGATTGGAGTTATATAGCGAACTCCGCTTCTTTGTGACGTTGCGGTCAGGGCCCTACCATGCAAAAGGAAAGCGTAAGGACGGTGTTCACATCTTGTGTCCCGATATTGCCCTTACGAACGAGAAGCAGGTAGTACTTAGAAAATGGCTTCTTGCAAATGAAGCTATCAAGATGTGCTTCAAGGACACGGGCTATACTAATAGTGATGATGTTGTCTACGACGAGTCTATGACCCGTCAGCAGGGCTGGATCTTCTATGGAGAGTCTAAGCCGAATATTCCCCCCTATACACTCGTCGCAGTCTTCAATTACAAACCGGACGAAGACGACTGGATTGATGAGGATATTTCTCAATACAGCTCTCGGGATCTCATTGAACTCCTGAGTGTTCGGTATAATATTGTACCTGATGAGAATGTCTTGAAGGAGGGAGCAGCTGTTAGCGTCTACACAGACCTATTACATCGTCCAGCGAACGTGACAGTCACAACCCAACCTATGCAAGAGCAGACAGAAGCCGTAAGTCAGGCGAGGGATCTCGCAAATGCTCTTAATACTTTTGCCATCAAGCCAGCATCAGAGGAGGAGCGTGAAATGGTTCGGAGGTTCGTCCTGGAATGTCTGAAGCCGACCTGGCACGACGAATATGACAAATGGATTCGTGTAGGATGGTGTTTACATAACATAGATGCGAGTGAGGAATATTTCACACTGTGGAAGGATTTCAGCGCAAAGTCTGGCAAATCTTCAGAGAACGATTGGGTGAAGTTACGCCATGAATGGTTTCACGGAATGCGCAAGTCAGGGGATGGTCCACGTCTTACGCAGAGGTCTTTGCAAAAGTGGGCACGCGATGACAATCCTGAACTTTATAAGCAGATTGTCGCTGACAATATTCATGAATATATTCGAACGGAGGTAGAACCTACTCACTTTCATATTTCAAAACTTATGAAGAAGATGTATGGAAATAACTATGTGGCTTCAGTGCATCAAAGGAATACAGATTGGTTCAAGTATGACGAGGATATCAATATGTGGAAGCGCCTCAATCAGGGGCTGGAGTTGAAGTCGAAAATTAGCTGTGAGGTTGCAGGGGAAATCGGTGTTGCTAGACTCTTGATACAAAAACGTATTGGAGAATGCTCCGCAAAAGATGAGAGTACGCGAAACTGGTTAACAGAAAAGATGAAAGAACTCCTGAAAGTGGAGACGCAACTTTATAACAATGGCTTCACCGAGTCCGTAATGAAGATGGCATCGCAGCAATTTTGCGAGGAAGAATTCACGAACAAGCTGAATGCAAATCCCTACTTGCTTGGCTGCCGCAACGGCGTTTTGGAACTCCGTACAAAATGTGATAACCCAGCAAAACACGTAATCTTTCGACAGGGGCGTCCAGAAGATTATGTGAGTTTTCTTGCAGGTGTGCGGTATCCGGATCTGGAGTCTATCAACTATATTCCCTACGAGCCGAGTCATCCAATACAGGAGGAAATTCAGGAATTCTTCCAAAAACTCTTTCCGAATTCCGAGTTGAAAACATACGTGCTACGACTCTTGTCTAGCATGTTAGAGGGTACGAATAAGGAACAATGTTACTACACTTTCAGAGGTCGGGGGAGTAACGGAAAGTCAAAGATTGCAGAGCTAATGGAAATGACTCTGGGTGACTACTTTACTACGATGTCGTCCACCGTTCTTACTCGGAAACGTCCGGATGCGGGGGCGGCGAATCCCGAAATCATGGCTGCAAAGGGTCGACGCTTTATATGTCTTACGGAGCCAGACGACAAAGAGCCAATTAACACGAGTCGCATGAAGCAGTTCAGTGGCGAGGACATGGTAGAAGCCCGCCCCCTCTATGGAGATCAGGAGCGTTTCCGTATCATGGGTAAGATTTGTATGCTATGTAACGACCTTCCTGCTGTGAATTCCATGGACCACGGTACTTGGCGCCGTATTCGCGTCATTCCTTTTGAGGCCAGATTCCTCGATAAGGGAAACCCGGAACTTCTATTGAACAAACCAAACATCTATGAAAAGGATCTGGGACTCATTGAGAAACTTATAAAGTGGCGGGAACAGTTTCTCTCACTACTTGTGCACATTTACGAAACAGAGTACATCCCTCATGGACTGAACCCGGTTCCAGAGATTGTTATTCGTGAGTCTAACAAATATAAGGAGAAGTTTGATGTGTACGCGCGCTTCAAGTCGGAGCGGATTCGTGAGCCAGTTACAGCCGAAGAGCAGTTGGAGTCCAGAACAAATCCTCTGGAATCCAAGCGAGTCAGACTTATTATCGGACAGTGGAAAAAGGAAAATCGCATCGATGGCTTTACAGCAAACGATGCGCTTGACCGTATGAAAGATGAATTCGGTGAGCCGGAGGCTGGACGCTTTTGGCCAACAATTCGGATGTTTACAAATGACGAAGACATTGCTGAATGGGATAAGGCTCATGCTATGATTTAGACTACCGTAATGTGCTTAAGTTAAGCACCCCTTTAGGTGATACCGACATGTGCCAAAGTTAGCCCATATGCCGGTATGTATTGAAACTACGCCGAATACAGTACGAAAAGAAAAAATGCAAATCCAATTCCGACCATTATACCAGATACGGAAAAAAATGTTTTTATTTTGTTGACAGATTTTTTGATTGCAACTATAATAATGAAAGTGCTCAAGATAATATAGGAAAAAAAGAAATACGCCAGAACCCAATCCTGGGTCGTTCGAAGACCTACTTTGGAAAAGAGTCCATATGTAGTAGGATTCTTTTTTAAATTCAAATATGTTTCGTTATACGTTTCCTCTTCAATTTCCGCTAGAGTTATTTTATCATTTATATCCTGTAGTTTAATTCTTAGGTCTGTTATTAATATTGGATCCGAACCATTTGAGTTCGAACCACGCCCCTTGTAGAAAAAGTATTTCGTAGCAGCATTTATAAGTTCTATATCAGACGGAGGACTCATCTATCGGGATTATTTAAATTATTTCCCACCGCTGCGTCCTGAAGTTACTTACCGCCAAGTACTTAAATTATAGGCTACCGTGATGTGCCAAATGAGGAATACTTGACTTTAGTACTAGACGTTACACCTACTCAAAATATCATTCATGGCAGACCGTACTTCCATCGGAATTGCAGTGGTTTCGCCGTCACCTGTAAAACGGCGTTTGTTCCAATGGTAAAAATCCCTTGTATTTTTTGAATATGAATATTTGAAGTACCATACGATAAATATAAAAAGTAAAAAGAAAACTGTAATATATACAATAAAGATAGGCGAAATTAATCTATATTTTGAAAAAATACTAAATAATAAAATAATAGAAAATGCTAAAAGAGTAAGTTGAAGTATAAAAAGGGTATCAAGTCGATAATTATAGTACCAGTTATTTATTTCAGTCTGTCTACGTTTAGAGTCTGTAGTTATATTTGTTGCCATCTTTCTAGTTAGTGGAAACAATATAGAAGAGTAGACCGACAGCAATAACGTTCAAGAAAGAATAAAGCGAAAGATTTGCAGAAACACTTTTCATTCTTTGTTCGGATATTTTGAACGCGCGCTCGGCGTCGACTGAAGGTTGAAAATTCTCTTTCATTAAATCAGCGAATCTTCTTTCGTTGATTGCATTTGCATTACTCTCTAATTTGGCCCGAAGTGATACAAAACTTTCTTTACTCTTATTTTTAGTATGATTATCAGTTTTGATATCAATCCACCCCTCTATAAATTTCTTACCATTCTTATCAGCAGGAGCCTTTTCCAAAATTTGCCGGGATACAGATAAAATATCTCGCATTGCAGTATTCTTATCCCGTATGAGTTCAATAATTTTTCCACTGAGCGTTTCATCTTTCCGAATAGACATGAAAAGGGTTGACAGAAGGAATTGATATTGTGCGTTTAAATTACAAAGTGCCTGATTTGTTTCCATGAGTATTGCGTTTTGCGCATCTTCCGTGTCTACATTTATTCCGAGACTTGACAGACCATCCATAATTGTCTTTAACGCGTCCTGAGTCAAATCGCCATTTTCATTGTGGCGAAGCCCTTTTACTGGTAAAAGAGGAGTTATAACAGGTTTCTGCGCATCTTTCATATTCTTTATTTCAGACTGACACGTGCTAAATATTGGGTCACTCATCTAACACGTTCCTAGACAAAAATTGAAAGTAGAAATTACTTTGGACACTTACAGTATTACTTGGTATGGCGGAAGCATACACTACAACTTACACACTTTCACTCGTGTATGATAAATATAATAGAGTACCCTATGGAGAAGCAATAACGTTGACGGGTTTACAGACAATCTTTGACCACATGGTCGATGCACATGTTGATAAAATTCAGAAAACTGGCAACTATACGAAAATGCCGGACCTGCAAATTGAAGCGCGCTCGGTGGACGCAATAGGAATATATGTAAACCACTCTTTTAACCGTAAAATTCAACCAAAAGACCTCGTAAACAAGCATGCAGACTTCTTCCGCTATTACTCAACGTATAAAAGCGACCTTTATAAGGACAGGATAATCAACGCGGAGCGCTGCAAAATTCTCTTGGACGCAATTGATGAGCGACGGGCCATTCAGGAACGACTCATGTATTTACAAAAAGAATGGTTTGAGGAGAAAATGAAAAGCGGCGGGGGTGGTGTGTGTATAGAGAAATATCCGATTTGGGATGAAATTGAGATACGTGAGTCGGCCCTGAAAAACCGTGTTACGGAGGCACTAAAAAAATAGACCAACGAACATTTCAAAATGTTTGTTACCGGCATGTGCCAAAGTTAGTGGCCGCTGAACATAGGTGGGTTCATCACAAGAATATAGGAATTCTCGTCATTTACACCTATACTTACATAGAGTATTCCATTGTATTCACAAAGGCTCAGAGGGAATTCAATATAGGAATGCTGGAAAAAGGTGAATTCCTCCGAAATCTGTACGGTCTTTTTTAATGGATGGAACAATAGCCAACGATGATAGGTGCGTTCACGATTGATGTGAACTAGGAATAGGCGGTATTCTCCATGAAAGAGAATACCATTCGTAGAGCCATGATAACCCTTCAACTCGCGCATATTGTTTCCAATCGTTTCGATCGTATCTTTCTCGATATCCTTTATGGAAAAGGGATACACGCTGTATACAACTTTCAACCGATAATTTTCATCCGTATAGGGCATCCAGTTTTTTTCCATTGCGTTTGGGTAGCAGGGCTCCACGTAATTCAATACAGAGCCGTCTAAACATGCTCGGAATATTGCCGGGTTTCCGGTTGGATTACATTCCGGAATGGTGACGATAATTCGATTATCCGTAGTGAATCGGATGTCCTCTGGGCCTTTCCAGTAGGACGGATACGTGGAAACTCCATAGTCAACTCGTAGAGGGGTTACGTCCCAGCGAGTCAAGTTACGAACTTCTCCCCGCGCAATAATGTATTTTGATTCAGACGGGTACGAACCAAGCGAAAATCGTTTGTCTGCATACTTCCGGTAATTTACACGACGGACGAGTAGTGTTATTTGACCATCCTTGTCAATACGCATACTTGGATTCATATCGACGAGTGCGTTCGGCTCTCCAAAGCGATCTGTGTACTGCTCTTTTGAAAATATGAGTGGGATGATCCGGTCAACAGGATACATACTATCACTCTAAAGAGTCTTATGGCTGAAACTTTATGCGGCAGTTCTGCTTAATAAGTATATTACAAATAGTATGTCTTCGGGATCCAATATAAAAACAGAAAGATCTGCAATTTTGAATTTTGCTCTCAAAGCAAAATATGCCTTTTATGCTACATTGATTTTCTTTCTTGTTGCAAGTCCGGAAACCTATCGGATTACACAAGACACCTTTGGTTGGCTGTTTACAGTTTCTACTCATGACGGCGCGCCAACACCTCTAGGATTCTTCCTTCATACTTTCCTCTTTTTCCTTGTATTGTGGGGGGCCATGTTGTTTCCTCGCGACTCCTAGGTCAGAATAAATTTTAACTTCCGCTTTTAACCATGCTTCGTCCCATGTGGCTCCGGCCTCCATTTCATGACAGATAATCATTGCTGCCTTCTGCCGATCTCCCCAGACCCAAGATGGATCTATATAGTTCGGCATCTCAATACTCTTCCAACAACCCCGATAAAACACGAACATTCGGCTCTGTCTATGTATGATGCTATTTCCTTGAGTGGCTAAAATAGTATGGCGAACATCATTTTATTTTGTTCCGCATTGTTTACCGGTATCAAAATTGAGCGCAGCCACAGCTGAAAAGATAGTTTCAGAAGAGGATGAAGTTCTTTATTGCCCTGTATGCTGCTTTTAATGCCACATTGAAGGACTGTAGTTCCGGTAAGAGTGTTTTCAACGTAAATACGATGTCATTGAACCCGTCGAACCCCTCTCCCGGCGATCGTGTTGCTTTCTTTCTAGACTATTCCGTCCCCACTGGCGTTTCAGTCGCTGACGGAACGGCTCGGTATGAAGTCACCTATAATTTCATCCCACTCTCTCCTACTATTCAACCTCTTTGCTCCAACATCCCATGCCCTCTTGGATCTGGTCGCTATACAAATACAACCTTGTCGATATGGCCTAGTGGGCTTTCAGGAACGATTCAGAGCCGTATGAAGTGGTTGGACCCCAGTGGAACATTGTTGCTCTGTACGGAGATCAGCGGAAAGGTTTGAGAAAAACTATCGGCGCATTATTAGAAACATTATGAACTGGAAACTCATTTTTCTTGGGATTGCTGTTCTTGCACTTTTCGCATATGTTGTCCGTGAAGGGTTTATTATGAAAAACGTACAGGGATTCCAGAATGCAAGCGAGTATACATTTACGATGTATTATGCAGATTGGTGTGGCCACTGTAAGAAGGCAAAACCGGAAATGGAGGAACTTGTAAAGAAGGGGGTGATTGAAAAGAATGGAAAGAAATGCGAAATTCGTATGATTAGTCCCGAAAAGGAGCCCGAAAAGGCGGCGGGAAAACCTATCAAGGGATTCCCGACCTTCCTCATGGAAACGGCAGATGGGCAAATTGTCGAATACAAAGGTGAGAGATCGTTGAATGCCTATTTGGAATACATTAATAAGACACTCTCCGCCGGCGCCGCTCAATGAGTATGGGTCTAAACGACGTACTATCCTTTCTCATATATGGGTATCGACAGTACATCTTTAGAGGCTATATTGATTTCACAGTCGTATGCTTATGCTGGGTAGACAGGGCATTCACGCCTTTCCACAGAAAGTCGACTATTTACTCGATAAGTACAGTCTATTTTCATTAAAGGGGTGCTATGTATGGGGTTGGTCGGAGCCGTTGTTTCGAGATCTGGGGTATGAGATTGTAGAATCATTGGATAACTCTGCATACGAGGGGGCGACTCGAATTCACAATATGAACAGGGAAATACCCGCACCCGTTGCACGATACGATTATATATACGACGGGGGGACGATCGAACACATTTTTAATTGTCCGGGCATGGAATTTATCAATTCAGTCCGGAATTCTTTCTATCGGCGTTCAATTCTAAATATGGTATGGAGACTCTGGAAATGTATATTGGACTTGTAGGGACGGAAAGGGAATCGTGGATAGATGTAAACTCCTACAAACGCGGAAATGGTGGGCGCAATTGCGCAAAATTCAGCTCTCCAGGTGACGTATACATTATTACGATAGCAAGAAAGATCTCAGATGAACGTTTGAGTCTCATTACTGATTCACCTCATCAATATAGTTATGAAGAGCTTGACTGGGTAACACCAAATACCGAGAACCGGCATACGAGCTCCTAAAATTTGAAATGGTAAATTCATCCGTCTCGGCAAGTATGGAAGATTTTAGACCAGGAGATATTGTTGGTGTGCGTGGATGGGATAAGAATCGCAACCTAATCGTATACGGACCGATAACTATTCATAAACGACCTGATAATCCACATGACCAGCATATGTGGGGATTCACGGACCACCCGCACACGATCATTGCGGAATCCGAGCTATTTCATTGGTGGCGTCCGAACCTATGCATCGGCGCACAGATTCCCGCGCCGCCCCCCGCTGGTCCATGGCGTCAAATGGAGCGAGTTATAAAAGAGATTCCAGACGCATTAGAGGGTATGTGGGCACGAAAAGTATGGGATAAATGTGTGAATCTCACCCTCTTGTATGGAAATGGTAGCGCTTTTACTAAACATTTCCCGAGTGTTGTAGACCCAGAAAGGCAAACTTCGCGTGCCTGGTGTAAAAGTTAGAGGCTTTATAAAAACGTCTAACTTTCGCATGAAAACATTCCGTTACTTCTTGCGCCTCGACGCCTCCTTGAGCGCATCGGAAAAGGACGCGTCTTTATTTTTCGCCTTCAACTCTTTAAAGGTTTTCATGACCAGCAGATTCCAACTAGACAACTTGCGCGTACCCTTCTTTCCACGAGAACGACGAGTCTTTGCCATTTGTATATTTAAGGTGAAGAATTTCTGCGTGCGAACTTTTTTAATTCGGATACGGACTTTAGAAACCGCTGTGCAGAATTTCGCCCGGCCTGAAAAAGGTTTTCCTTCTCTTCTGGGCTTGCTCCAAAGTGAAATGGCGCAGCATTTCCAGTATCTATATACATAACTCGTTCTCCCCATTTTTTATAGGTGTCTGTATCTTGGTTATTATGCAGACTGTAAAAGAGTCGTTTGAAATAGGCAAAAGGTCCATCACCTATGGGGGACTTCTGAAATAGGTCGCGTATACGAAAGGTCAAATCCAGCGTTTCGGAACGCTCTTCATCGTTGAGATGATAGAACGGTGTAAAGGCTGTCAAACCACCATCAACAAAAATATTGCCGGACAGGTCGCAAACAGGGGTGAATAAGAGGGGGACGCAACAGGACGCGAGAACCGCGAATTTTATCTCTACGTTTGGAGTTTCTTTGGAGCTGAATTCCTGTTTGAGGCATGTTTGGAGATTTGTTGCGAAAATTCGAGGCTGGGGATTCATGGGAAATTGTTCGGCAAATTCACCGAACGTAATTTCTGGTGAAAGCCCCTTTGCGCGAAGAATTATCTTAAGTAATTTATCAAAATTCCGTCGGTCATCTAAACCATAGGATTCCATGAAGGATAGGATTGTTTCTGGATTTAGATTCTGAATAAGAGAAAAATCAAGACTGTTGTTGATAGTACGTAATTCAGATACGGTATAACCAATACATAGGGACATTACTGCCATAGAGCCTGCGCTAATTCCAACATACTCCCGTACGCAGCGAAGAAGACCATGTGATTCCAGAACTTCCAGTGCACCTACATGTGCTAGACCTAGCATACCCCCTCCGGACATTGAAATCCGTTTCGGAGGGATGAACATCCTTTCCACTGATTATGTATGTGTGGTTGCTTTAGGGGGAAGAGAAACACTTGCTGTATTAGGAATGTTAGGCGGTGGTGGTCACTGGAATTTCAAAGAGACGCCGGTTCAAGGAACGCCCCGTCTAGAGCCGCGCAATCTCTTTGAAAAACGGATTAGTCGCGACAAGGCCCGGTTGAAAGCCTATAACCAGATTCTCAATCAGATACACACTCGAATTTACCATACATCACAAATTCTAGGAAATCAGAATTACTTGACCTATACGGTCCCCCCATTCGTTCTGGGACTTCCGTCGCTGGATTTGGAGGACTGTATCGTGTACGTGGTACACATGTTGCGCGAGGCCGGCTTCGTCGTTCGCTACACGTACCCTAACCTCCTCTACATTTCGTGGAAGCATTATGAGGCGGAGTACAATCGGCAGCAGAATCCGATTGTCCAGGCGATGAATTCCAAGAAGAATGCGGAGTCCACCTCTAGAAAGGGCGCAGGAGGAAAACGGGGGGCCGGTGATTCTGTGCAGACGGTGACATTTTCTCCGTCAACGTCCTTCTATCCGTCTGCGCCATCTACGTCCTTCTATCCGTCTGCGGCGCAGGTACCCCCCCTACAGACCATAGGGTCTAATCAGGCTCCCGCGAGGTCCGTGGCCGATTACAGGGCACCGGATGCGCTCATTCAGAGTATGTCTAGGCCACCTTTACACACGGCAGGTCCACCTGTTCCCGCAAAGGCGGGGAATGTCGTGGCGGATTTATGGAGGCTCTAAAGCCGCCGGTCTAAAACTGTGCGCACTATCTACAGTATGTCCGTGACAAAAGACGCATATTTCCTGTCACATAACGGCTTGGGCGACAATATCACGAGCATCGGCGCAGTCGTCTTTTTACTACAACACTATCGCAGGATCTACTTCCTGTGCAAAGACAAATACGCCGATAATGTGCGACTCCTATTTGCTACCAGAGAGGTAACCGTTGTCTCTTTTGACGCAAACAAAGAGCACGAAAGTTGTAGTAGGATTATAAATGGAGTAGATACAACCAACAATGATATTTTTGTTTCTGGCCAGCATAAATACTATCTGAATTCCCATATAACACACCCATCCATTTTAGACTACGAGATGGACGACAAATACGAACTAGAATATCCGTTCATTCGGGAGTTTTACCGTGATAATCACTTAGATACAGCAGTCTATGTGGACTATTTTGATATTCCTACGACGGACGAAAGTTCCACATATTACGAACCGTTGAAGCCCTATAGCATCGTATTTATGCATACACAGGCATCCGATATGACAATGGACTTGAGCAGTGTCGTGCAAAAATACGTGAATGAGCCCAACCATATTATTATTTGCGCCGACAAGAATGCGTATGCGGCAGAGCATCCGAATTACCTGCTCGCCGACAAGTATGTCAATCGGAAAGTGGCTCACTACATCGATATTATTAAGAATGCGAAGGCCATACACATTATAAACTCCTGCTTCTCGTGTATTGTCTATCCGTTAATCCTAGGGAAAAAAATAAGCCCAAAGGAGTTTGCTCTTTATAATCGTTGACCATACTGTAAAAGGTGCGCACATATTTTCTCTATCTGCTCGGTGCTGAGGTCCGGATAAGAGGGCAACATACAAAAGCACCCATCTAAGGCCATGGCGCGACCTTCTATGTGGGCCAGATGCGCATGCCGCTTGATATCGTAAAAAAAGGGCCGTATATCGACCCCATTCTCTTTCATATAGGCCTCCAGAGCCTTGTATTCCGCATTTAGGCCACAGACAAACATCCACTCGGATTCAACCGTGTCATCTTCTGCCTTCGGAAGAGTGACGTGGCCCCCCAATAATCTCTTGTAGGTCTCAAATACGGTGTGTTTATCCGCTCGTATCTGCGCAACTGCGTTCAGTTGGTCATACAGGAGCGCAGCCTGGATATTCGTCATTCGGCAATTGTAGCCCAGCATCCTATAAACATACTTTTCGGCTGATGCGCCATGGTGTATAGAACAGTATATGTAATCATACAGTTCTTTATCATGTGTGAAAAATGCTCCCCCTTCTCCACACGTAATGGTTTTATTGGCAAAAAATGAGACAGAGGAGCACAGGGAGGCCGGCGATGTGCCTGCGTAGACACCCTCATACTTTCCAAAGAGTCCTTCACAATTGTCCTCTACAAATATTATATCGGGACGCAGGCGCTTCAGACGGGGTACGTTAATAATATTGCCGACGTTGTGGACGATCATGACGGCCGAATTCGGCTCCAGCCCCCGTATATACTCTTCGTCCGTTCGCATGTTCAGACTGAGTGGGTTCATCTCCAGGATTTTCAAACTGGACTCGTCATATTCATACAAAATCGTGTTCCACACGGCCACGAACACATTGTTTGGCGCATATATTGTCTTGATTCCGGGATACCGGTATTTCAGCGCCTTTAGAAGCATGTGCGTCGCCGTCGTACCATTGTTCATGAGAATCACATAGGGCACTTCGAGTAATTCAGCAAGTTTCGCTCTGGCCTTTTCCAAATACGGGCCTTGGGAACTTATCCAATTACTCTCGAGTGCATCTTTTGCGGAAGCCGTTGTCACACGGGGTATATAAATAGGTATCATCCTATTCTAATGCGTCCCATTTTTAGGAAGTATTTATCCGCAATTCGTAGCATGATAGAAGAACTTGATTTGACGAATGCGGATCATCTTAAGCGGCTAAAAGAGTTCAGTATGCTTGAACACCCCCCGTCTTTTCGGTATTTCAAGAACAGGGTGTTTGAAGATGCCGTAAAAACTCACAAAATAACTATGTTATACTCGACTGAAGATAAGAAGGATGTTGCGTATGCGCACATAGACGTAGACGGCTCTACGGAACGCCCGTTCTTTGGAATCTGTGTTTTGCGTGAATACCAGTCAAAAGGAATAGGGAAACTGTTGACGAATCATATACTTCAACGGTTTTCCGAAACAGTCTATTTGACCGTGGACAATGACAATCTTAATGCGATATCCCTGTATAAGAAATTCGGATTTAAACAAGTAGAGTATTATCCTACATCCGCACTATGGCGTAGGATGGCGGCCACCTCACAGTAATTCCTCAAGCGCCTTCTGGTCTACACGAAATATTGCAAGAATTTCCTCCGCCGAATGGTGGCCTTTTGGAAAGGAAAAGCGAGCCTTGAATTGCGCAGATTCGCTCGCAACTCCGATCCGAAAGATGATGGTCGGGTCGTCCTTGAAGGCGTCTCTCAAGCCGCCGCAGTATTCCCCACATTGGATAATAACCTGGTCATACAAGAAAGAATAGTATCGTATAGGGGCGACAAAGTTCTCTGTGTCAGGCCCCTCACAGATTTCTATAAGGACACTGTTGATTTTGTAGCCTTTTTGTTCCTTTAGAGCCGAGCCAGCCGCATAATTTATCTTATTCTTAATACGGAAGCGGATGTCATTGTAGTCAACGGTCTTTCTGCAAAGAGCCAGGTAGTCCTGGTCATTCATGTTGCCGTCTCTGAGTAAATCCATATAGTCCCAAATAAGCCTGTTCACCTTTTTCATGGAATTATACAGGGCTCCGTGTTGCCCTACATGAGGGCCGAGTCGTTCCAACAGCAAATTATATTCTAACTCTACATCGTTTCGTCGTCTATCCTTGATATTTTCCTGTTTGATCTCCAGAATTGTCAATTTATCTATGGCCTCTCCAAGTGAAACGGGCAAAAAAACGGAGTCGGTGGTCATATCACTAGAGGGTGCGCACAACAAACCTTTAGACTGCTGGTGCGCTCGCTAAAATTCAGGGATTTTAATAGCCACATTATCAGTATGAAGATCGCATTTATAACAGGTATAACGGGTCAAGATGGTTCTTATCTAGCAGAACTTCTTCTAGAAAAGAACTACAAAGTGTACGGACTCAAACGCCACCACTCTTCCATAAATACGACACGCATTGACCATATTCTCAAACGAATCAGTTTCTTTTACGGGGATATGAATGATGGACAGTCACTCATATCCGCCCTGTCCAAAATAAAGGAGGATAATTTCACGAGCCTTTCTGAGAATTCCCGATTGGAAGTGTATAATTTGGCCGCACAGTCCCACGTACATATCTCGTTTGCGATGCCAGAATATACGGCAAATTCGGACGGAATTGGGGTTCTTAAATTGCTTGAGGCGATACGTTCTCTCAATATGGTAGCCTATACTCGCCTGTATCAAGCCTCCACGTCCGAAATGTTCGGACTGGTCCAAGAAGTCCCCCAGAAAGAGACGACCCCGTTTTATCCGAGGTCACCCTATGGGGTTGCGAAATTGTACGCACACTGGATAGTGAAAAACTACAGGGAGTCTTACGGCATGTTTGCTTGCTCGGGCATCTTATTCAACCATGAAAGTCCGAGAAGGGGTCAGAATTTCGTGACTCGCAAAATAACAATTGGGATTTCGAAACTCTTGAAGGGTGAAAAGCAGCCGATAGAACTTGGAAATTTGGACGCACTGAGAGACTGGGGACACGCAAAGGATTATGTCTACGGTATGTGGCTCATGCTGCAACAAGAAAAACCCGACGATTTTGTCTTGTCCACGGGTGAGCAGTATAGCGTGCGAAAATTCGTGGAAGTGGCCTTTTCTCTGGTAGGGAAGACTGTATTCTGGGAAGGGACTGGGGTCGATGAAAAGGGCTATGATGCGGCCACAAATGAGGTGATTGTGTCTATCAACCCCTATTATTTCCGACCGAGCGAAGTAGAGTCTCTCATAGGAGATTCCACAAAGGCGCAGGCGGCTCTTGGCTGGACTAGGCGCATTGGATTTATGGAACTCGTGAAAGAGATGGTGGAATCGGATTGTGCGGCGTAGTAGTCTAGATTAATATTTCTAAAAGGGTCAGATGAGTTCGTCCAAAAAGGTATTTCTCACATTTACAAACACGGCCTACCATCCGCCTACGAGAATTCTGGAACAGGCGGCCGCATTCAAGATATTTGATACGATCCTTCACAAGACCGAACTAGATATGCCGGAATTTATCGAAAAGCATTCGGAATTCATTCGTGATAATCCCCATGGTTACGGATTTTATATCTGGAAACCGAAAATAATACTGGATACCCTACTCAATATGGAAGATGGCGAACTACTATTTTATTGCGATAGTGGGGCCCATCTCAACCCCAAAGGCGTTTCCCGATTCCAGGAATATTTGGCGTATTTGGACGGAGATAAATCTATGGTGACATTTTGTATGTCACGCAGGTATAACCCCCAGATGTTCGTAAAACAGGGTGCTGTCCAGTATTATTTCCCGGGATTTAATGATATGAAGGATTTGGAAAATTGCTATGCTGGTTACATGATACTCAGAAGGTGCGATGCTACCATGGATTTTTTAGTAGATTGGTTAGGTCTGTGTGAGAGGTATTATTTATTGGATACAACTGTAAGTGTTTATGCGAAAGAACTGCGTGGGTTTTGTGGAAATGACAAAGATGCTGGGCTTTTCAATGTAGTCTTGGCAAAACATAATATAGATTACAGAATTACACCGGACGAGACGAATTTATACAACGAAGAGGGAGTACAATTCCACCATCTAAATCTGCCGATACATCCGAACGAATGGGAATGGTCGCTGCTAGATAAATTTCCCATTCATTGTAGGCGTGATACGGGGTCTGGGCGCTACGGTACTGTCTAGTACTAAAGTTAAGTAACGGCATTTGAAATGCCCGTTGGTCTAACTACTTGGCGGTAGGCCGAATTAATTCCACCGGTCCCCGCAAAGGCTGGGAACGTCGTGGCGGATTTGTGGAGGCTCTAATGGCGGCGGGTGCGACGGGCCTTGCGACCACGTTTGCGACGCTGGCTTTTACGCCTTGAGCCGCCATTGGGAGCCGCGTAGTTGCCTGCCGACGAGGGGTCCGCCGGCGCCGCCGCCGCCGCCGCGCGCAAACTGGCCACCTCCTCTGCCCGCTCCGCCAACTGCGCGCGCAAACTGGCCACCTCCTCTGCCTGCTGCTTCGCCGCTCCCGCCACCGCCTCCTGGCGCCGCCGCGCCGAATCCTTTGGTGGCCCAGTGCGCGCGCGCGTCTGCGTCGCTCAGGTGCGCCGCCAATTGCTCTTTACTAAAATATGTATTAATAGCCCATTCAACTACTTTATCATTAGCACCGAGTCCTTCAGCTTCATCGCTTTCTAGCCATTCACGTATTTTCAAGTTTGGGTTGTATACCACTCTCACTGTTTCAAATATACTAATGAAATTCAAGATTCTTTGTATATTATCATCCTTAATATTAGATACAATATATTCATACTTTTGATGTATAATGTCCCTATAATAACTCTCTCGCGCGTTAACAAATTTTGAACTTGTTCTTGAATTATTGTTATTCCGATAACCTAACCGCTTTTGAAGTGAGTGAAGGCCCCTAGATATAAAACCCTGTTTAAGCCCGTATTTACTGAGAATCTCCTTTTGTTTGTTTAGGTGGAGATCTAGAAAATCTTGTTTAAGTTTAGACCCTTGCGGGTTTTAAATGAGCGTTCATTGTAGATAATGAGTACCCGAAAAATAAGAAAATCCTTCACTTGGGCAAAAAAATCTTGCGATAGTAAATATTTTAAATCGTTAATTAATATACTAGATGAAGATAAAATTCCTAAAAATACAGGGGAATTTATACGACCCGGATTTACTCGTAAAAAGAAGTTTTGTAATAAACTAAAGATAAAAGAATGCATGCTTGATGATTTTCATTCAGGAGATAAGTATTTACAGATAATACTTGGACGTTGGATGATAACTTCAAATTGTTTTACAAACTGTAAAAATTACTTTGCGATGGCTATGAATAAGTGGTCTTTTTTTAAGAATGATGTATTTATACACCATATGCTACGTAATAATTTCTTTTATAAAAAATACAATTCACTCCCTCTAGACCCGGTGTTTCCAATTCGTATAGTCTTATCAAATGACTTTTTAATTCCAGAACATAGAGTTAAGAAAACTACGAACTTTATAAAAGAATATGGATATGACTTCTTTAAGGGTAAAGCAATTTCTGGTAGAATTTTAAATCTTATTATGGACAAACACCCTGAAATTACCAAAGAAATAACGAAATCACATATTATTTCAAGAGAATTATGTTTATTAAATGAAGAAAATCTATATTTTTATAAGGTTAAACACAATGACTATAAACTATATAAACCCTATGTTCTTATAAGTGAAAAATCGTTGTCAGAAATTAACGAAATATATAGTGATAATAAATATACGTTTGAATATCTATAAACGCTCATTTAAAATCCGCACTGGTCTAAATGTACCCAGAGATTCAGTTGCCATTTTTAGTATAATAGCTTTCAATATTTTTTTAGCATCCAACATTTCCTTCTCAGGTCCACGTGGAGGGCCCATCGCCATCATATTCTGGGCCGACATTCTAAATCTATAATAACCCAATAAAATAAATTACCGCATCATCCTCCTCTCCAATTCCTCCACAGACTCCACCCCATGTTCCGAGAATTTCTCCGCGTAAATTTCGTAGGGATGTTCTGGTTGGTGAATTTCGTTCCCGTACTTGTCCAAAAACGTCCGAGGAAATTCCTGCGCTAAACTCCCAGAGCGTATATCATACCATTCTATAACTGCATTGGACAGCGTGGGCCGTCTATAGGGGCGAAAAAGAGGGAGAGGGACCAAATACGTCTCCCAAGCCCAAAAGGGTCTGGCCATCGTATCCGGATTTATTCGAGTCCGCTCTTGCAATTCGGACGGAATTGTGGAGTCAGGAATCCATGTCCATCCTTCGGCCACACAGAAATTCATCCAGAGTTCAGGCCGCATCCTCTGGTGAACGTGAATTGCTTCGTGCGCCAACGTAATTCGGAATTGCTCCGTTGCTTCACTCTCTTTACAGAGGGACGCAGGGAGACAAATTAGGTTGGGAGGACGAGTATGAGGAAATCCGTTGTCCGCTTCGGAATTCAGGATGACAATTTCGGAGTCGCCCAGAAGAGGGATGGAATTCGCCGCCACCTGTAAAAAATTCGTGGCCTGGTCCGAAATTGCATCCATTTCGTATCCCTGTCCCTCGCGCGCCTCCCAATTCATCACATTTTGTTTACAAGCGGCCCTGTAACCGTCCAGGGCTTCTGCGGCTGCTAGATAGTCCATCTTTCTCTACTACGGCGTCTTTTTTGCGGATTCCAGTTTTTTTACGAGCATCTTGTCGGCGAAATAGGTGCTGATGGACGCCTGTTGCTTCGTCTTTTTATTAGTGGCAGCGGCGGCGGCTGCTGCTGCCGCAATTCGCTCGGAAGTGCGTTTCGGCGGAGCAGAATCCACAGGTGTTACAGGCTTCGCTACTCCAAAGAATTCGACCCCGAAACGACGCACGGCTGCTCGGTCGCACATGGCAAGAATTTGCTCAAACATCACCTGCGTAGTTGCCATTTCTCTGTCGCCTTCCGCCCATCCACCTTTTGGAATAACCACACCTGGAATTTCCTCCACCACAAGAGCAAAGAGCTGCACAAGGGGATTCATGAGCTGATGTTGAATATAGAATTTGTAGTCTGGCCGCAGCCCCTTTTCTTTGATATAGGTCGGATGCTCTACACGATCCCCTTGAAGTTTAGAGGCCACCTGGCCCGTCGGTGGAAGAATGTAAATGAACGGAACACGCTCACCAGAAGCGGGAGCTGTCCCTTCGTCGCGTAAACGCATACGGTCCGCCAAGACCTTATGAGCAGGTGGGCTAGCAGTCTTGTATTCTGCGCGCAGCGACTTACTCATGGTAAGAAGATTCATACTTATCTTGCCCTCCACGAGTTCCAGCAACTTCTCTTGGACAAATTCATAGGCCGCTTTCACCCTCCGCTCTGTGAGCAGAATCCGAATGGCGCCTCCGTAGATGACCTTGACAATGGGCGCATAGTCGCGCCGCTTTGTGGCAATACCCATAGAATTTTGGTAATAAGATTCCGCCGACTCCTCGTACTTGTTACCCACATAGCGCTTTTTGCTAAAGATAATAAAGGGATAGAACACCTTGTCATACTCAAAGTCGTGCGGTGCCTTGAGAACGCGCGTGACGAACTTCCCCGCCTCTTCGGTCAAATGCATCGTTGCCTCTATGGCCTCCTTGCCTTCTAGGCGCTTTCCGTCCGGTCCGACAGGGTTGAAATTCACGAATAGAGAGTCCGTATCTCCGTATACGATTTCGGCGGAGCAACGAGGGTCGTTTGCGCCTGGTCCGTAGAACCGCTCAATTGCCGCTTTTGCAAACATGATTTGTTTGCGCCCATAGGCCGTGACGGACGCCGCCAAGTGCTGAAGCCGAATCTTAAATGTCGCCGAGCCGAGTTGGCCATACAAGGAATTCGCCGTGAGTTTGTACGCCAACTGTTCTGCATCTAGAAGTGCCTTTTTGAATGGGTCCGACTCCTTTGCCGCCTCCTTCCGCTTCTCCTTTCGGGTCGCAAGCAGCTTTTCGACAATCTGAGGAAGCGTGCCCTTCACTCCCGAATCGTATTGGGCGTAGCGACAGACGCGCATCCCCTGTTTGACTTTTGCAGGCTGTTTCCGCTTATCGGCGGGGTCTGATCCCCACACATCAAAGCTAATATCTGTCCATTGGACGTTGGGTGCAGGCTCAGTTTCAGTCCCAAGAACAAAACCGCGAAAGTTCCCCGACAAATCGTAGTCTTTCACCCAGACCAGTGTATCAAAGGAGATATTTTCACTAATGATAGTACTCGGATACAGCGACGCAAAGTCCGCCACACCGATAGGAGACTCATAATAAATACCAGGCTTGGGCTCAAGAACGATGGCACCCTCATAACTATCCTCGTTGGTGGCCGCCGCGGAGCCGAATGCGGTGGTGGGAAGCACCTTGACGCACTGGCCGCGTTGATAGCACTCTTTGAAGATGAGCGACTCTATTTTGACGCCTTGGCCTCTCGTGAAGATATAGGGAATCGGCACAGAGCACGCATTCGCCATCGCCATTGCATTATTGAACACGTCCAGTTTCTTATAGAGGTCCCGCACGAGAATACAGTCCTGGATACAGTAGGACGCGATTTTGGCCCGGTCATCAGGGGAGCCGACGTGAAGACGAAAGAGTTCTTGGGGTGACACGTCGTCCTTTACGACGGCCCATTTCGTCGCCATTTCTGACGCAAGAGCAAGTTCCGCAACGTCGTCGCCGGTAGGGGCTTCAACAACGACACGCACACCGGCTACGACATCTACCACACGGAGTTTCTCTACGATGGGATCCCCCGTTTCGTCCAAAAGGACGACGAAGCGTCCTGGCTGGATGTCCGACGTGGACTTGGTATGGAGATGCCAGACCTCAGAGCCACAGTCAACACTTTTCAGATCCCCGCTCATGAAATGTTCACATACGGAGTCGAGTTTGTATGACCCCAATGTAAACGAGCGCTTGATGTATTGGTATAGGTCGATAGAAATGCGACCGTGCATCGAGAGCATATAGAGGGTATTGTCCCCGAGAGCAGAACTGGAGAGAAACTTCTCGTCGAGGATGAGCTCTTTCCCAGAATTACTGAGACGGGACAGGGCCTGAAATGTTGTGGAAGAAGTTAGACCTAGCTCTTCCGCGCGACCCCAGAGATAGCGCTCATCAAAACCGAATGTATTGTATCCAAGAAGAATATCAGGATTCCATCGAACCATGTATTCAGCCCAGGCTTGAAGTAACGCCTTCTCGCTTTTATACGAGTGTACGGCAGTATTTTCAACCGGTCCGCAAGTTCCAAGAACGAATATATGCTTTTCATGTAAGGTAGCGGCACCTCGTTCCAAGACGACGCCAATTTGAATAATTGGGTCACCTGACAGGGGAAACTTTTTATGGAGTGGTTGTAATGAATCGAAAACTTCATCAGAAGATTTATTTGCGAGTGCAGTGCCGAGTTTTCTGATAAAATCGGGGCGTTGTAATTCCGATTCGATAATATCACGATTTGGGAGTCCGTTGCGGAATCGTATTGGATCCATCCCTGTAGGTGGATTTTCAGGATACAATGCCGACTGGAGAATAAGATTTACCGCTGCATCAGCACTCGAGGCATTTTCCAAAAGGAGCTTTGCAATACGCCCGTAGCCCTTTTTAGGTACAGGAAAATCCCCCGATTCTGAGTAGCATTCAATGTCCCAATAGGCGTGAAGAAATGGTGCATACGGTCCACATGGTGGGGAAGGAGAAATTTCCTCCCAATTTACCTCATAAGCCTTCGACTCTTCATCATATTCGTTGGAATTGACTGTGACCCAGCCACAGGGTTTGATATCTCGAAGATGAAAGAATCGTAGCATCGGGTCTAGATTCGCTTCAAAGACCTCTAGGGGGGCGGCGTCCTTATAGATTTGAAATATGAAGCCATTTTCTTTGTTTAGGAAATAGGATTTCAGAGCTCGCCAGGTTTGCAATGATTTTACGGAGAGTTTTGCAAACGTATAATCGCGCCCCGCAGTGTAGCCCATAAGAACTTGTCGGCGCTCATAAGTTATAGAATAAGAGCCGGCGCGTTTGAGAGCCAAGTCGTTCCTTTTATGAATGACCACCTGTAAGTGGGCCGCAAAAGTTTCTTGAACTTCGCGGAGATTATTAGGAAGTTTTACGTAGAAGAAAGGCTCAAAATCATTTACATTTACTTGCAGGGTTTGCCCATCAATGGTTGTACCGAAAAGGTGTAATACTATTTTGCGCTCAGAAAGGGGTTGTGCAGCCCCCTTTTGAACCTTTCGTTGCTTAGAACTAAATTCTGGATCATCGTTGTCGGATGCTTCGTCAATGTATCGGACTTCCATTGTTGTTTCAGTCTGGTTCTCAATTTCCATATCTTGGATATGAGAATCGAGAATGTGAAATATTACAGTTGACATTATTTACTTGCTGTAAAGAGGTAAAAATGGTCTTCAAATTTTATTGGGATGGTTCTTTTGCTTTTAATGTTTCTAGTGCAAGTTTGCTCGCAGTCTGCTCGGCCTCTTTTTTGTTCTTGGCTGTTGCGGTCGCAATCACGGCACCTGTGACACTGAGAACACCCATTGTGAATGTGCGGTCATGAGATGGACCCTCTTCATGAACAAGTTTGTATTTTGGCGGCTGATGGTATTCCGACTGGAAGTGGCGCAGGAGTTGGTCCTTGTAATTCGTATTTTTCGTGATGAGTTCCACGAAATATATGTGGCGCTCTAGGACATTGATGACGAAGGTCTGGACCGCCTCAAATCCTGGGCCACCCTTTCCAAACGAATAGTACAGGGCACCGAGCCAGGCCTCAAACATACTCCCGAGCAATCGGAGATTCTGGCGCCCGTCACACATTTCCTCCACGTGACGACTTATCATGAGCCACTCGGAGAACCCGACCTTTTTCGCGAGTTCTCCGAGACGGTCATTATTTACTATTTCGGTGCGAAGATTTGTCATGAAACCTTCGCCTTGACCACTGAATCGCTCCTTTAGATATGTGGCGACGACGGCACTTAGAATACCGTCACCGGCGTATTCTAGTTCTTCGTTGTCCGCGGTCTGTAAGGGTAGACACTTCTCTGGGCGTTCAGCAAGAACCATAGGTTCTTCCTGTTTTGACCATATTTCGGACTTGTCTACGTAGCTTGTATGTATACATGCTTGCCGAAATAGTTGAATATCTTGAGCAGTTTTTGTAATTCCATATTCTTTGAGAATACGGATGATTTCCTGTTTGGGGATTTGTTTATTGCGTGGATTCCACGGATTACATAGTTTGGGCACACTCATCTTTACTATATATGTGCGGAGTCTTTAGCCCGATGAATAATCTTGGGTATGTATAGGTTTTATACTAGGATGCTGTCAAGTCCTCTAAAAAAAGCTCTTGTAAAAAAAGTAAACAAAGTAAAAAAAGTAAATGAACGAAAGGGAAATTCTGCAAAAGTGCGTCCTCCAAATGGAAACACTATAAATATTTTAGATGAAAACGTTTCATTCGATATGGAGTACACGGGCACAGAGGGTGTAAACCTCCTTATAGTACCATTTGAAGGGAAATATACTGAAGTAGAAAAAAATACAACACCGAGTGAAATAGAACAGGCCAAATTAGTTTTTTCTGATGTTTATGGTAATGTAAATTTTAATCCAAATAAACCCCCATGTAATGAAGAGCAGTATGAAACTTTGAGAAAGGGGTTGATGCGAAGACGTACTACACTATTGGACGAGATTTCTGAAATGCGTTTAGCAGATAAGACAAATAATATTACATACGATGCATTGGTAAATCGACAGAGAAAAATGGGAGAGATTGTAAACATTCTTGATACAAATTTTAAATACAATAGAATGAACTGCGAGGCCTATTCAGATACGAGGTTTGTACATGATATGAAAAATCAAAGTATCGATGAAGCTGGTTTGAATTCTTACTATGATACGTTTTCATATCTTGTTCTCTATAATCTTTATAATGATGTTTGGGACGATCAAAATGAAAAATTAGCTCTTAAGAATGATGGAATGAAAATAATGGAAATTTTGAAACGGAGAAACAAGAGTAGGGAAGATGTAACAGGAAAAATATCAACACTACAGGGAAAATTTGAAATGGATAGTCCTCGGTACAGACAAATGGAAGTATTTAAACAATTCTATAATAAAGATTGCACAACACTTGTATACAATAGTATTAATAATAGACTTAATGATCAACCAGACAAGCCTGTTCTAAATGAAAATAATCTAGACGAGTATATTAAGAATTTAGTAAATTTTTTCAAAGAAAAAGAGGCGGCGGCGGAGGCGCGCGGGGCGGAAGCGGCGGAAGCGGCGGCGGCGGCGGCGGCGGCGGCGGCGGCGGCGGCGGCGGGGTTGCCAGCGGCGGCGGCGCCCGCGGCGGCGGCGGCTGCGGCGGCGGCTGCGGCGGCACAAAGGGAGGCGGTGGCGGAGGCGAGAGCGGATGCGGCAGAGCAGCAGGAGGCGGCGGCGAGGAGAGCGGCGGACGATGCAGAAGCTGTTAGAATTGCCACGATTGCGGATCTTGTCAGAGTACAAGGAGAAGCGGCTGCGGCGGCGGAGGCGGCTGTGGCGGCTGCGGAACGGGCGACGGATGTTGAGCGGCGAAGAGCGAACCAAGTGGCGGCGGCGGCACGAGCGAATGTTCTACAGATGCAAGCTGAGCTTCGGGAGGCGGAGGAGGCGGCGGCGGCGGCGGAGGAGGCACGGGATGCTGCAAACAATGAGTTAAGAGGTGCGAGGGCGGCGGCGGTGGCGCAGAGAGAGGCGGCGCGTGAGGCAGAGCGTCTAGCAGAAGAAGCAGATGCGGCGAGAGGCGTTGCAGAAGGAGAGAGGGCGGCTGCGATACAAGAAAGGGATGCTGCGAGACGGGATATGGCCGCCTTAGCTGCGGCGGCGGCTCGGGCGGCGGCGGCGCAGGAGAGGGCGGTGGCGGCGGCGAGGGCTGCAGATGAGGCTGCTGCTGCTGGGCGTGCCGATGCGCAAGGTCTTCAGGAACAAGCTAGGAATGCATTAGCGGCTATGACACGAGAGAGAGATCAGGCGCAGCAAGCTTACGAGAATGCGGTCTTGGCGGCGGCGCAAAGTCTAAGGGAGAAAGAAGCCGCTGTCAGGGCGGCGGGGACGGCGAGAGGAGAGGCAGCAGCGGCAGAAGCGGCAAGGCAGCGAGCGGAGGAGAGACTTCGGGAAGTTGTAGCAGAGGCGGCAGAAGAACGGGCACGTGCAGCAGCGGATGCAGCAGCAGCGGCGGCAGCAGCGGCGGCGGCGTTAGAACGTGAGCGTGAGAGAACAGCAGCGTCTCAGGCAGAGGTGGGGCGTGCACAAGTGGCACTACAGGCGGCGCAAGAAGCACAAGCAGCACAAGCGGCACAAGCAGGCCAGGCAGACAATGCGGCACAGGTACGCAATGCAAAAGATAAAATAGGTGTGTTATTAACTTCCATACAATCTCTGCAGGCAATGTTTCGAGCCGTAGATATGAATGCAGAAATAGGCATAATACGAGGCTCAATAAACTCGATTAATAGCCCAGCTAGTATAGGTGTTCAGTGGGGCCGTGCAAATGCGGCCGCAGAGCAGTGTGTGGCGACCGTAAATGCAGAAATAAGGCGCAGAAATGGTGATTTAATAGCGGCTCAGGATAGGGCAGAGGCGGCAGCGACAGATGCGGCTGCTCAGAGGGCAGATGCGGCAGCAGCACGTGCCGAGCTGGCTGCGGCGGCTGCGGCGGCGAGGGAGGCGGCGGTGCGGCGGGAGGCGGAGTTGCGTGCGGAGGCCGATGCATCGGCGGCGGAACTGGAGGCAGCGCACGTAAATTTTGTTCGGATTTTAAATGAGCAAATACGCAACAACGCAATTGCTGCGGCTGATCGGGCGAGAGAGTTAGGTGGGGCGAGGTGGGATGCGCAACAGGAAGCGGCAGCAGCACGTGCCCAGCTTGCAGCGGCGGTAGCGGCGGCCAGAGGAGATGCGGCGGCGGCAGCAGAGGCAAGAGGAGAACGTGATGCGGCGGTAGAGGCGGCAGAGGCAGCTCGGGTGGCACTTGCGGCCGCTGAGGCGGCAGCTCAGGCAGCGCAGGCAGCGCATCAAGCAGAGCTAGAAGGTATTCGAGCTCAGGTTCGTGCGGCAGAACAACGCGCAATATCCGCAACTGTAAATTTGCAAAGATTGCAAGAATTGAAAGATGCATCAGACGCAGCAAACGATGCACTGCGACAGGTTTCGGAGCAGGCTGCGGCGGCTGCTGCAGCTGCTGCGGCGGCGGCGACTGATCGAGCTGCAGATGCGGAGTCCGCACTAATTATGGCAGGACTTGCAAATGAAGCACTTGAGAGGCAGAAAGAGGAGGTAGAGGGGCAGGCACGAGCTTTAGAAGAGATGGCGGCGGCAGCGTCAGCGGCGGCGGCGGCGGCGGGAGGGGACGCCGCAGCGGCGGCGGAGAGGATAAGGAATATGGAGGCTGAGAAAAGGGGAATGATAGAAAGGTTGAGGCAGAAATGGGACAGATTGGTTGCAGATAATATAGCCTTAAGGCAGAAACTCCAGAGCCAACAGATTATGAATCTCAAGCCTCGGCAAGGTGCAGCAGCTATGGGTGCGCTATTAGGAAGATTAAGGAGTCCATTGGATCAAGTACCTGATGCGGAAGAGTATGCAGCAGAAGCAGCGGAAAGGAATGCCGAGGAAGCAGCTCGCCAAGCAGCGGCAGCAGCACCTCCAGCAGCAGCACCTCGAGCAGGACCTCCAGCAGCACCTCGAGCAGCACCTCCAGCAGCAGCACCTCCAGCAGCACCTCCAGCAGCACCTCCAGCAGCACCTCCAGCAGCACCTCCAGCAGCACCTCCATTTCGCCTCGGCGCCCCTAATTTCAGTCCACTCCTCGGTAGAAGCCAATCAAGTACACCGCCCAAAGGGCCCAAAGGCGGCGGCCTCGAATCCCTCGAAGAAAAAGTCGAAGAACTCTGCAAGGCCTACGTCGACCAAACAAATAGCCTCATGAAAGTCCTAAAAAACAAGGGGTACATCTCCAAGGACACACCCTTTTTCGACATACCCAACATGTCGAACGAAAACCTCGACGACGCACTCGACCAACTCCTTATTGACATGGAAACGAACCCTATAGGGTCCGAGTTAGAAAGGCTTCCCTCAATCAATGAAATTATGGATGAATTTACCGGCTTGGTCGTAAAGACAAACAGAGATTTTCAAGGAAAACCTCTAGAAAACGAGTCAATGATGATTCTCAACGGAAAAAATAAACTTGAGAATTTACCAAAAATCATTCGTAGCCTCAAAAGTGACAATATCAAATTGTTAGAATTATACAGAGAATTTAAAAGAAAAAGAGAGGAAAGACAGACCCCTAAATCTCGCAAAACAATTGAAGCACTGTTAAAGATTTTTGAATGAGAGGGACTGAAAGGCCAGGTGCGCGGCCTGTAGGTGTCCAACGAATTTGCGCACAGCCTCTAGTTCCTCTAAACACAGCTCAGGAATCACCACGTGGTTCAAGAGATCCGTTTCCTTTATGTTAGCCATAATGGAGCCCCCCGTATATGAGTTAAACTGGTCCGTGAATTCCTTCATAAACAGGTATCGGAACACAGTGAGCCTCTTTGTTTCATCAGGAATGCGCAGACGGAACACTCCGTTTGTTGCAATAATTTTTTGAGAGTCCGCAGCCGTATCACTAATCATACAGAACGACGGATTCCCCTTGAGTTTTGAAAGGAGAATATCATTCGGCTCTACAGCATAGGAAGCTCTATTCGGCAATTCCCATCCGCGCATCAGATTCTTTGTACTGTAAGAACCTCGCTGAATTTCTGCAATGTCTAGATACACGTATTTGCCCTCTTTCTGAACTCTCTTCTTGCCCTTTTTCACTGCTGCAACAACGGCCCCCAACATAAAGTGAGCCCCTCCACGAACGCTCCTCTGAATTTGGACAAAATCTCTAAAATACAATTTCATATTCATTGTAGCGCCTGCTCGGAGAAGGTCACTTCGTTTTGCCACCACATACGTAGTATCCTCCACAGAGGGCATCCTAAATCGCCTATTTCCTTTCATAAAGCTCAGAAATCGCCCAGCAACTTCAGGAAGGGAGTTGTCCTTTACCGCATTTCCATTTGAGTCCATAAGAATATGCCCTGTTGCAACGTCCTTCTTGTAAAGCGGCGGCGTATCTTTTTTATTCGTCTGAATTCCGATGGTCCCAATATTCTCTACGAAGATTTCGTAATCGTCGTCCAAAGGTACTGTCGTGTTCTGAATAATGACCAACGACGTATCAACACCTGTACCTGACCTCTTGAATGTCCCATCGGGCAAGTAGAAAACGCCAAGAATACGATGACGTTTCAGCAAGTCCGCGCGCATGAAGGCCTCCGACTGGTTCGTGAGATAGCCTGTAGGAATAATAATGGCCGCGATTCCTTCAGGTTCTACATAGGCGAGAGCCTGCTCAATAAAGAGAACGCCGAGTTGTTGGGTCGTCTTTTCTTTCCCATATTGGTACTGGTCAAGAATGGCCCGTCGCCTTTCCACTGTTTTTACACCAAATGGAGGGTTCGTAATTACAAGCGAGAATGTGCCTTCTCCACGCTGTGAGAGCGTGTCTCTCACGTCAAATACAGTGCGAGCCGGTGCGACTTTATGAAGAAGCATATTGAGTCGCGCAAGTTCTATGGCATCGGCGCTCCTGTCGTAGAAGTGATAGACTCCTGCCTCTATATTTGTAATAAGGTCACCAGAGCCGGATGCGGGCTCCAAGACGGTTGCACAGGATGCCATAATGGAGCCGAGAAACTCACTAATTGTGGAGGGGGTATAGAACTGGTCTAATGAACGTTGAAGAAAGGTTTCTCCGAACTTCATAAAGAAGGCCTGGATTGCATCACCAGAGTGTAGGTCCACAGACTTCAGCAGTTCCACTACTTCTGGATCAGCGGCTTCGCACCCCTCATACGTTTCGTAGACAATATAATATTGAAATATTGATTTCAGCAAAGTATAACGTGCCTTTGTGTCAATACCCTTATTATGGAAGTGTTGATTGAGTTTTGTCAATACGTAGTCCATTTCGTATGGGCCTCTGCTACCCATACCCTCTCAAATTTTATAGGCAGAGCTCCGCGTGTAAAATTTGATTCGGGTCAGTTTTCTAGCTGCATTCTAGTAATGGATGGAAATGTAAAGCCGGTTCTAAAATGGGTCGGCGGCAAGACACAAATATTGGGGAAGATTATAGAGCTTTTTCCAAAAGAGATGATGAATTATCACGAACCCTTTTTGGGAGGAGGTAGCGTTCTTCTTAGATTTCTAGCCTCTGTAGAACTCGGCAACACAGCTATCTATGGAACAGTTTATGCAAGCGACCTGAATCCGAACCTGATTGCACTCTATAAGAACTTGCAGTCAAGGCCAGATGAATTCATACAGGAAACGAGGGCTCTTATAGACACTTTTTCCAAATGTACGGGGACAGTAGTAAATCGTAAGCCGACAACAATGGCTGAGGCGACCACATCATCCGAGTCCTATTACTATTGGATTCGGAGTTGGTTCAATGCTCTAAAGGGAGTCGAGCGCGAAACACCCGCTGCATCCGCAATGATGCTCTTTCTGAATAAGACGTGTTTCCGAGGGGTCTACAGAGAGAATAGCGAGGGGGGGTTTAATGTGCCCTATGGGAATTACAAGAGGGTAAGTATTATGGAAGAGGCGCATATACGAGAAGTTTCGCGGCTCATTAGTGGCGTGGTGTTTACTTGCTGTGGGTTTTCTACGGCGCTTAGAGCCGTTTGTGAGCACGATTTCGTCTATTTGGACCCCCCGTACGCCCCGGAGAATGACACGTCGTTCGTATCTTACACGGCGGATGGGTTCGGTCTAGATGCACATAAGGAACTTTTCCTGCTGTGCGCAAATATGGGAGCGCAAATGCTCATGAGTAACGCAGATGTTCCTCTTGTGACGAATACCTTTGCAGGTTCGGCTTTCACGACCAAAAAAATCTCGTGTCGGCGTGCTATTCATTCTAAGAGGCCGAATTCCAGAACGACCGAGGTGCTCATTCAAAAGTAACTTACCACCAAGTAACGTCTACCGTGATATGCATAAGTTAAGTACCCCTTTAGGGGGTACTTAACTTATGCCTGTAACTTTGGTACATGCCGTTAACGCCGGTGTACTGCTGTAAAATTAGCCAATATAATAAATAGGACTCATTACTATAATACGACTCTTTTCATTTTCAACAACATATACATTATCCTTCGAATCAACAACGATGCCATAGGGTTTAGATGACACATAATTAGTTTTATCCTCCTGTTGAAGAGTGCTAACTTTCCCACTTGTGCTTATCATTCTAATACAATTATTGTTAGTATCTGATACAAATATATTTCCATTCTTATCGACGGCTATACCGGAAGGTTCATTAAACTTTGCGTTTGAAGCATCACCATCAACGTAACCATCTGCAAGACCTGTTACTGGGATTTTAGAACCTGTTAAACTAGTCAGAGTGTTTCCAACCATTTTTCTAATCCGGTGATTAAATGTATCTGCAATAAACAATGCATTTTTATATGAAACCGCAGCTAAAGGTCGACCTACATACGCCGTTTCACCAGAACCATCTGAATACCACACATTCCCGTTTCCCGCAATTGTGAATACAGTACCTCCAGGTACTGTAGGTACACGTCTAATACGACTACCCAAGAATTCCGTAACAATCAGATTTCCGTTTGCTTCTAGCGTGAGTCCGTAGGGTATGTTGAATGTAGAACTCATGTTGTCTGCATTAATGGAACCAGCCACCCCTGTTCCTGCGATTGTGCTGACTACCCCATCAGGCGAAATTTTGCGAATGCGATTATTATAGGGATCTGTAATATATATATCACCGTTTGTACTGACAGTTACACCAGTAGGGTTGCTAAATTTAGCAGTCGCGGCTGGGCCGTCAATAAATCCGTAGTCACTTCCTGCAATTGTACTAACGACACCTGAATGTGTAATCTTTCGAATGATATTATTTACTGTGTCTGTAACAATTAATTCTTCATTTGAAGTGAGAGCTAAACCTATAGGTTTATGGAATCTCGCTTCTGTTCCGGTACCATCTCTTTTTCCAAGAGTACCACCTGCTAAAGTCCTTATTTTATATTTTACTTTTAAAGTGAGATCCATCGCATAAATATAATTTCCTAAAAACGGATTTGGATTCGGGGGGTTTAGAGTGCCCGTATTCACTATAAATAGTTTGTTTATGGCTGAATTATACAACATACATGTAGGGTTACTTAATGTAATATTTAATAAATTACTAGAATCTGTATTTGTACTAGTCTGAGTAGTGCTTAGTGTTTGACTTCCACTTCCTGCAAGTGTTGATACATTACTCGTTGCTAAATCAATTATGCGTATACGATGGGCTGTACCGGCAGGTGCATTCTTTTCGGGGTCGCCGTCACTAACAATCAATGTATTATTTGGTCCTAGTGTTAAACCAACGGGTCTTAGTTTTGCTGCAGTACCATTACCATCTACATAACCGAGTCCACTACCTCCTGCAACCGTTGTTACAGTCCCGTCCGGTGTTATCTTCCGTATAGCCCCATTCATATAATCGGCAACATATACATTATCAGAGGGGTCACACACAACACCGTAAGGAAATTTAAATTTCGCAGCAGTCCCTTTTCCATTGGTATTACCACTACTACCTCCTGCAAAAGTTGTAACAGTTCCAGTGGAGTCTATTTTACGAATTGCGTTATTCTGATTGTCTGCAACGTATAGATTATTCCTTGAATCTATTGTTATATCGAATGGTTGATTAAATGTGGCTGTTGCACTAGCCCCGTTTACAAATCCTCTTATAGTCTGCCCTCCACTGTTGGATGTTGTTGCAGGTGGACCCGCAAAGGTTGTAACATTTCCGGAAGGATCTATTTTACGAACAACATGATTATCCGTTTCAACAAAATATAGATTATTATTATTATCACATACTATACCCTGAGGTCTACGTAATTTAGCAGCAGTTCCTTGTGCGTTCACGTATCCGGGATTAACAGGTACTCTTATTTTTGCCTGTATATTTGCCGCATCATCTTGTACACCAACAAAAGTTGTTACCTCTCCAGATGTGGTTATTTTACGTATACAGTTATTCCCTTTATCTGTGATGTACATGTTACCATTTGAATCTTTTGTTATACCCCAGGGTTCATTGTATTTAGCAACACTTATGTTACCATTAATATATGCACGGGATGTTCCTCCTCCTGAATATATTGAATTTCCAGCAGTAGGTGTCTGTCCACCCTTCATTATACGCTTTAATTTCTTCGACCCTCGTTTTACACCTCGTTTTACAGCTTTCATTTATTCTAATATATCAGTTTAAAAAAAATGGAACAGGCGGGACTTGAACCCGCGACCCTTGCCCATAAGTGGCAACGCACTGCCTTCTGTGCTTCTGTCCCTGTTGTGATATCGCCCCGCCCTGCTCGCGTAACATCCGCTCAAACTCGTGGCGGCGTGATCTCCACAGAGCCGCCTACAGGAAGAGATGCGCGCCAGGCCGCCTCGTCGGCGAATACGGTCTGCTTGAGAGGGCGACGAGCCCACGGCGCGGGTGGTATCATGGCGAGCTCTTTGCAGGGGGTGCACTCGCGGCACGTGGTCGGGTGAAACTCGCTGGCGCCGTCTGTGACGCTCTTGACCTGGAGAAGGCTCTTCGCAGTCATGATGGCCACGCGATATGTGTTGGCGTCCAGAGTCCAGCGGAACTTGCATCCGATTGCGGGCGGCGGGGCTGCAACAGGAAGGGGCGCAGAGGCAGTGGGGAGGGGAATAAATTCCTCCTGGATTTTAGCCCCGTCTGCGAGGATGAGCCAGTCAGCGAGCTTCATCATCTGGCCGTAGCCAAGACCGGCTGTGACCATGACGTTGTCGCCGGTGAGAACCGTTGCGCGGCACGAGACGTCAGTGTGGGAGAGCTTGGTGCCAGGAGTGTAAGACATTTGGGATACATACTAAGGGGTCGCCCAGCTGGTTCAATTTTACGAAAAAATCTACACCCCCCCTTGTCTTTGTATTTGTCTTTCCCCCCGTTCTTGAGTCTACGACCAGTTTACAATAACGTAGTACTCGTAACCATTAGGGCGGCTCTGGTAATGTTCGTATTTAATACTACAGTCTGGAAATCGCGCACGGAGTCCCTCCAAAATCTCGTCCATCTTTAATGCCGGTTTGTTTCTCTTCTGAGGATCACCCCGCACGTAATAGTCAATTGGCCATTCTTGAGAATGGCGTCCATTGGCACAGGCGTTTTCTATGAGGCAGATGTTTTTTTCAACCATTTCGTCAAGAAACGCGTTCTTCTGAGCCAGCAGGATACCTTGAATGTATTCGCGGCTGTAGGAGACTGGCATGTTTGGCTACAAACGTATAAGGCAACAGCTGTTTCAATTTTTCATAAAAAAATGGAACAGGCGGGACTTGAACCCGCGACCCTTGCCCATAACTGGCAACGCACTGCCTTCTGTGCTTCTGTCCCTGTTGTGATATACGCCCCTCCTCGCGCACACCTGTCACACCCATCCATTCCGAATCCTCGCCTTCAGACAGAGCCTGGCGCCCACATTTTGCGTCTCTGAGAGCCCAGCCGAAGCCGGTAGTCTCAGAGAGGAGAGCAGGATGTCTGTAGGTCACAGGCAGAGGGCTCGAACGATTAAGAACCGTCCCTTTTGGGGAGCGGATACGAGCAGACCTCAAACCTCGTGTTGAGAACCCGGACTTTGGTGTGTCCATTAGTCAGTTGGTTCATCTCTCTCCAGCAGATGCAGAGTCTCTATCCAGGACGGCCACGAGGAGGCCTGACTATTCGTCCCGTCACGTCATCTCATTAGATGCCGACCCCCAGATGATTAGTCTGAAGGACTTTGCTTGCGCCTTGACGCGCGCAAGCCTGTCGTGTCCATAGCGTACTTTATGCATCGCGAACCTCATCACAAGGTTCTAACCGCTATTTCAGGTGAAACATACTGCGCCCAACCCGTAGTGAGTGTAACCTCCCACGTGCAGATGCGAAATTGACACGCCCACAGACACCCCTAGAAAGGTGTCCGACCATCACCGCTGTAATGGTTTTTTATTACCACCCTAGTCAAATTTATGAATCGCATCGGGATTTCTGTGCGATTGGTATGTGCCCCTTCACTCGCACATACCCGTCGTGTTCTCCGCTTTCCTGGGCGTTCCTTCCCAGAGCATCATGCTTTCAGCTTGAGTCCGAGTGCAGCACCAGCACCCGTATTTCACGGCGCCCATCATGGCCACGCCGCTCAGGTCTCACAGGTTGCGCAACCCGCATACTTATTTCATGAAACACGTCCGTTTAGTCAGTTGGTTCATCTCTTGTTCGCCGACACAGAGCCTCTATCCAGGAAGACCACGAGGAGGTCTGACTGTATTCCCGTCTCGCCATCTCTCACCAGATGCCGACCTTCGAAACCCCGAAGGACTTTTATGCACGTGCGCCCCTCCTCGCGCCCGTTCGTCGTGCCCTACCGTCCCCTTAAGCGAGCTGCCCGATCCACACTTGCGCATGGTTGAAGACTTCGTATCGTTGGCACGTCCGTTAGCGACAACCTTTCGGCTTCGCCCCTCTCCATCTCACCTGGCGGGGGTTTGCCAGACCCCCTATGATATGTGCTCCTACCGCGCACACACCGCTCGTCACCTCCGGAATAGAGTCGAGTAAGTTCCCCACTCCCCCAGAACAACCCCCACCTTTCGGCAGAGACAGACTAGGACTTCCAGCCATCAAAGGGCATGACGCCGCACCGCCGGGTTCGAGGACCCGATCGGTCAGAGTTCCGGGCATGTACCCAGCCTCCTAGACCCGCTAAAGTCGGCCGCGTTAGAGCGACACCCAGTAGCATGACAGTCCTAATGGCAGCTCTCTCGAAATACTACAATCTAGATTTTCCGGAGAACCGTATGCTCCGACGGGGGTTTGTTGTTCAATTTTTATTTGGAAATTGAATAAATTTTCTTGTGTGGCTTTGCCTGGCTTTGACTGTCTTTGACTGGGCTTTGCCTGGGCTTTGACTGTCTTTGACTGGGCTTTGCCTAGGCTTTGCCTGGGCTTTGACTAGGCTTTGCTATTCAATTTCTTAAAAGAAATTGAAACACAGCTAGGCGCGCCCCTCAAGCATGCGTAAAAAAAATTTATTCAATTTCCAAATAAAAATTGAATGGCAAAAGAAGTTCAAAGGAAGATACCCCCCGTAAACTAGCAAGTAAACACGTATAATGCCACGCACAATCAAGACACCCTCTAAGACAGCGGTCGGCGCAGAGCGCCGCGGGGCAGAAGCGGTCAAAGCCGCTTTGTCCAAGATGGAAATGCAGCACCCGGAGGCGCCAGAGTTCTACAGCGTCCAGAGGGTTCAGGGAAACGGTAATTTCACTATTCGGAACGCGGCGGGAAAAGACTTCCGTGGCGTGGGGGGGCACGGTGGGGGCAAAGCACGCATCTCGGTTGGGCAGATTATCCTTGCGGAGTACAGCGCGACTCCGGAGCAAGGATTGGAGATTCTAGCCCTCATTGACGACCGCAAGCAGGCTGCAATGCTGGTGAAGAATGGTTTCATGAAGCAGACGGTCATCAACGCTGCGCTCACCGCCGGCGCCGTGTCCACCGCCGGCGCCCAGGTGGAAGAAGTGGGCTACGTCTTTGAGGAAGATGAAGTAGACGTGAACGCGCTATAAAAGGAAAAACTGTGGCAAAAAAGAAAAACCAATAAACAGCCACTTTTTTTTGCGCGCCGGCGCCGCCTGCGCGCACCGTTCGAAATTTTTTTTTGCGCCGTCAAACTGCAAATAAAATTTGAAAGACGCGACGTCTTTTTATTTGTCCCCCCCATACGAAAGAATATCCACCCGTTTCGTATAACAACATGACTGACAATATGAAGAAAATGAGACGCGCCGCGCCCGCCACTCCGCCCAGTTGGGTCGGCAAGTGGTTTCCGTGGACCGCCGAGAAAATCGGCAATACTAGTGTTTGCGGCTGCTGCACGTTCGACGACGCCGTCACGCCCGACAGGGTGTGGCAATGCTGCCACTCCGTCTCGGACTGGTGGCAGCTCTATCCGGACAGCGTGGTTCCGTGGAGCCGGCGCCGGAACTATGCGCACCCTGATTGGGAGTGCCTTGGCAATTGCAAGTTCCACCCGCTGCTCGCCATCGAGAGTATTTGTTGGGCTCGCTTGAACGAGCTCGATGATGAGGAGGAGGCGGCAGACTTCGCGGCACTTCCCGCAGAGGTGCGCCACGGGCGCCTCGCGGAGGAGGAGGCACTGCGCGCCGCCGCTGCAAAGGAGGAGGAGCTGAGGCATGCGACGATGCGCCGCGAGATCTACGCGGAGGATGTTAAGCAGCGCACGCGTCGCGGCCTCACTCGCAACGAAGTACCCAAGACGCTCGTCGCACCCTGCAAATGGGTCATTGGCGAGTTCAAGGGTGACGAGTGCTGGGCTTGGGAGTACACCGACCCGAAAACCGGGAAGCGCGTGTGCCCTCACACCTGCAATCGACTCCATCCGGGTCAGGCAGGCTGGCATAACGAGTGGTTTTCCAACCGCAACTGGAAACCAGCCACCTCCACCCTGCAGCCCGTCAACGCGCGCTTTAGTGGTGGGCGCTCGACTCCAGCGCCTCCGCCGCTGCCGCTCCGTGCGCCTCCCCGCCCAGCCCCTGCAGCCCGATCGCGTTGGGCACTTCCAGAATCGGAGGATTCTGAAGGGCTAGACGCATGGTAAGGTATTTGGAAAAAACAAAGAAAATACAAAAGTCGTGGCGATAGACCTGAGTAATCAGTATTACGAGTAGGGGACCATCATGCAACCGCCTGGGAACGGTTTGTAATGGTACACTGAACACCATGAAAGGGACTGATGAAAACGTCTGGAGTTACGCACCAAAGTAAAAGAAAAAAAGAGCCACAGCTCTTTTTTTGGTGGGTGGATGTCAATAAAAATTGAAGAAACGTCCACCCATTTTTCAGTCAATGGGTGGCGTACAATCTACTCTATGCGTTGACCTTACAAAGCTTCCCACAGGGGTCTGGGAACAACTTCGAACGGAGGAGTTCACTGTCCAGCGCAGCCCAAAGAACCCTGAGGCAGGGCAGGTTTGTGGTCCGTGTCCAGGAGGTGCAACCGAAGAGGACGGATGGCGCATTCAATGTGAACCGCATTCCAGCTGTTGCAGCGGATACAAAGCCGCATACGGGCCAACCGATGGCTTGTATGGCGATGCTGTTGCCACAAAATATGCAAAAGGTCAGGGTGACGTGTGGCGGATTTTCATGAACAATGGGTGGACCGAAACGCGCGCCCATGCTTGTGGTTGGCGTCCATGCGACCCCAGTCGCCGCACCTTTTGGCCTACTCGCTGCAAGACGCCCCTAGAAAAGGAAGCCTGGTGGACATGGTTTGACAGCCAACTAGAGAGCCTCCCTCTAGCGAATCATCCCTCAACTACTCACTGAATCACGTCTTTCATAAAAATTGAAATGCTCTGCTGGCGTATCTCATTTTTACATGGGCGACTTTCTACCCGGCTACGTCACCACATTCTGTGACCCCAATATTGATAAACTCCAAATGTCGATTCTCATAATTGGAAAAGAGAGCGGAAAGATTCACGCGGGTTTTGATAGCAAGAAGGAACTCTTCGAACGGGTTCGAAACCGAAAGGGGTCATTAACGATGGTATGTTATTACCGTAACATTGAGTTCACTCCAGAGGAACGAGAGGTTCTCTGGGCATATAGGTTGGCTCTTTTCAACAAAACTGATAAGGAACGAGTGGTTGATTCCGTCAAAACAATCCTTGTTCGGCGCTAAAAAAAATTGAAGCCACGAGGAGTTCTAAAGATATATCCACCAAACAATGCCCTCTCAGATGAAGCCAACAGAGCCCAAATGGCGCAGCCGTGTTTCTCGCAAGGGACTTCCATGCCCCGAGATTTGGGACACACATGTTCCACAAGACGAGAATGACATGAGGGGTTTCATCACCATCAAAGACCCCTTCAGGAACACAAACGAGCGCCGCTTGTTCCCGCAACGCCGCCTTGTCCTTGAAAATTAACGATAGAAAATGAATGACACTTTAAAAATAGTGAGCCCTCTTCTCATTGCATCAGAAGCGAGTGCTTTGAGTCAGAAACACATCTGATCCCTAAATGTGGATTTTTGGCTAATAAAATACATTATGTGGATGTTTGACAACACTTTTTGCTACAACCCTTCGGGCAAAGAGCTATAGTATACCCCCAACTTTGCGCACCTCCCATACGTTTTTTTCCAATGGTTGTCGGTCTTGCCCTCTTTTTACCACCTCCTCCACCAGTGAAAACTATTTTCTGATTTTCCCAAACCTCTGCTAAATCGTCCTCGTAGCTGTTGTTACTACTCATTGTACAAACTTCTCTGTAAAATATTTTCAATTTTATTTTTAAAAATTGAAGGCTTACATCCTTGGAAAAGGGATAACCATGCCAAAACACCTGTTTGACGAACTCCCGACTGACATGATTTACTACGAGATTTTCCCTTTTCTTGACTACATTTCACGTGTGAACGCCAACCTACTTCTTCCGAAAGAGGACCGTATACGAACTCCTTTGAATAAGGATGCTCTCTTGGAATTTACCATCATCTTTCAGTCTACTCACATAGCGACTATGGCAAAGAAAGCAGCCATCACGAGAAACCGTACTACGCGCAGTCGGCTTATTCTGAAGATTTGGCGACTGCTTCCCATGTTTCCGGAACTAATCCAATACTCTGAAAAAGTCCGCGATAACCTGAGTCTTAAAGCCTTAGAGTTCTCTACTGCGACCTCATCAGATGTATCGGCCTACACACTGAAAACCCTTAAAAAACTCTGCGCAAACTTCCTGCACGACCTCGAGACAAAATACCCATATCTGAGAGAGTTTAACTATCAAAAAGGTGATTGGACTGCTGTGACTCAATAAAATCATATAACGTCGAGTCATCAGAGCCAACACTTATTTTAAGTACTTGGCGTTATTATTATATAGAATCTCGCTGATTCCATGAGAGCAGAGTGGAATGTAAATTTGAATTATTTTTCGTACATTCCGTAGAGTATAGAATGTCCGAACGACAGCCATTTTGTACCTGCGAAAACACCTATGAGGTAGACGAAGATGGTAAGTGTCTCTCCGATGTGCCCTGTATAAACTGTCGGATTCATAGAGGATATTGCGAGTGCTCCAAAGAGGCAGAATGTGAATTCTGCGTAGAGCGAGAACCCTTTACACCCACAAAGGAGGCCGAGTCGCGTGCACAGCATTACGCAAAAGAAATATACACGCATATGGAGAAAATGCGCGAAGAGTGGTTTAAGAGCGCGCGCGAACGCGTGAACAACTGGGAGCGCCGCTACTTTAACACTCATTTTGAGAATGACCGGATGATGTGTGAATGCTACGAATGTCTTTTGTCTCCTAACATACAGCAGGCATTCATTGAAAAAATGCGACGGGAGTTCCAGGACATTTTGGAACTTCCACTATGGTACGAGGCCTTTAAGCGGGGAGACCCTGTACACAAAGACCCGTCTGCTTGGACCAGCAAGCAAACATGGAAACTTGTCTGGAATGCTCGAAAATAAAAATTGAAATTAATCTTGCGTCTTGGGTATTTTTACCCAAGCATGCCTGTCTGCTACAGCCGCGAACACATTCAAGGTATCCTCGCCTCATTCAAGAGACAATTTCTTGACGAAATGGTTGAAAATAACATCCGCTCCATCGAATCAAAGTCAGCGAATCTACTCTATTCTCACGAGTGGCCCATTGACTATTATATGCGCGGCGATCATGAAAAGAGGGGTAAACCCCCATTGACAATTCACGAGATTTTGAAGGGACTCTCTACGCGATTTCCGGATTGTAGTATCAAATACGAATATCGCCCAAATTATTACAATAGCTATGAACACTACGTCATTGTAGATTGGTCGTAGAGAATCAAATAAAAATTGAAAACATAAACACACCATTTTTTTCACCCACGATGTCTGAGCTACAATTCAAATGTTCCTGCGCTGATGACAATGAAAACGATTGTTACGCATGTCAATTTACGATGGATCCCGAGTTTTGTATATGTTCCGCTTACAACCGATGTGAATTCTGTGAGTTTCGCGGGCCCTTTATAAGCACACTTGCCGATGCCGAAAGGGCATTCCAAAAGGAAAAGTGTCTGCAGGAAAAGTTTGAAAATAACTATGCGAAATGGCTGAATACAGTGGGGAATCTCTCCTACCTGAAATCGCCCGGCGAAAGTCTACATGGCCAGATGTGCGGCTGTCGCGACTGCTTCAAGCAGTGGGTGTGGATGTACTACCAAATGGGAGGTTATCAACAAGAGGTAGAGGAGCTCTGTCAGTGGTACAGGTCATGGCTAGCGAATGACCCAAAACATCGCGACTTGAATGAATGGAATTACTCTGAAGTTTGGAAACTTATCTGGAACTTGTCGGTTGCGTAAACACAGCATTCTATTTTTCATAGCGCAGCTAAGCCTGTGAGAGAAAAATTGAAAATATTTTCATAAAAGCCGAGTAGTAACATAATGGAGATGGGTACATATTCTGAAGACAGAGTAATCATATTTGATTGGGATGATACGTTAATTCCCTCAACCTGGTTAAAAAAAAATGGGTTCATCATTGATTCCTACGCATCCGAAATCACAACAGAAATGATACGTATGTGTAAGAGTGTAGAGCCTCATGTTTTGGCCCTATTGGAGGTCGCAAAAACATACGGAAAAGTCCTTATTGTTACAAACGGAACAAAATCGTGGGTTGAAATGTCGACTCGACTATTCTTTCCAAATATATCTAATATAATCCTTTCTTTAACTATTCTTTCTGGACCAGATCTCTATGATAATTATACTTCTAATCCGAACTGTTGGAAGCAATATGTCTTTCAAAATGAAGTTCTCATGTATTCTTTCCCAAATTATTCAACGAATCAACGCACGATTATTAGTATTGGAGATGGGTATGCAGAAAGACTTGCTCTTCAATCTGTAATGACAAGGGATACAGTTTGCTCTATCTTAAAAAAATCAGTGAAATTCATGGAACAGTCGTCGCCAACTCTTCTTATAGAGCAACTTGTCTGCACACTTATTGAACTTAAAGGAATCATAGAATCATTAGAACCAATGGACCATCAGTGGGAATTCTTGGAGTCACCGGTATCGCCGAAACTACAAACGTATTCTGAGATTCCACGTATTTCTACGAGAGTTGAATCATTCACACTTACAGACACGTGTCAAAATTAAATACTAGTACACTCTAAAAAATTGAATTATATTTTATTATTATTTAAGACGAATAATGCCAGATGAATGCTCAATATGTAAAGGGGGTATAATTGAGTTTCCTACAATAAAAGCAACGGGAAGTCATCGATCTTCTTGTGGCCATCTCTTTCATCCAGCCTGTATTTGGAAATGGTATAGTGAGGATCATATTACATGCCCTATATGTCGCAATAATGCAACCGAATTTGAGGCTTTACCTAAAGTGGGCGGAGCTATAGTGAAACGTGAGAGTATAGTCCCCCCTTTGACCGGTGAAGGTGGCTTCATTTGCATTGCGCGCAGTTCATTTGAGTTCATTTTAAGGTTCCGTGGTATTATTCCTCGAAGAATAATTATAGAGAATTTGGGCTTCGCCGAAAATAATTACTCATTAAAAATCAATATATGTCGTAAGGATTTTACGCGTATTCTTGAGGAGTATGGTGCCACAGGATTTTCTGATTTAGATTGGAGTCAGCTTATGAGCAAGTTTCCTGCAGCATTGAGTACAGACAGGTAGGCTAAGTTAGCGTGATGTGGGTACCGGCATAAAATAAGTAGCCCTTTAGGGGTACTTAACTCAAGCACATCACAATATATTATTCATTTTCATCGTAAAAACTCTGTATTTTATTAAGCCAAATATCGATACATACATTAAATGGACGTTCTGATTGGTCTAGAATACGATAACCGGAAGAATCTAGAAAACAATGGCACATCAGTTCTTGTAAACCGTCTATACCGTCATAAGTAAACCAACAGGAAATACTCGCAACAGAATTACTTGGTACTTCTAAGTGGGGATTCTCATTTTTAAATACATCCGGTAAATCAATCTTATATTTTCCAGTGAATGTTTCATTTTTGTACATGGATTTTACTCCACGAAAGCAGTCCCAGAGTAAATTTGCATAATGTCTATAGATGAGATATGTGTATACGGGCATTTTATAATCTATATAATTGTTTTTTATTCAAATTTAATCTGATAACATCTAAAAAAATGGGACTGTCGGGATTTGAACCCGATTGCTCTATCAAGATTTGAGCTATCAGTTCCTAATTACGGAAGGTGGTTTCGATCCACCGACTTCTAGGTTATGAGCCTAGCGCAATTCCTCTATGCTACTCCGTATTTACCCAATCGGGCGATTATATTTCGCCCGATTCTATTGTCAATTTTTATTTTTGGATTATTTAAAAAAAATTGAAGGGAGCGGTGAGATGGGCATAGATAGTCTATCGAATGTCAAATATCTATTCTCAGTTCAAAAACGCATTTCTCCCTCTTCGTGCTTTTGGCTATTTTGCAGAGATAGAGAATTGTGAAGATGAGCCCAGGACATACATTGTGACCTGTACGATGTACATAACTGACCGCGACGAATTTGGTGCTACTACCGTCTTACGATACAACCCTGTAGATGATCCAATTCGTGATGAAGAGGGAAAATGTATTGCGTGCAACGGTTCCTGCAACGATAATCAGCGAGGAGAAATCAAACGCGGCTCTATGATTTGTCCACTCTGTGGCCAGATGACGAAACCGTGGATTATGCGCAAAATGATCTCTATTGGAAAGTTCAAAGCATCCGACCCCAAAGATTGTGGTGGAGGTGGTGCAGCGGAGCATGTACCATTTGTCTGGGTGGAGTTTCTCAAAAATCCCATAGAAGACAAGACGAATATGCGCTCAGAACACATGATCAAGGCAATCGCAGGAGCAATCAAATTGTCCCTTTCTGCGTAAAAATTGATGCTATCAACAATATTTTTTCAGTAACCCCAAAAATGCTTGCGGCATTCTTTATTCCTATTCGTCGCACAGTTCATGGAAAAAATATTATTGCACAGGTTCCAGCAAAAGTCATTTTGAACAGTGGAGGTAATATTAAAGTGAAGATGTACGACCTTGAAAAACCGCTAACTTTTACGGAGAGTCAGTTCCACCAACTCTTTCAGCCGTACGAACCTCATGCAGATTTCATTGCAGACTTTCATTTGACCTCCATCACAGAGGGACAATTGCGGGAGGCCGCTGGTCACTTTCACCAAGAGCATGAAGCCGTAATGTGGCCGATGTTTTGCAAATGTATCATGGATGCCTACATGTCATGTGGGAATGCGAAAAGTTGTCCCATTTCCAAATACAACGTAATAAAGACCGCGTATTCTACTACTGCGACTCTGGAGAGTTATAAGCCTCAGTTCAATCGCCGGGCTCGTAACACATTTGTCATCCCTACAGATTTTGACGAAGCCGCATTTCAAAAGGACCCACTCCCTGTCGGCATTGATGCGCACGAGTTCGCCACAAAGACCGAGCAAAAGGCTATTCTCGTGAGCCTTGTGAAACAGCTGTATGGATTCGCGGGCGCGCCGCCAATGAGTAACGAGATGCAGACCCTTCTTGGCATCCCTGAAAAGCCTGTTGCAGGTACTCATTGCTGTAAGTACTGCTGTAAACCAATGGAACTCAGCAAGGTCGCCCAAGATTATAAGGCAAAGGTTCATTATCTCAATCTGTGTCACGACGACCCGAAGCAGGGAACGCGCGCCGACAATCTCTACTGGGGTCACACGACTTGTAACAGGGAACAGGGCGGTTGCTCCACATTTGAGCGAGTAAAACAGGGTCTTCAACTTGGCCTGCGTACGACGTTCACCGAAGAGGAGCGGGCTGACTTGGGTCCCCTTGTGGCCGCTCTTCAAGGTGCGCTCGGCGTACCGTGATGTGCTTAACTTAAGGACATCACGGTAAGGGCTCTGCTAATTCTGAATGCGTATTTGTAATCTCGCTTTCAACGCTCGTTCGTGTGAGAGCTAAATTCTCTGAAGATGTTGGTTCCTGAATGAAATTCACGGTGTGCTGTGAGATAGTCGATATACTTTCATCGGCGGGATACTCGCAAGACCCCATCTCTTCCAAAGTACCCATTAGCCTCTGCCTCGCAACTTCGCTAAGCGATTCCCTCATGCGGATAGTGCGAGAGGGTCGTGTGGGCTCTGGGCCACGCAGCTCTCCTCCAAAGAGTTCAGGATTAGATTCCATCAACCTTTCTGTAGGGGCAATAAACTTGCGTAAGCGGTGAAGAGTCCTTACTAATTCAGTGTTCTCTAGTTTGAGGCGCTGAATTTGCTCGCTTGAGCTCTGAGATTCGGTTTCATACGAATTTTGAGAGCAGTTGTTCGTACCTTGTGAGTCTGGAATAAGTCGCGTTTGTAAGTCAAAATGTAGATGAAATGGTGTTATGGAAGAAAAGACGGCAAGGTACACCTGAATACTCTGACATTTGGAGCGAATGATTCCCTCGTCCTCTGGAGAAAGACCTGTGCATGAAAATCTGCTGTGAATAGTGTAACTCATCTGAAAGTATAAAAGGACAGTTTCCTCACGGCTTCAAATTTTTTAATTGCGACCGTGATGTAGGCATCTAGGCTAATTTAGGTACACCACAAGGGTGTATCGTGATGTGCCGAAGTTAAGTACCCCCTTTAGGGGGTACTTAATTTAAGCCTAGATCACTACTGTAGGCATGTGCCAAAGTTAGGTACACCCAAGGCTGTACCTAACTTTGGCACATGCCGGTATATACGAAACATTCCGAACCACCAGTTTTAAAATACACACCGTGCGGAGCAAAAAAATTGAATCCAATAAAAACGAATCCTTAAGTATGAACAAAACCGAACACACATCCAAAATGAAATGCTCTATCTGTAAGCAAGAGGGACACAACAAGCGTTTCTGTAAGACGGCGACTACACCAGTTTCAGCTCCGAAGCCCAAGGCAGACCCGAAGCCCAAGGCAGATCCGAAGCCCAAGGCAGACCCGAAGCCGCAGGTGGACCTCGAGGAGGCAGAGGTAAAGCCCAAGCAGGTCATCTATCCAAATCTTGAAGCACTTAATACAGTCTGTAAGAGTTTCATTGGAGAGAAAATTATTCTGAGTGCAAACTTTAAAGGTCGTTCACTCCCCATTATGAATCCAAATCTAGTAGGAGATCTCTTGGAAGACCTCTTCTATCCGTTTTATAAGGAGACTTGTCCCGACTTTGAGGAAGGACCAAAGCAGGAATCTCCTGATTTCTTCGCACAAAAAAAAGAATTCCAGTTTGAACAAAAAGCTTTCTATAAATCTCCTGGATTTGATATCTCTAACTTTACCAGTCTTGTTCATCAGCTGAGCAAACCTGGTGGAGTTGTAAAGAAGCTCTTCAAGACAAAATACTTGGTCTATGAATATGACATGGATGTAGATGCGTTCGTGATTAAAAATTTCTGGATGCTGAACATCTGGAATCTTCCAACTTATGGCAAGACCTATCCAATCAGCATGCAAGCAAAAAAGAGAGTGTGGTATAACATTCGCCCAGGAACAAAAGTAAGCTGGACGGATTCAAGTAAGATACCGCTCATGTTCCTAGAGCACCTTCTTGAGTGTATTGATAAGTGCTCCCACCTTGAAGATAAAGAATCTTTAAAATCTTCAATAGTTACTCAGATAAAGGAAGCAACGCTTCAAGGATTGTTGTAATAACGGGCGGACAAACCATATTTCCAAAGAGATCGTATTTATTCACTCCTGACGGTAGAGAAAACTGTTCTGGAAATCCACAAAGACGCTTCAATTCTTTTTCATTAAGCTGGCGAATCGTTTTTCCAACAAGAACAGCGAGTTTGGAACTATCTGTGGCGGTGAGAGTGGGAGAGAGCTCATCTGGATGAAGAATCTTGGAGATGGGAAAGCTCAGTTTACCCTTTGCAATATTATAACCGATGGCAAGGCTTTCATTTGGAACACGCTTTCCATCAACAACATCCTTAGGATATTCCAGTGTTAAATATTTCTTTCTAACAAGATCATTTAAATCATCTTGGAGATCATCGTAATTCAGGAAAGTTTGAATATCTTTGAAAGAAAGAGGAATTCCATCCATCCACTTAATTTTTTTTTCTACCGCCCACTTCTTCTTTCTCCGTTCCAACAACAGTGTACTCAAAAGATTTTTTTGACGTTCTGATATTTTCCCATGAAAATCAATGTCCCAGGAATGAATATTTGTGTCTCCGCCTCGTTTATCTTTTATGCTTTTTCCAACGAGATTGTCATTTTGTATCGTAAGAAGCTTAGAGAGAAAATCAGCTGGAAGAGCAGTCGTTTCATCTGTAGTATCAATAATATTCTTTATAGATGCCTGTTCTTTTGATTTTATAGTGATACTAGGAGCTTTGGATTTACAGCCAATGATGAACATGCGTTTACGATCTTGAGCCAATCCAACATCTGATGAATTAATTGAAACATGCGTAGTATGATATCCAATTGTTTGAAACTCCTTGAGAATTGTTTTCAGAACCTCACCCTTCTCGATATTCTCAATATTACTTACGTTTTCAAGAATAATATACTCTGGCTTGCTTTCTTTACAAATACGCAGAACCTCATATATCAAATCTCCTCGCCCCTTGTCTTTCAGGCCCTCCTTTTTTCCTGCAGAACTAAAGGGTTGACATGGAAACCCCCCACAGAGAATATCAAAGTAGGGTAGATTTTTTATTGTGCGCACATCACAAGCTTCATTTGTTTCGTGAAAGTTAAGATTGTAAGTTTTGAGAGCATCCTTTTTAATATCTGCAGATTTGACACATTCAAAGGCGTATATAGGATGCGACGCTTGAAAGGCTTGAATACCAAACCGAAATCCACCGATTCCTGCAAAGAGATCAATATAGGTCAGCTTCTTCGTTGTGCTATCGGTTGAAGTGGCTGTAATTTCTATCTTCTTGGATATGTCCTTAACTTCTTGAGGTGCTAAGAGATTTATAATTTCTTGCTTCTTCTTTCCGCTGTATCCTTTAATACTCTTCTCCTTACATATTGCAATCAATTCCTCACGAGTGTTTTTTGAATAGTCCATTTGGTTTAACTGCATTAAACTCGTTGGCGTGTGGTCAATTTTTACCGCTCCCTTATTCGTTTTTGACAGAGCCTCTTGAATTTTCTTCTCTACAAGTGCTTCAATAGTGTTATCCTTCTTACAGGGGCGTTTGCGATTGTTGTGGTCTTCAAGATGACCCTTCTGAGAGAAAACCTTCTGACAAGTTTTGCAGGTGTATTTCGCCATTTGTCTATACTATAGACGCACAAAATATTTAAACCTTTTTCACGAACTTTAACGATTTCGTGAAATAAGGAGAATCAAATTTTGTAGCGTTTGGGGGTTCGTTGGCAAGTCTTCCTGTCTTTCTTCAACCATTCTCATTTGAATGCGCGTATGATTTGTATGGTTGAAATTTATTTCCCAAAGTTCGCCAGAAAAAAAATTCGAACCATTTTTTTCAGAAGTATATAACCAGATGGCCGATACACCCCCAGTTCCTAAGATCTCCGAGTTTGCTTACGAATGGACTGGTCCCGAGGTGGAGCGTTTCAATGACCCGCAGTTGAACTCACCTCAGCCTTGTCAGCATGGGGCGGGCTGTACATACTACGGTTCGTGTCGCTTTGTTCATCCTGGCGAGGAGGGAACTGGGCGTATGGTATTTGAGGAGCGCGTTGTAACGAGGGATGATGGCTCATCATTTATGCAGCCGGCCTGTGTTCGTCTTATCGGTAACGCAGGTTTCTACCGCCGCCGCCGCGCCGAGATGTCTTGGCCCGAGTTTTGCGCACGCAATGGAATTCCTTATTCACCAAACCCTTCTCGGCTGCGTGATGATATACGTGAGGATGCAGAGGATGGGAATGTTGTTGTTGGAGATGCCCCTGTAGGTGATGAGGCTCCAACACGTCCTAGCAGTCGTGGGGGCGGACGGCAGCACAATCGCGTTCACAGCTCATATCGCCCCCGTGTTGTTCCTATGGAGCAAGGTGGTCGTGGTCGCGGTCGTGGTCGCGGTCGTGGGGGCGGCGGTCACCACCGTAACGATACTTGGGTAGGTCTACCACAGACTCTAGAGCGCAACCCCTAAGAGTGTTAGATCTAAACATTCAATCAATGTCTAACTTGATTTGCTTTCGAAAATAGTCAAGCGCTGCACGAATTGCTTGGTCCATATTAAAATATTTATAGCTGGCAAGCCGTCCTATAAAGTGCACGGACGGTCCCATTTTTTTAGAGAGTTCTGCGTATTTTTTATAGAGTTCCCTATTTGATTCTGTGGGTACAGGATAATATGGCTCACCTATATCACATGTTCGTTCTTTTGATAAAATTGTCCATTCACTTTTTTGGTGTAGAAAATGTTTGTATTCTACGCAGCGCGTGTAGGGGTTTAAAGGTGTGGGATAATTCACAACGGAATTGGCTTGGTAGAATCCTATGTTCGGAATACGAGTCCATTCAAAATCTATAGAACGGTACTCCAATTTTGGAAGTCCAGCATCCGCAAAAAAGGTGTCTATAGGTCCGGTGAACACAATTTGGTCCGGAGAAAATTCCGCAGAGGGTTGGAAATTCTCCCAGGATGAATTCAACTGAACAGAAATTCTTGGATGGTCCAACATCTTCCGAACAATTTCGGTGTATCCAAATTTTGGTAGGGCTTGAAATTTATCTGTGAAATATCTGGGATCAAAATTCGTACGAACAGGAATTCGTGCAAGAACTTCTGGCTCTAATTCAGATGGAAATTTACCCCACTGTTTCCAGGTATAGGGTTTAAATAGCAATTCGTATAGGGGACGCCCTACACGTGAGAGTGCAACCTCTTCGCTATTTTTTGGACTTGCGCAAGGAATTTGCGTAGCGGTGAGCCATTCGGCCATTTCCGCATCTGTCTGAATTGCAACCCCGCAGAGTGAATTTACGGTTGTTGAATTCACAGGAACGGGTACAAGAGTTCCCGAAATATCCGCTACCACTGTGTGATCCCAGCGAACCCACTCACCAAACCCATTCACGTAATTCCAAACCTCTTCATCGTTGGTATGGAACAAATGCGCCCCGTATCGACTTATGCGGATTCCTGTTATATCGTCAATTTCATCATAGACGTTTCCGGCTATATGATTGCGTTTTTCAATTACTCGAACGATGGCACCCGCTTTCGCGGCCTGCTCGGCTATAGTGGCTCCTGAAAGACCCGCACCCACAACGAGAATTTTTGGAGGTGAGCGATTCATTCTCTAAATATTCATATAAAGTCCAAAATCGCGTTTTTTACTGATTTAAAGGTTTACCCATACTAAAATATAAGGGGGTGGTGGCGCAAAAAATAAAATTTGAGCGCCCCGCCCTCACGATAGTTGTTGTGCCCCTCTAGCGCAGTGGATAGCGCATCGGACTTCTAATCCGGGGGTCGCGGGTTCGATTCCCGCGAGGGGTACCATAACCGATGTGGTGTATTGGTTAGCATCGAGGGTTTTCACCCCTCAGAACCGGGTTCAATTCCCGGCATCGGTACTTAGCGCTTGTATTTCAGTGGTAGAATGCAACCCTTCCAAGGTTGAGACTCGGGTTCGATTCCCGACAGGCGCACAGAGGTTTGGGTGGTCCTTTCAAAACACCCCGTTCTGCTCCCGTAGCTCAGTTGGTAGAGCGTGGTGCTTATAGATTCAGTTCTATACTAATGGCACGCCAAGGTCGCGGGTTCAAGGCCCGCCGGGAGCATTTCACCGGCTTAGCTCATTTATGCGCTAAGCCGGTCCTAACCGGCTTAGCTCAGTTGGTAGAGCATCAGGCTTTTAACCTGGTAGTCGCGGGTTCAACCCCCGCAGTCGGTATATCGTCCTCTTAGCTCCAGCGGTAGAGCATCTGTCTTGTAAACAGAAGGTCCTGGGTTCGAGTCCCAGAGAGGGCATTTTTTTTGATGGACTTCTAGTCTCTCAAAAAAAATGCAGGATTAACACAGAGATAATGAAAGCAATATATATTGCATATGGCTTAGTCACGATCACAGCAATAGTAGAGGCCGTTGCCCTATATTTCATTCGCGCAGGGGGCGTTTTGAATATTTCTATAGCATCTGCCTTATACGCAGCAGGAGCCGTTCCCCTTTTAGCATTTACTACGAAATACGAAGGTATTGGAATAGCAAATTTTTTGTGGAATGTATTGAGTACGCTTATAGGTTTTGGAATCGGTATATTCATGTTCCAAGAGAAGATTCGCCGTATTCAAGTATTGGGCGTTCTTGTTTCCATGTTGGGTGTGGGAATGATTTTGTTGGATCCCGATGCGAAATAAGTCTAAATATTCGTGACGATAGTTAGAATGGATTCAAGTGAATTATTAGCTTTACGATTAGCGAATCGTCTTGCTTACGGACAACCGGTTACAAATTCACTCGTGCCGAGTGAGCCTCTAAAATATGATTTGGGGTCGTCCGAAGCACCGTTTCGTGATTTGTATATTGCATCAAATTCAATACATTTGGGGGGAACAGTAGTATCTGCTGAAGGAGGCTCGTTGGTTGTTTCTACTGAAGGGGATGCTCCTGTTCCAGTATCAGGCACAACAGGTGATACGGGCTTTACAGGTGCAACAGGCGCAACAGGCAATAATGGTGCGCAAGGCGATACAGGCACACCTGGCTCAGCAACGGATACTGGAGCAACAGGTGATACAGGCTTTACAGGCGCAACAGGTTTTACAGGCACAACAGGTTTTACAGGCGCAACAGGTTTTACAGGCGCAATAGGCGTAACAGGTTTTACAGGCACAACAGGCGCAACAGGTTTTACAGGCTTTACAGGTTTTACAGGCACAACAGGCGCAACAGGTGATACAGGCACAACAGGCGCAACAGGCTTTACAGGCGCAACAGGCTTTACAGGCACAACAGGCTTTACAGGCGCAACAGGTGATACAGGCACAACAGGCGCAACAGGTTTTACAGGCGCAACAGGTGATACAGGCTTTACAGGCGCAACAGGTTTTACAGGCGCAACAGGTGATACAGGCTTTACAGGCACAACAGGTTTTACAGGCACAACAGGCGTAACAGGTTTTACAGGCACAACAGGCGCAACAGGTTTTACAGGCTTTACAGGTTTTACAGGCGCAATAGGCGTAACAGGTTTTACAGGCACAACAGGCGCAACAGGTTTTACAGGCGCAACAGGTGATACAGGCTTTACAGGCGCAACAGGCTTTACAGGCACAACAGGTTTTACAGGCGCAACAGGTGATACAGGCACAACAGGCGCAACAGGTTTTACAGGCGCAACAGGCGCAACAGGCTTTACAGGCGCAACAGGTGATACAGGCTTTACAGGTTTTACAGGCGCAATAGGCGTAACAGGTTTTACAGGCACAACAGGCGCAACAGGTTTTACAGGCACAACAGGCACAACAGGCGCAACAGGTGATACAGGCACAACAGGCGCAACAGGTTTTACAGGCGCAACAGGTGATACAGGCTTTACAGGCGCAACAGGCGCAACAGGTTTTACAGGCTTTACAGGTTTTACAGGCGCAACAGGCGCAACAGGCGCAACAGGCGCAACAGGCGCAACAGGTTTTACAGGCGCAACAGGTGATACAGGCTTTACAGGCGCAACAGGTGATACAGGCGCAACAGGTGATACAGGCACAACAGGCGCAACAGGCGCAACAGGCGCAACAGGATCAACCGGACCGGCTTCATCAGATGCAAATGCATGGACAACATACAATGTAAATTGGACATCGTCATCTGGTACAAATCCGAGTATTGGGAATGGCCAAATTATTTCGCGATATAAACAAATAGGAAAAACAGTTTTTGTCTCTATAAAAATAAGCATGGGCAGCACAACAACCTATGGTATCGGGGGGTGGCGTATTTCTTTACCAGTGAATGCCTACGCATCGTATTCCGCAGTACTACCAACACTATTTTATGATGCGAGCGGGGGCGTTTTTTATCAAGGAACTTCCTCTACAGAATTTAGTGGAAATACGAGTTATGTAAACGCAGTTTGGGATAAAGGAACTACATTCGGCGCAGAAATTGATTCTGCGACACCTTTTACATGGGGATCATCTGCAAAACTTATAATAAATGGCTCATACGAGTCTATATAGTCACGTTCATATCAAATAGGAGGTCCACACGCTTCTCACGGATGTAGGATGGGTCAATAGAGCGAATGTACTCGGCGCTCCGATTGGAGGTGAGAATCACGATAAGATTCGGATAGAGTCCCCGCTGAATCGCATCAAAGAATGAGTTCCAGCCCGATTTGTCCTGAATCTGTATCGTGAGGCTCTTGTGGGACGGTATGCCCACATTGACGGCTGTAATGATATTATCCACTTCGTCAAAGCCAACAACGATAGGTGTATCAGGAGGAGGTTCAATCTCCGAGTAGAGAGATGCGAGAGTGTCGCCAGGCTGCCACGGCTTCAGAGTGTTACAAAAGGACGAGTTATACTGGTTCGCAAGAAGAAGGCCAATCATGGACTTACCCGTTCCAGGAGGACCGCAGATGAGAGCGACCACGTGCCTCGTCTTTTCGTATTGCGTCTTAATATGGCTTATGACCGATTCCTGGGACGGGTACGGTACAATCTTCATGACAGGAATACGCCGCTTTCGGAACCACGTATTGTGGAGAGAGCCGATACGCTCAAACACGGTGAATTCCTTAGTGGGCTCTGCCTCAATTCCCATTTGGAACGTCTCAATCTCCTCTGCGCTCGCTGTGAGTCTCTTGAAGGAATTCTGCGTCCCGATGAACCACATGGTGTAGTAATTTCCATTGTCGTTATCTGAAACGTCAATGTAAACTACGTACCAGTAGCCCATAGAGTATCCGTACCCCTTGTCTTCGTCGGTCATGTGACTCGAGTGATTCTGAATACGTTTCTGGGCGCGCACACAGGTGTCCCGATTCTTAATAATGTACAAATATAGGCCGAAACGCCGTAGAAAGATGAACAGCGATGTCCACGGAATTATTTGTAGGAAACCCATGAACGCGTTAATGAATAGGAGACCTGTAATAGTAATTGTAGATGTTTGGTTCATAGTCCGCATATACTGTGAGTTTTGGACTCACATGGTTCAATTTTACATGGGGGCACGGTGTTCTGTGAGACCCCCTTCCCTACCGGCGCGCAATTTATCATCGCGTTTGCCGTGAAACTCTGTAAGGGGGTAGGATATGATATTGGATATTGTAAGGAGGAGTGGAAATTGCCAGGAGCAACTGGTATTGACTCGGCAGATGGAAGTACTTACAGCGCCGATAAGTTGCCCAATGAGCAAGTGGATTACATATTCTCCAGCCATTGTCTGGAGCACGTAAATAATTGGATGTATACGCTTGAGTATTGGATAACGAAGATACGAGCGGGTGGAGTTCTGTTTCCCTATTTACCGGATTATTCACAGACTTACTGGCCTCCTATAATAATAGAAAGCATCAGACGGTCATGAATCCGCAGTATATAAAGCATTTTCTCGAGTTCAAAGCCTGTAAGAATATTTTTGTATCGGGCGTGGATTTGAACAACTCATTTACTATTGTTTGTGAAGTTTGATTTTCATAACCTCCTACTATAATAGGGAAATGCCCAAAAAGTATACAAGAAAGAAAAAAACAAAGAGGCGGACAAATGTTCACCAGAGAATCTACATAGGCGGGCAAGAAAATAAGTGCCTTTTTATATCTATGTTGGATAATGAGGGACTTGGAAACCAGCTATTCATTTTTGCTGCTGGACTCGTAGCGAGTAAAAAAACGGGTTTACCTTTGTGTGTAGTATTGTCTAAAGGCAACCCCCATTCCAAAAACCCGAAAGAGAGTTACGAACGATTGTTTAAAGGACCGAACGTCAGCACAATGAAAGAGGAGGATATAAAGCCTCGTATGAATTCGGCCAATAGTATTCTGAATATTCCAGATGGGCATGCAACAAGTAAATGGTCAAATGCAAATATCAAATACATTTCGTCGTCACCAAAGAACGCTAAATTGGGGGGCAGGCTCTATCAGAATTATTCGGCGATTGTAAAGGTTATCCCGGATGTAAAGGCGGCCTTAATGGCGAATGAATTCTCTAAGAAGCCAGAATACAGAGAGATTGAAAAGGGCACACCAGCGGGCTCTGCGTTTATACATGTAAGGCGTGGAGATTACGTGGGTCGTGGATGGACATTAGATGCCGATTACTATATAAGAGGTATGAGTGAATTGAATAAGGATCCGAGGGTGAAGAAGATATGTATTATTTCCAATGAAATAGAGTGGTGTAAAACTATTCCTTGGACTACGGATAGACCGATAGAATATTACGATTCCAAAAATGAGCTGGAAGTTCTCTATAAAATGATCTTGTGCACAGCAGGAGCAGTGATATCTTCTTCCACATTTAGTGCATGGGGGGCAATGATGGGAGTGGATTTGAGTCCGACTAAGAACGCGAACACGAAGATCGTGTATCCTCTGAATTGGCTAGAACACGATTACGATGGGAATAATCCTCTAATATTCCCTGATACTTGGACGGGTATACCGAATTCTATGAGCACTACGACGATCATATGAGGTGGTCTTAAACAATAAAATCAGAGACTGTTAATGAGCTGATTTTATTGTGTGAATCTAGTAGGAGGATGCGTCGTTACAGTCGCAGAACGAGAAAGCCTCGTAGAAGAAGTAAACGCCGCTTGCAGAAAGGCGGCTCTGAAAGTTCTGCTGTATGCGCAATTATGATTGAAGAAGATAAATACGTCGACGAGTGGATACAGTATTACTTATACGGGCTCGGTTTCACAAAAGTATTTATATATGATAACAGTACAGGGAACACGTTAAAAGAACTCCCCAATAAATATCCAAATGTAACCGTTGTACACTTTCCGGGACCAGTAAAACAATTAGCCGCATATCAGGATTGGTTTCAAAACAATGGGAAAAGTATAACCTGGTGCGCATTTTTGGACGCCGACGAGTTTATCGTTCTTAAAGAGCATAGTAACATAACGGATTTTTTAAGAGACTACTGTAAGGAGGGAGGTCTTGCTATAAACTGGTATATATATGGTGATAGTCATTTGAAAGAATATACGGATGAACCCGTTACAAAGCGATTTACTTGGAGGGAAAGTAAAGTAAACCAACATATAAAAACCATTATAAAGTGTAGTGACGTAGAAGGAATTGATAATATACATGCTGTGCATAAGTATAAGACCGGAAAGATGCTGAAAGATACAAAGGGTCACCCTGTCACTGGCCTTTACAATCCAGATGGTCCAACAGATGTTGCTGTAATAAACCATTACTTTACGAAAACATGGCCTGAATATGAGAAAAAACGAGATCGTGGTAGGGCGGACATACAAAATATAAGAAAAAATTCGGATTTTGATGCGCACAACTTTAACGAAGTAAAGGACGACTCCGCCTATAAGATATATTTGAAGGCACAGGAAAATATGCCGAAAAAGCAAAGTGGCGGCTCTGCGACCCCACCCATCGATTTAGTCATAGCACGCTTTTCAGAGGACTTGGGTTGAGTTCATAATCTTCCGAAAGGAATGTTTAGAACGATTTACGTTTATAATAAGGGGCCAGACATGGCAAAAACGGCGGACAATATGCATATAGAAACGTTGCCAAATATGGGAAGAGAGGCGCATACATATCTGCACCATATTATACACCACTATCCTCATAGAGACCATACAAGCACGACAGTATTCGTCCCAGGTTCGGTCTATTCAAAGCCCTATAAGTCAAGTCAAATACATAAGATTCTGGAGCACCTGAAAAAGTCTCCGTCCAAGTCTGTTATTGTGGAAAACAAACAAGAAAGATTGAACACGGTCAAAGACTTTACACTAAATCAATATTCTATTACGAATGAAGGAAATCGGACCTTGAATCCTAATGTTAAACTGAATACCGCAAACACGAATCCACTTGGTCCGTGGTTTGCAAAATATGTGCCGAACGAGGAAATGCGGTGTTTGAGTACGAACGGAATTTTTGCGGTGAGCAGTGAAGATATACGCAAACGTGATAAACCCTTTTATGAGAGCCTTATACGGACAGTATCGACAAAGAATCCTGTAGCCGTTCATTATCTGGAGCGACTATGGGCAAACATTATGTCAATTCAGAAGTGTATATAAATATAACATCCCTAAATAGGGATGCGTTCATCACGCAAACGACCTCTATATAGAAGAAAGCGTAGCCGCAAACGCCCAAGAAAGCAGCGGGGGGGGGGGGTCAGTCATCCGAGCCGCTTCTAAGCGGCGCAGCCTTTAAATCCGAATGTAAGTATAATTTGGATGACCGCTACGAGATAATTCCGTACGATGCGAATTTAGCAGAGGGTGACAGGGTTTTCCTGAAATTTCCGGATGTGCGAACGAAATTCCTGAAGTCACCACCGGCAAAAAAAGTCACTCTTGTAATTCACAATAGTGATGAAACATTCGATGATGCTACGATGGAATTGGTGAAACCGTATGCAAGCGAAGTGTACGCTGTGAATTGCTCTGCGAAAGGTGCCAAGCAAATTCCGCTAGGATTCCGAGATGACCAATATGCATACCATAAAACTCTCTACGATGTTCTAAACGATTCAAGTAAGCCATCTGAGAAGTCTGTCCTCTGTTTAGTGAATTTCAATTTAGGTACAAACGGCGGAGAGAGGGCTGTAGCTCGGGACAATTTCAAGGGAAAGTCTTGGGTAAGCATGTCGGAAAATTATATGAATTTGAATACGGGCAAATCGCTAGAACATTCTGACCCGGAAATTCAAAAGATGCGGGTAGAATATTATACGGAATTGAAGCGCACGAAATTCGTAATTTGCCCTCCCGGAACGGGGAAGGATACGCACCGAGTATACGAAACCCTGTTTTTTGGAGCTGTTCCAGTCATAAAGACATCTTTCCTTGACCCGCTATATGAGCGTCTAGGAGGCTGCTGGATTGTGAAAGACTGGGCTGAAGTCACGGAGGAAGCATGTAATGAACGATGGAAAAATGTGAATCGACCGAAGATGGATTTCGGAGCCAAGCGATGGCTATTAGCCTTCGATGGTACTTGAACAATTTTATTATATCAAACTTAATTAAGATGCGCAAGCGAAAGATTTTTACGAGAAAGCGTCGTATGCATTCTCGTAAAAGTGTAAAGCGGTTAAGGGGAGGGCAAGGGCCATTACGACTCGCAATACTGTTTGTAGGTCGTATTAAAGGCTATGATCAGCCAATAGTAAAAGAGAATTTGAGAAAAATTAAAGAAAAATATAATCCCACTGTATTTTGCTCATTAAATAAAACGAATAAAACAGATTATATCAAAGGGTTTTGCGAGTTTATGGGAATAACAGATGATAGGATACACTTAGAAAAGACACCACCTTACCCTGATTACATGAATCATGTAAATATGGCAGATACTCTTCATGGAAAATGGGGTGATGGAGATGCGAAGCAGTCGGCGTATTCTAATTTCTATCACCTGCAAAAAGTGTGGAAACTATTCGAACCGTATAAAAATAATTTTGATATTGTATTATACTACCGTGCAGATATCAAAAGTACGGAAGATTTATCTTTAGTATTCCCTGTGAAGGATAAAACGGTTTATGTCCCACAAACACCAGCTAATTGCGATTATGGAGGGTTATGTATGTCATTTTTATATGGTAATCCTGAAACAATGAAGATATTTTTTAATATGATTGATTACATAGAAGATATGTGTAAAAAGCAGGGTGTTACATATCACGCCGAGACATTATTTAAAAAGCACCTGGAGAACAAGCAGGTAGTAGTGGAGCGTTTTCCGTATGCCTTTGAATATACGTCTGCTAGACATGAACCGAATCCAGTTGCGAATATGGACTAAAGACTAATATATGTGATTGAAGCGTGTAATGTGTTTAGTTGTCTTTTGATTTCACCTGTGTAGGGCCCTGCATATAGTATGACGTATACTGGTTTATCGTTATATGATGTTAATACATCGGGAGAGAATACGTTTCCTGACGTTCCATACACGCGTTTCCCCTGTTTAGATAAGTCATTGTCTATAAAGCCGATAATATTCTTACGATAGTGCTGTAGATAATAATATATTTTTTGCCCATAATGGCCGCCCGGACAGATAAAACACGCGTTATCAATAACGATATTTTTCACCGATTCTTCGAAATCAGAAAGGTATGCAGAGATATCTGTTGAACGTTTCATACTGTTTAAAAGGGTCAGGGATAACGCATCGGGGTCATATATGAAATGATAAAAAAGTGAATGTGTCTTGAATGAATAACTTGTAGCACACGAGTACCCATACCGTGAGAAAAGATGGCGTATTTCTGCATCGCCTACAAAGAATGTGTGTTCGTTGTGGAGGATAGATATATTTTTAGATCTGTATAAGTGATCCATGTTGGGTATAGAAATGAAAATGGATGTAACTTGAGCTTTGGAGAGATTCTCTACAAATTTCTTGGGATGGTAAAGATGTTCGAATGTGTGTGATAAGGCAATATGGTTATGTCCTGTAAAATCAAACTCTTCGCAATTTCCTTGTATGAATTGAACGGTTGATGGGCGAGAAGGACTATCACATATATCAAGAATAGTATAGTTTGATATTTTTTGTGACAAGAGTCTAAAAAGTGTACCAGAGTTGCCTCCTACTTCCAACAGCGACGTGTAATTTCGTTCAGAAATGAAATCAGCAAATAGACGATGGTGTTCTTTCCATGTAGGAGTATTATCGGTAGAATTATGTGAATTTTCGTAGAGTTTCACCGGATCAATTAAATTCTGCAGTTGTATACAGCCACACAGGTTACATACTGCAAAAATACAATCGGCGAATTCATCGTAAGAAGTGTCGAGTTTATTTGAGGAAGGTGTGATTGGGTAGTTCTGTAATCTATAAAGTTCCACGAGTGTTCCATCTTTTTCACAGAAAACACACGATGATCGTATCATTCTATTATACATATATAATAGAATGATACGAAATATTGTCTTTGATCTAGACGGTGTACTATTTGATGGGCGTGGTTTTCATGCTATAACCTTTTTAGAGGCTGTTAAAGCAGTAATACCTTGTACAAGTTTAACGGAAGAATATCACGAGAAATATTTGGATAGCCTATCGACAAAACAAAAGTTAGTCCGTTTGGGATTTGATGACGACATATGTAAAAGAATATATGATATGAAACAAGATATGACTGCAAAGAATATAAAGACACATATTACGCCAAATAAAAAAGTTCAAGAGATATGTCAAGGGTTAACTGCTCTTGGATTCAAATTATTTTGTGTTAGTAATAGTATTAGATCGACTATAGAAGTATGTCTTAAAGGTATGGGTGTAATAGAGTTGTTTACAGGAATAGTATCAAACCAAGATACGACTGAACAGAAACCAAGTCCAGAGCCATATTTTACGCTCTATAGGAACTATAATTTGGATCCGAAAGAGTGTTTAATTGTAGAAGATTCGCCACATGGTATAGAATCCGCCACAAAGAGTGGTGGAAATGTTCTTCCGGTTAAAGACTGTAGTGAGGTTACTATGGACCGCATAATGAATGTACTAATGAATTTTCAGAGTAGATTGTAGGCTCTAATTATGTAAGTAAATAGTATGGATGCGCAAACGCAAAAATTTCACGAGAAGGCGTCGTATGCGTTCTCGTAAAATTGCGAAGAGTTTGAAAGGTGGTAGTCATAAGCAATCAATTTTAATAATCCTTTCCACGAATGAAATGTATCCTGAATTTAAACCGCAGACAGTAACACTCAAAAAATATATAGAACACCTCTCTAAAATATATAATGTTGATTTGGCAGGCATATCAAGTAAGGATGATTTTAGTAACTACGAAGATACTTTAGTTTTTAAATATAAATATGTAAACGCAAAAGCTCAAGTATCAAAAATATGTGACTTTATATCTGAAAACAGAGACAAATTGAACTACGACTGGTACTTTAGAACTAGACCAGAAGAAGAACTATTAGACTTTGATTGCATTAACTTTGAGACTCTTCCAAAAGATGCGGTGAGTGCTAGAGCAAGGGAATACATAGGGCCATTCACCGGCAAATACAGTTGTAGTGTGGGTGGAGAGGGGGCATATAAAGATATAAAAGCCTGCTTCTATAAAACTGAACTAGAAAAACTAGTATTAGACTCTAATGATTACGTATTTCACAAAACCGTAGTAGAAAAAGGTGGGTTTGCAAAAATAACCCAAGAAGAAAAGGATTGGGAGAAGTCTACGGGAAGGAACAACGAGGATGAATGGTTCTTCGACAATATAATGGTTTCTCGTAATATCAAAAAGAACATAATAGATATCGAATTGAAATTTACACGAAAAAGTCGCAACCAGGTATGCTACTCTGGAGGTATTAATACGGTGTAACGTCTAGTACTAAAGTTAAGTACTCCCCATAGATAAGGCCACGTAGTAGCCTTATGATATTGGAGTGTTTAATCTTTTCGTTCTAACCATCAGAGCCAAGTACTTAATTTAAGTACTTGGCGGTAGTAGGCCAACAAGGAAATCACATTGAAACTACGTTTTCAATATTGGATATTTATATCCAATGTGATTTCTACTGAATTTGGTCAGAAATAAATTTATAAGCGGAGAACTCCGGCCAAAAAGATATTTAAAAAGCTCTGATATTACTGCGACATAAATTTACTAGCACCTGCTAAAATTTCCCGCCCTTATCATATCTTATGATACTGGCGCAAGATTTGCGAATATTTGTGAATTTTATGTCACATTAG